TTTCTCCTGTCTTTTTGATTCATCTGAAATCTTCTCATACATATTTTATATCTCCTTTATTTATTTATGATTGGTTGGTGGTGTATTTATTTATTCTCTGTTTGAAAAAATAATTCAATATTTTCATATAGGATATAAGGAATAAAATTAATGATTCAAAGTCTATTTTGGATTTTTATGCATCAGGTGGCTAGTTATTAGGGTATGGGGTAAAAATTTAAATTTGAGCTGTGAGAGTGGATTTTTATATAGGCATGAGAATTGATAATATTATTTATAGTAAATGTATGTGAATGTATATAGATAGTTAATGTAATTTTGGGTAATGTAAAAAATTGACCGTGTATTTTGAGCATTTAGGTGGGTAAAAATAATTTTAGGTGTTATTAGTGGGGTAAAATGAAAACGCTGTGTATGGGTATGATAGAGGGTTTAGATGAGAAATGGGAGTTTTTTGGGTATTGCTATAGTAGGATTTTTTGATGGTTTGTATTGGATTTGGGATTCTGGTATGGTTGTATATATTCATCTCTGTGTGAAATAGAGGTAATATTTTTTGAAAATAAAAAAGACAACCATATTAAGTTGTCTTTTTATAAATAAAGTTATTTATGTTGATTTTTAATAGAGTCATAATTTTCTATTACACGTCTTAGTTTTGTTACAAAATATGAGATATCCGCAAAATAATTAGGATATGCCAATTTTAATGTTTCGAATGAAGATGCTGATACCAATACAACATTAATATTTGAACCTTGTTCAATTTCTCCATATAATTTTGTCGCCATTTCGAGATTTGAAGACTTAAATGGTTTTACAGTAACAGTCATTTTGTCATAATTGAGTAATATTATATAATATAAATTTTTATCTTTCTGGTTATATTTATTACTCGCATGATTAATGGACACATTTAATCCACTAAGAGTAGATATTATATTATTTTTCTTATCAAGATACTTAATTTCTGATATTAATTCATCAGCCCATTTAGATGTATTGGGACATATAGGCATTTTCTCTTCTATGGCAAACAAAGAGGATACAAGTGTAAAGAATCTTAATATGTCATAATCTCCCTGACTGGATTTAAGATTGCTTTTTGTATATATCCCCATCATTTCAACAGCAGTTGCCCACATGTGTTGTAATTTCGTACGAAATTGAATTTCTATGAACATATTTTTATTGTAAGTGTCTTTAGATTCACTGTGAAATTGATATACCATATGATAAGATCTATAACCTGATTCTTTAGGATTGGCAATATAATCATATTCACGTTTAAGTATATGTCTTATTCGAGAAAATTTATATCTATCTATTGCATTATAAACTTGTTCTATAGTGTCAACAATTACTCGACATCCACCTAAATCTTGCATTTTATATAATTGCATCTCAGGAAATCTTTAAATCTTACCAGTTATGGATTCAAGTCGTTTTAATCTTTGAACAACAATGGCATTTGGATTCTTTTGACGAAGATTACTACAAATGACTTGTAATGGATAAGCGTGTGCAGCTCTCCAATTATTTAATATTACCAAAGCTTCTTCTCTTTCTTTAGGAGTAGAAAATGGATCGGCTATGATTTTACCTGCTTTGTTAATCTCGGATTTGGTATATTTAGGTACTTCCCATTTATTTTTATCTTTCATAGAAACTTCCTCTTTAATTTGCTTAATCAATAAATCTATATTGTCAATATCAATTGTATCATTAATTAAAAGAGAATTCATTATATTTATTGGATTTATAGTTTTTTGCATTATTATGCTCCTTTTGGATTGTATTTTTTGTGAATTTACTTATATTTATTCCCTTATTTTTGAATTATTGAACACTAATTATTGAACAGGAGCATTTTTGTGATGTGTTAAAGGAAAAATTGATATCGACTTAAACATTGATAGATATATGTTTTTTAAATATTGGGGTTATATTTTAGATTTTGAAAATTTTTAAAAATGGGATTAAAAATGATTAGAAATGGCTTGGTTAGTGGGTTTGAGCGATATGGGGTACGATATGGGGTTTGGTGGGACGGATTTGGGATTTTGCTTGATTTTAGTGGGGATTTTGAATATTGGGGAAGGATTAGATTTTTGAGTTGGTGTGTGGAATAACCAGCTAAGCGGATGCTGCCAAAATGTGACTATCATTTTAGTTTTAAGTACCCCCTACATATAAAAACAATGTCTAATAGATATATATTAACCATTCTTTTTACTGGCACTTTTGAGCAGAACAGATGTGGTTTTTAAAACTATGTCATATGGTTTGATGTGCTATGCGATATCATTTTGATATCGTTTAAAAAGCTGATAATATTATCAAATTAATTTGTAACAATTCTGTAACATTTTGTAATAAAGATGTAATATAAAAATTTGTAACATATTGTAACAATTACTTAACAATTTGTAATACTTTTGTAACAATTAAAAATATTCAAAAATATTTAAAAAACTTATTGACAACAACAAGTCAATTTGATATTATAATGTCAACAACAAGATAACAAACGAGATTGTAAACAATGTTTCAACTTTCTATCAAAAAGTTGTTGACAAGTAACCAACAATGTGATAACATAATCACAACGAAACAAGAAAGAAGGTGATAACCTGATAACAAGTTAATATTAAAAAGTGGTATAAGTCTTGCAGGACTTACACCACATAAGGACTTTAAGAATAAAGCCGTTCACATTCTTTATTCTATCACGATTAATTTTTACATCTACATAACGATTGTTTGACGGCATAGTGGGTTATTGTAACCTACGCACTTTGTAGATTTGCACATTGATAAATAAATACAAGCTCAATCAATAAAAATTTGAGGGCTACCAGTCTACCCACTTGAGGGCTACCGCTTGCGGTAATAAGTGAATATATAGCAGGGTGTAGGGTAATAAGTGCATAAAGATTAAACGATTGAAGTGTATTTCATAAAGCACACTTTGAAGATATGAGAATAATTTGCTTGCATTCTGCGAGTATAAAAAGTTATAGGTGTTTAACTGATTATTTCTTAGACTGTCAGCCACGGGGCAAGGATAAAATAAATAAGTGTAGTGATTATTCCACTTACTAGCAGGTAGTTTCACGCTTTAGCGGTAGGATTAAACCTTTTAGAAGTGGGTTCAATTCCCACAAGTGGATTGCGTAATAAAATTTTTTACGCTCAAACTATAATAATAAAATCATTTTGCAACTATGCGTAAAATAGTAGAAAGAGGTATATTATGGCAAAGAATCAGATTAATTTCTCAAAAATGAGTAAGGAAGCAACAACACAATTAAAATCTTTTAAGGAATCAGCTCTTGCAATAGCAGTAGAAGATTTACGCTTTAAAGCAGAGATAAAGCCTCTCAAAGCACAGTTAGAATCTATTCTTGCAAACCGTCAGAATGATATTGATAATGGCATGAATGTTGATGAAGTAGTTGCTAAGTTTCCACGGATAGAAGTAGATAATAAAATTCGCCAGGCTGAAACTGCACACAAAGCTATTGTTGAACCACTCACAAAGTCTATGAAAGAGACTTATGTTTTTATTCCTGAAGGTATGCATGAAGCCTATACCAAAAAGATTAATGAGCATAAGCGTGGCGACTTTTTAGAAGCAATCAAGCAGTTTCTTGTAAATCTTGGTATTGAAAATTGTTCTCAGGCTCAGATTAGCAAACTTGCTGAGAATATGTCAGATATGTTTGGTGCAAGATATGCTCAGAGTAAGAAGATTGTCAATGACAATACACTTGTAACAGCTATCAGCAAAGCACAGTTTAACAAGCTTTTTATGGCTGTATTCTGTGAAATGTATGTTAAATAAGCAACTTGTAAACACGCAATAAATCCGCTATACTATAACTAGAAAGGCGGTGGAAGGATGGAAGAAATGAATAACCAAGAAACAATTAAAATTTGTGTAGAAGAATTTTCACGCTTGCAGGAATGGATGGGAATGACAGAAAAGGAAACGCCTTTATATAAGTCAATGAAGGTGCGTTATAGAGATTTAAAAGTTATTCTATCCGCTTTGGGTGTGAATGTAACGGAACTTGATACAATAAAAGAATAGTGCATAGTTAGAAGGGCAGACAACGCAAAAAGTCTGCTCTTTTATAGTGTGTATTATTTGCACATAATAGTTGACAACAAGTTAATGCCATACTATAATTAATGAAACAACTAGGAGGTGACAATGTAAAATGGCAAAAAAACAATGGGGTACAACCTACGATGAAGAGATTTTAAAACAATTCCAGGCAACTTGTGAAGAGTATGGCATGAAGGCAAATACTGTTCTTGAAGCCCTTATGAAATATTTTAATGAGGGAAAATGTAAGCTTGTAATAGATAAGTCAGGTATATCTATTACAGTTGATAAATAACACTCAAACTGCGTCAAATATAATAACCACCCAAACCAAAAGCACCCAAACGCAAAGGGTGCTATTTTTATACCTAAAAAGAATATCATAAGAAAGGAAACTAAAGCAATGCGAAAAGAAATCAAATTTACACGCCATGAAAAGCGAAAACTGCTCATGGCAGCCTTAACAGTCACACTCTCAATTTCTGCCTTATTTATAGGTAGAGCAGTTCAAAAGGCAACTTACAATCAACACACATACCCACTGTCAACAGTGGTTGAGTGTGTAAACGGAAACGAAATAACAACCAAGGATTTCAACGGAAACCTTTGGACATTTACAGATAAAACAGAAGATTGGATCAAGGGAGATATCTGCTCATTAATAATGCATGATAATTATACGAATATCATCTATGACGACACAATCATCAAAGCTCAATATTCAGGTTTTGTAAGATAAAGAAGGGAGAATATTAATATGTCAAGAGAAATGTACAACTACAAGAGAACGGCAATCACAACAGCAAGAGATTTGTGTTATTCGGATGAAGTAATAATACAGATTCATAACGCAAAAACGGAAAATGAAATCTCACGGATTATGCGTGATGCAAGATTAGCACAGGAGGTATAAGAAAAATGGAAGCATTTAATTTTAGAATTATCAAGATAGCAAACGGAGCTGAAATAATAGACAGCACTCTATCAACTCCATATAACTCATTAACACCATTACAGATGATGGATTATATCAACGTAGAAAACAGCTTGTATTTTTCAGAAAGGCAAAAGAGATGGCAGAAGGTAATCGAGCCAACAATCATTGATAAGGTAAAGAATTTTGCAAGGAGGATATTTGCATGAAGCCTAACGGATATTATACATGGAGTGCTTATATGGGATTTGTGCCAAGTGCAAACGCATATTGGCAGTTTGAAAGCGAAGAAGATTATCTAAATTATCTAAAAGAAAGGGGTGAGATATAATGACATACGGAGATTTTTATGATATTGCAGAATATGGAAATGTAAATTGGAAAGGTAACTTCACACCAAAGGAAATAGCTTGCTGTTCCTATGATTATCTTGTTGAGTTTGAAGAATCAAAGGCAAGAGAAAAAGTAATGCCTGTTATTCAGGAACTTTGTAAATTACTTGCAGAAGATGGAGGTGAAGAATGCAAAGACTGGCTATATCAAATGGCAAATGAATTAGGTTTGATTGATATGGACTATCAAGATTATCTGGAAACAGATGAATGGCTTGAAAAATTTAGTAACTAAACGGCGAACCGAAAGGCAAGCCGTTATTTTTTTACAACAGAGAATATATAACAGAAAGGAGTGAGATTTATGCACAATTTTAGAAAGTCAAAGCGAATGCGTGACTTTGATGTGATATTACGGAAGAACGGATATACACCGACAAGATGTAAGGGAAGTCATTTTGTATATATTAATCGAACAACGCATAGGATAATGCCTGTCAATAAGGATTTGAATGATATGGTAAGGCAGAGATTGATTAAAGAATATAACTTGGAGGTGTGATATGGAAGAAAATCATAGAGAAATATTAGTGGTATCAAACGCAAAAGGTAAAAAGTTCTCTCTTATTGAAACAGATAATAATTATATTGTAGCCTGCGGATACTCCGCTTTAGAAAGATGGGGTAGACAGTGGGAACACGGAATATATTACATGTTTTCAAACGACAAAGAGAAATTAGTTGCGCTTAATGAAGCAACTGAAAAGCTATTTGAAAAGGTAAATGCAGATTATATTCCACGGACAAGACTTGAAGAACTTGCGACATTATTTAAAGATGGACTTATCTCTGATGATAGAGAAAGTGCGTTTGAATTTTTTGAAAATTGTTGTGAGATGACAGATAAAGAGAAAGAGTGGTTCGGTATTGAAGAAGATAGTCCAATAGCAAACACAAAGTTTGAGAACCCAATGTATAACAAAGGATATGATGATGGGTTCTCTGATGGTGCAAATAATGCAGATATAGAAAGCTAGGAAAGATTGGAGAAAATAAAATGAAATATGATGATTTCACGAGCGGAGAATATGTGAAAAAAGAAGATGTAATGACATATTTAAGAGTGTTTAATTGGGATATGCCAAGAGAAGAATTAATTGAGAAATTTAAAGGTATTTCATCTATCACCCTTAACGACCAGGATATAAACAAAGTGAAAATAAATAAAGTGTTAAATGGTGAATGGAGAAATGATTAATTAGAAATGGATATTTTATAGTGAAAGGTAGGTAAAATAATGAGTTTTCAGGAATTTGAACGTAAATACTCTTATCTTTTATCTTGGGAAGATGCAGAGAAAAAGGTAGGACGCAGGTTAGATTGGAATAATAATTTTGATTGTTGTTTATATCATGATTTGTTAGTAGAAGCTGTAAATGCAAATACGTGATTCCTTGTAATGGAGGTAAGAGAAATGAAAGAATGTACAGTTATATGTAATACTCGTTGGGGATATTGCATGACACCTAAAAAATGCAAATCTATTGCAGAAGCAATTAGATATGCAAAAGAAATGGAAATGGCATTTAGAATATTTGTGAATGGAAAATGTATTAAGTCAGGTTGGTATAAATAAATTCACTTTTCTTTAGAAAGGAAGGTACTATGTATAGATTAGATTATTATGATAAAGATGGCAATCATAAAGAAATTCATGGATTCAGAACACCAAAAGAAGCTGAATGTTATATGAAAAATCATACAGAAGAAAATTTTGATGAGTCATTAATTTTATTTGATAGTGAAAATTATGCGTAACTAATGAAACTAAGATTTCATGATATGGAAGGAGAAAGAACATATGATTGAAAAAGGAACGGAATTTTTACCATATTATATACAAATGATTATTAATTATAGTGGTGGAATTGGATTTGAAAATTATAGGGAACGGAGTGATGGAAATGAGTAGATATACATGTGAAAAGACAAAGGATGAAATTCTTGAAATTATTGCAGAGGAATTTAGAAAAGTAAATAAAGATTATGACAATGCAATGCAGAATGATAATGAAAAACTCAAGGAACGGAATCAAGGTAGATATGTGGCAATGTTTGATTTGCTGCATAGATTAGAGATTTATGAAAAGGAGTGAAGAGAAATGATAAGTATTGAAAATTCAAAAGAGGACGCACGGAACTTAAACGAACTCACTGATCATTTGATTAAATTACTTGAATCGGATGATAAGCGATTCTCATTTGAATTTTGTGCAGGTGGTACAATGGAAATTTATGATAAAGAAAAAGAAATCGGGTATGTAGTTCACATTGCACCGATTAAATATAACGAAGATGGAAACGCAATAAATTTATAGTAACAGTAAAGGCAGTTAGGAGAATAAAAACCTAGCTGCCTATTTTATTACAAGGAGGAATGCAAAATGTTAAAGGTAAATGACAAAGTGAAAGTACATATGTACGACACATGCAATAGAGAGATTAAAACACGGAACTATGAAACTGTATTTACAGTGAAAGAAGTAAATGGAAAGCTTGGTATTGATTGGAATACAGAAAAATCACCGACAACTTGTGATGGTGAAGTATTTACACCGTTTGAAACATTTTCATGTTCAGTAATCTTTGAGAATGTGGAGAATGGAAAGAAGTACCATTGGAGTAACGCAGAAAACGGAATTGTAGAGGAGGTTTAATATGAGCAAATGGTTATATGATCCTGAAACGGATTTACGGAATGGAAAAGAGTTTACTTATAACTCACCAATACATGAAAATGACACATTATTTAATGGATTCACTTATAGAGAAATAATGGATTTAGTGATTGCAAATTGTGGTCACGATGTAACGGAAGCACATATCAATAAAGAAATCATTAAGCTTATGGAGCTAAGAACTGAGGAAATGAGAGAGAATTTGATGATGTGTAGAGAGAATATGTTGAAAGAAATTAGAAGGGTGTGATGAATATGAGCAGCTTGAAAAAATTTGTAGGCGATTATGCTTATTCTTATATTAAAAATATTGCAGTTGACCAAGATAAATTAAGACATGCATTAGTAACTCCACAGAACGCAAGGAATGTATTCTCTGAATTAGATGAGTTTCAGATAAAGTCTATTTGTTCTGAAATAAGTGCAAATGATACTTTTGGAACAATAAGGGAAACTACGCAGGAAGAAATCATTGAAGATTTTAAGAAGGCTGGATATGACACAGTAATTTTTGATGACGAAGAGAAAATAGCAGAATGTAAAAAGTATTATGCAACAGGAGAAGTAATTTGCACTTATAATAATCTTTCTGGTCGTATGAGTCAGTATCATATGTTGGTTGCAATTAAGAAAGATATTGACAAAATACAGAGAAGTAAAACACCAAAAAGGGAAGATGAGTATGGTACATCTATTCTTAATATTCAGATAGCAAAAAACGGAAGCCATATGTCTATTAAAAATCGTTATAATCACACTGTAAGTGAATGTGATAGTACACTTAATAATAATCTGGATTTGTTAGTTCCTGGATTACAGGCAAAGGTGCTTGGATATTACAAAATAGCTTGTCTTCATAAAAATAAAAATTACTATAATCATATTACAAATATAAATGGAATTTATTTGAAGTATAGTGTAGAAAAAAACAATGTGTACTTTGGAAACTTTGTTCTTGATAGCAATAACGGAGTTAGATTTGAAGATAATGGCAGGTATTATGTAAATAACTGTTGGACAAATACTTATGCAAATACTACTCCTTGTGTACTTGATTTTCACAATAAGGAAGTAATAAAACTTTTTGATGAAAGATGGCAAATTGCCAAGGGGACTCTATTGACTAGGGCAATGAAAGAGAATTTATTACATAGTGGCAATAAAGAAAGAATGGACGAGCTTAATATTGTTTTTCCTGATGCTTTAAAAGAGTTATTACAGTGTAGAAGAAAGGCATTGCAATTCCTTGCTTGTTGTTATGGTTACGATTTTCAAAAGCCATTCAAGGTAACTGGTCTACTTGGAAAATTTACAGTTAATAGTATTAAAAAAATGACAGGAAGCAATAACGGAATATTATTAGTCTGTAAAGGAACGGAGGTTCGTTGTGTTGAATTGAACACAGGAAAGTTTGAAGTAAAAGTACCAAGAGATAAATATAAATATTCAATCGCTGAATATTATACCAAATATGATTTTGAAGCAGATAGAAAAAGCGGAAAGCTTGGAGTGTTTATTATTCAGCAAGATGCAAAATATAAAAGGGAAGTAAAAAGAACTTCTGGTTCTTACTATTATTATGGTAATAGTAACTCAGATGAATTTGATAAAAGTGGTTGTAATATCACAGAAGCAAGACAAGCGTTAAAATATCGTCTCAATAATTATAAAGCAGATAAGCGAAAAAGAGAGGTTGATTCGATTAGTTACGAAGCAGATCTGAAAGAGATTAAGGAAATGTTCCAGACATTAAAAGAAAAGCTTGTTCTCAAATTAAACGAGGCAAATACATACGAAGAATATAGCAAGCTTGAAAATGTATTTGATTATCGTTTTGTATGGATGGTAGGAGATATTGAAAAATTAGAAAAGAAAGTAACTCAAAATAAATTTAACACTATAAAAGAGGCAACTGATAGTATTACAAGTATAAAAGAAAAAATTGAAGTGGAAATAAGAAAGATAAACGGAAAAGAGGAGGTCAATTAATATGCAGAAAATTAACGGAAAAGAGATTAAAGGATTTCAGTATGCAGATGGGGTTCATTGGTATTGGGGAGACAAGGAGGTTGCAGTGATTAATGAGTTAAGAAGAGAAATTGAATGGTGTGACAGAACATTTAAATTTCCTACCGAGGTGGTAAATGCAATTAGAGATAAGATACCAATACCAGATGGACAGTGGATAATCGAAGCAAGACGAACAAGTTTAAGTGCAACACAGGGATATATATCAATCTTTGTGAATAATAAAGATATGGATATGCATTTTGAAGACAAAATGGAGCCTGATAAAAATGGAAATTATGTGAGTACAACACCTGATAGTGAGTTAGGTAAGTTTGTATATTCTTGCTTGTGGCATCCATTGGATGAAACATATCATTATTCAGACAGATTTAAAAGACTGTTCAAGCCAAACTGGAAAGATGAATAAAAAGCAAAGTAAATTGTAATTTCTTGGTAGAATAATTACAAGATATAGTGATACATAAAACAATCAACAACAATATATAGTATAAGAAAAAGGAGATTAAAAACTATGAAAGTAAACGAAGTAAGAAAAACAGAAACAATTGAGAAGTTAGTAAGAACAGAATACATTGCAGAAGATGGAACTGTATTTAGAAGTGAAGAAGAGTGTAAGAAATATGAGGAATCAGCACTGTTTGCAATTAGTAAAGAGTTAAAGAGACTTGATAATAAGAAAAATGGAGCTTCTGAATATGATATTTATGATGAATGTTCTGAAGAATATCTGGTAGAGATTTTCAATGCAGAAACAGAAAGAGATATTGAGAATATCAGAAGATATGTATATCTTAAAGCTCTTTCAAATAGTTCGTATGCGAGAAAGGAAGATGTTGATTTACCTAATATCACAGCAGGACATGAAGTAATTATTCATTGGAACTATGATGGTGACAGTTGTTGGACTATTGGAAATGGAAGTATTGATGCTTTCTGTGGCTATATTAGAGAGAATCTTATGAGCTTAATTACTCCAAAGGAGGAAAAATAATATGAATGGATATGAATTTAAAAGAGAAATCGAAAGAATTTTTAAGGTTGCACGAAATATGTGCCCTAATGTAACAGATGAAATGCTTTATACAAACGGAGCTATTCATTATATGAATGGTAATGACAGCACACCTTTTGATTGGAATTGTAACAATAGATTATGTGAGTTTTTTATCTTTCATAAAAATGAGATGGGCTTTATCAAGGCATTCGTAAACAGTGACAATACAATTGATGTGTATATTTATGAAACCGATGATGCGATGCAGCCAACTTACAAGTTTACAGAGGAAATGGAGAACTTAAAAGTAAGTGATTTTGCAAAGATTATGAACTATATTGCGGATGATAATGGATTGTGGGATAAGCCGATTGATAAACTTGATTGGGATGTTGATAGTTTAGAGTGTGATGAGATTGATTAGAAATAGAGAATATATTAAGGCAGACGCAAATTATTGTGTCTGCCTTTTGTAATGGAAGGAGTGAATAAAATGGTGCGGTTACGGAAATACAGAATGGTTGAAGGAATTGGAAGTCATTTGAATAAGCGATGGGAAATCCAAGAGAAATATAAATATTTTGAAAATGGAGAATGGGTTTATTCCTGGCATTTAGTATTTTGGAGCAGTGACAAAGCGAGATGCGAAGAAGTGTTTGAGAAATATAAAGCGGAGGTAAACGAAAATGAAAATTAAAGAATATAAATTGTACAAGACAGCTAAAAAGACAGCAAAAGAAAATAGCCTGGAATATGTTGATTCATTTGAGACTGGTAAGAGAAATATTCTGTTTGATTTCTCATTATTAGATAACACAGATAAATTAACAGATGAAGAGAAACAGTACATTAGAGAACACGCATTACGGAATTTACATGCTAGTGATTGTGAACAGTTCTATGGAAAAGAGTTTGATAATTTTACAGTTTGCAATGGTAGAGCATTATATTATCAACATAAAGTTTATGATGAACATGGTTGTGAACGCAGATATGTAATTATGCAGCTTGCAAAGATTATTCATACAAGAGGAACACAAAAGAGTGTTTATGATGATTATGAAACAATGGAAATTAAATTGGATAGTGGTTATACAGAACCAGTAAGAGATTATGAAATATAGAATGGAGGTTGATTGATTATGGCAGAAATTAAAGATTGCATAGGAAAGAATGTAAAGATTAGTAAGGCAAGTATTACTATTAAAAATGAAGAAGGCAAAACTTGCGGAGTAGTTAGAAACATTGTAAGCCTTTATGATTTACAAGCAAACAAGCAGATGGATTATTATAAAGTGATTAGAAATCTTGGTTTGCATGGAAAGATAAGTATAAAAGATTGTATTATCTCAGATGGTGTTATGTATGTTTTCAGAAACATCAAGAGCAAATCATTCCATGAAAAATACGGATATATAGATGATAATGAGAAGCAGAAGGCAGAAGAACAGGAGATGATATATCAGACATTGAAAAATAACGGAATTGAAGTTATTGAATGTTTATATATATAGGAGGATATGGTTATGAGTATCAAATACCATCAGTACGGATTAGGCTATGAATATGGAGAAGATCATGCACTTACAAATAATTGGAATCCTGATGAAGATTATGGGAATGAATATTCAAATGTATATTTTAACATTGATACACCAGCATATGATGGCATGAATGGTGGTTGGGAAGCAGATGAAAAAGAAACTATTGGAAAGGAAATTGATAGATTATTTACAAGTCTTGGCTGGAAATGTAATGAACCAGGATTTAATGGAGTATGCGCTACATATACAAAAGGTAAATCACATCTGTATATGCACCCACAGAATTATAGTGGCGAAGTATTGAAAAATGAGATTAAGTCAGTCGCAGAAGCTATAGAAAAAGCAAAAACATTTTCATTAAGATGGGTTGATTTACATGAAACCGTTTATGATATAACTGATGACGAATACGAGGAATATCTGAAAAGCAGAGACAAAGAAATACGAAAATCATTATTTGAAACATGCGTTACTACAAGGAAAACTAAATATTTTTACGCTTTTGATGTATGTAGAAGCCTTGCAAATCAATTTAGATTAAGAAGAATTGGGTTGAATGATGGTCGGAATTATGGAAATGGTCAGACAATAAACCATATTATGAAAGTTATTGATGATATGGCAAAAGAAAATATGCTATTTGTAAAAGAAAAAGATGGAAATAAGTTAGTGCGAACACCGAATAAGACAGAACAGAAACAGTTGAAGATATGCCTGGATTAAAATCAAAAGAAAGAAAAGTTTCGCAGGATGAGTTAAAACAGCTAATGCAAGAAATAGCAATACCTGTGATTAACAACATTAAAACAAATGGAGAATGGGAATAAACATTTTTCTTTTTAATAGATACATAGTGGAGAATAAAGAAGTGGATGACAATATGGTTATTCACTTCTTTATTTTTATCAAGAAAGGTTGTGATGAATATGTTTGATTACAAAGAATTTAAAAAGGAAATGTCTAAAAGAGGACATGAAGTACATAAGAGAGGTGATTATATTACGATTGAACCAAATAATAACTATAAAGGATATTCTAAAGGGTTTTTATATGCTTCAGATATCATTGAAGGATTTGAGTATGGATTAAGACTTGTTTATATGCATCATTTCAATACATGGATATACAGTGCAAGATTCAGGTTGGTATGATATAATTAATATAGTAACAGTGGAAAGGTAAAAACGGAGGTAAATATTATGATAGAGTTAATTAGTGTAATTATAGCTTGGATTGTTGTATTCACAATTCCAAACAGATTTTTAAGTAAGTCAGAAGCCAAGAAGAGAGAAGAAAGATATAAGAATATGTAAGGAGTGTGAAAGTATGTTAGGATTATTAATGTCTTTAGGATTATTTGGTGGAGCTGCTGCAAAGAACGCTTATGATAATGCAGCAATGAAGAAATATACAAGTTCTTATGACAGTAATGGAAATCATCATTATTGTGATAATAGCATGAGAGAATATATTAACGGAGAAAAAATTAGAAACGGTGGATATACTGACAATAAAGGAATCTATCACAGGACGGAAACAGGAGTAAACAGTGGAAAGGTATATACCGATTATGTGTGTCCATCTGAACAGTTGAAAGCTGATTACCAAGATAGGGAAATTCAATGGGCAAAGGATCACAATGTATTAATTGCGAATATTTATCAGCCTAGATTTAAAAGAGAGGTAGCAACAGAATTAAGTACAGGTAAAGTGATTGCTTGCATGATGGATTATAAGGTGAATGGTATAACTCATTACAGAAAATTCTATGTTAAACCTGATGCAAAAGAATATGAATACAATGTAACGGCGAAGGGAGATATGGGGATAGAGATTACGAAAGATGAATATTATTCAATGTTCACAGTACCGCCAACTTATTCTTGTCTTCCAAGCGATTATGATGTTGTACATGCATTATATGGAGATAGATAATGAATAAACAGAGAAGAGAAAAGATAAGGCAAGTCAAAATTCAAATTGATTTGATTAAAACCGATTTGAAGAAAGTTTCAAGTGAGTTATCTTCTATATTAAGTGAAGAACAGGACGCATTTGATAACATGCCAGAAGGATTACAGGGTAGTTTAAGAGGAATGTATTCTGAAGATGCAATTGACAATATGGAAGAGGCAAGCGATAAGCTGGATGAAGTGATTGAGTTATTGAGTGAAATAATATAAAAAGAGGCGAGGTATTTAAAACCTCGCCATGTAATTTGTATAAAACTTTTAACAAATCACTTCAATCTACAATAGTAGAAATTAATTAAAATATAATATAGTAATAAGAAAATGTCAAGTACAGGAGGAAATATAATGGCTTATTATTCCAAAGAAGCATATGAAGGTAAAGCAAGGTGGGCAACCGAACATCATAAAAAAAATGAACAAATAGCAATTGATAATGGTGCAACCAAAGAACAGGCAGAAGCAATAAGTAAACTTTGCGATGATAGACATTACATTCACTGTTATTGTGAAAGGGTTTTTATCTCAGAGTCAGAGCCAGCAGATATAATCTGTAAAATGTTAGCTGAAGAAGCATCATATGCTGGAATAAATATAAATGAATATTTAAAGAAAGTAGGACTTGAACCCATTAAATATACATATAGTTTTGTTGACGACACAGAAAATGATTCGACTTATGAATATAGTGAAATGAGCAGGGAAGAAGCGGAAGAAAAAACAATGGAAGTTATGCATCAATTTAATGAAGATATTCTTGATTATCTAAGAAATTTTGACAAAAAGTATGATACTAAATTTACACCGATAGGATATAGAGAAGAATTAATGTAGGAATAAATAATAATATTGTATATATAAACATATTTTGTGATTTTTAATAAATGGAAACAAGTAAATAAAATATTTACTTGAAAAATATGAAGAATTGGATGAGCTTGTAAGAAAGATAACCGATGAGACTAATATTAGGTATTAAAAAGCCAATAAATCTAAGTTTCAAGTTAAGAAGGGAGAATGATCATTATGCATGTGAATATATTTGAAACAAAATCGGATGAAGAATTATCTGTATTATACGGACAATTTCTTGAAGCAGAAAAAATATCTGGTTTTCCAGATGATAACGAATTGGGGAAAATTAAAAAAGAATATGAAAAAGATTTCGGAGCAAATACTGTATTAATGCTTCAAATTGAATTGACTCATACAATAGCAAATAGATGGTTCATAGAACATAGAGGCAAGTAAATTTAACTTTCAAAGGTAAAAATTGTATGTAATCAAAAGATGTATGAATTTTATCAAATATTTTGACATTACACTCAAATGAAAGGTAGTACAATGTATTTAATCGCATATAAAGAAAAAGATGGAAATGATTTTATGGGTCAGCCTTATATTCTAGGAGATTTTAATAATTTTGATGAATGTAAAGAGAATGCACAGCAGCTTGTAAGAGATGGGTATTGCTATGTTACGGTATTCGAATGTGAAGATCCTGCTCCTGAAGAAATCTCGTGGAATTATGTGAAAAGTAATCAAGTTGATAGTTAGCTATTTTTTGTGATATGAATTATAACTGTTAGTATTTCTACTGGCAGTTATTTCATTACAAGAGAGAATATTATAATGTAAAAAATTAGAAAGGTTGTGATAACAATGAGTAAACTAATTCAGAAAGTCAAATGGAATTTAGACGGATTAAATACAGAAATGTATATGTATGGTGAAGCTGATTTTGAGGCAAACAAAGTAATGCAAGAGCCATTGGGAAAGCTGTATCAGTATGAGAATCAGCCTAATATGAGAGAAAAGATAAAAGAATATATTAATGAGCTTGATACAGAAATTGGCAGACTTGAATCTGACCTAGAAAAGCAAATGACTTACAATGTAGAAGCTTGCGAGGTTAGTGCAACTGAATCAAGGTTGAATGCAATAATCGAAGTGAAAAATGATTTATTAGGAAGATTAGAAGAGGTAATATAAATGGTAAGATATATGGAATGTTCTACATGTGGCAAGTCATTACTTGAAAATTCAATTATTGTTGTAAGAACTGGGTTTACAGATAAATATTGTTCATATGGTTGTGCAGCAATTGGTAGTGGATTTTTTGAAAATATAAAATTAACTGATGAAATTGTCCAAGAACACAAATCTTGTGATGGAAAAGATTGGCTAATAGGAGATTGAGGTGATATAAATGTATGAAGAAGAAATAAATGCGGCATTGATCTCCATACAACAATTTAAAATTGCATATAGTAATGAAAATGGAGTTATAACTGTTGGTGATATTAAAGATTTAATGGCTAATATAGATACTATAGAAGAATGTGTAAGAAAGCAAAAGAGAATCCCAACAACTAACGAAAGAGAATTTGGCTTATTGGGAAAATCAAAAATTGTACATCGGTGTAGTATTTGTGGTAGTAATGTATATTCTACAAATACATATTGTCCTCAATGTGGGCAGAAATTTTGTATGTGAAGTATTAGATTTGATTAATGAGCAGAAGAAACGAGGTGATATAATGACAAATATGACACTAAAAGAGTTGATAGAATATGAAAAAGAATTATGCAGTTTACAACAAGAGTATGAAGGTAAACTAACTAAGATATACGGAGAGCCTGATTCTTCAAATGAAAAGAGGAGACTAACAATTGTTTTAAATCTTATTATTGAAGAAAGACAAAAAGTTAATCGTCAAAAATATAAACCCGTGTAAATGACGATTTCATGTATTAAAAAAACGAGAGAGAGGTTGATTTTATGAAATGGAACGATTTGAGCAATGATGCAAAATCTGTTATTGAGTGGGTTGAGAATCCATCTACACATAAAAGAGAAACGATTGAAATTAAAATTGGTGAAGTATTCCATAGAAAATGTCCAATATATTGCGGAGATAATAGAAAACATTCTGATGTTAATATTACTGTAACTAAAGAATTATATCAGGAGATTTTGAAATTTGTAACTGAGGATGACGAAATTCAATGTGAACAGTTTACAGATGGCTTATTGTTTAAATTAAAAGAGGATAGCAATGTTTGCTTACATTAGAGATGAAAGAATTGTTTCAAAAGAAAGGATATGATATTATGGTTAAGTTAAAAGTTGGAAGAAATATATTAGACATAAGTGAAAATGATTTGATACTTGATAATGGAGCTTGTTATCAAATTGTAACACAAAAAATTGGACATGGATTCAACAAAGTAACTCCTAGAATGAGCAAGAAATTATTTAGCGATTTAAAAAACACAGGGTTAATTTTTACAAATGATGAGTTAAGACAGGCTGCTATAAAGAGATATGGAAATATTGTTGAAACATATTGGAAATTTAATATAGAAAGTATGAAAAAATTGGGATATTAAACCTAAAGAAAAATTGCTTTCTTATTAAAAATGAATTAAATATAGAAATAAACATCAGAAGCAGAAATCAACTGCTTCTTTTTTGTTGCAAAAAAAATGAGGTGATAAATATGTGTAAACGACACGACAATACAAATAGAGCAAGTGAGTTTATCTGCTTAAGATGTCTTAGCAAAAATCAAGTTGGTGATAAAATACGTAGACCGAATATGAGAGAAAAGGATCATATAAAGAATTTGTGTTGCCTATGCACAAAGTTGCAAATGAGAACTAAAAATCTTGAAGTTAGGTGGTGCGATGATTTTGATGAAAAAATGGAATATGCAAAGAAAATTAAATCAAAGTATTATGATGAGAATAATGAGCTACTACCTGAATGGCAAACAGAGAATATGTATGTAGGAAAGAGAGGTTGATGAATATGTGTTATAAGATAGAAGTACAGAATAAAAATGCGGAGAAACTTGATAAAAAATTGAATGAGTTGAATGCACCACAGTTTTTAAGAGATTACTTGAATGAATTGGAAAGTAAAAGTGGAGCGTTAAATTATTTAGTGGCAATTAAAGATTTTTTACAGTGGTTGATTGAAAATAATATCATTAATAAGAAATCAATTTCTGGAATAGAAGTTTCTGATTTTAGTGACTTGCGACCACAAAATATTAGTTCATACCTTAGATATAAGGAAACAAATGGAATGTCGCCAACCACAACGGAAACAAGAAAAAACATCATTAAAAGTTTTATACAGGATATTTATTCATATAGAGAATGTTTGTTGAGAGAAGTTTATAGTAAGATAGAAGATTTTTACAAAATGATTAAATATAAGGGAATCCCATCTGGAAATAACTTAATAAAAAAACTTCCAACAGAAAAGCAGCTTAATGACATGGAAGAGAAGATAATGTGGAAAAAGGATATTCCAGTAAGAAATAGGAATATTGCTATTTTTCGTGTATTAAGAGGTACTGGTATAAGAGAGTCAGAGCTTGCTGGCTTAGATTTATCTGATTTACATTTGAAGGAAGAAATGCCATACATTACTATTCTTGGCAAAGGTGTGTACAGAGAAATACAAAATAGAACCGTATATCTTAGCGGATCAGCCTTAAAAGCATTGAGAGAGTGGTTAGAATATAGGTTGACATTGGATAATATTATTGATACAGAAGCAGTTTTTATTAATAAAAACGGTACACGTACAACAGAGAAAAATATTAAGCAGATATTTGAGAATTATGGTAATGGTATTACACCGCATATGATGCGTCATTATTATGCTACTATAATGAACCAAAGTGGAAATCTTGCATTCGTACAACAGCAGCTTGGGCATAGTAGTGTAAAAACAACTGTCAAAAATTATGCAAATGGTGCAGTGGGAATGAAAAATGTGTTATCTAAGATGTAATATGTAAAGGACGATACAGATTAATGTGTATCGTCCTTATTATTTAATTTATTAATTTCATTTGTGTAAGTCAGTAATCGTTTCATTTGAGCATCATCTGTATCAAGTATTTCAATTGGTGAACAGTTTAATTCTTTACAGATTGATTCTAAAATATCAAGTTTAATTGAAGTAGATTCACCTTTATAAATTTTATCAATAGTAGGGTATGTTACTCCGATTTTTTGTGCCAGCTCATAACGAGTAATATTAAGTTCTTTCATTCGATTTTTAATGTTTAATTTCATATATAAAATACCTCACTAAGTTTATTTATACATAGAATACCATATATAAAAGAAAAAATAAATATAAAAAATATTTGTAATAATACTTGACAATATATATAGTGAAGTATATAATACAAAATATCAAAGGAACAAACAAAGAAAGGAGGGCTAACATAATGGAAATTAAACGTGGTGAAATATATTTCGCTGATATAACCAAATATGATTCTAAAGGCTCTGAACAGAGTGGTAGAAGACCAGTAGTTATTCTTCAGAATAACATTGGAAATAAATTTAGCCCTACCACAATTATTGCAATTATAACTACGAAGTCTAAAAGAGAATTGCCAACGCATGTCGAGTTACATAAAGATGAAGTTAATAAATTAAAATATGATTCTGTTGTAGCTCTTGAGCAAATTACTACAATTGATAAAGATAGGTTGAAATTTAAAATTGGTGAATTATCTGAAAAAGATAGTATTCGTGTTATGGAAGCAACGAAAATAAGTTTGGCTATGATGTAAGAGAGGAGAAAAATTGTATGAAAACGGAAACTTATGATTATACCTCAATTGACGAAGCAATTGAAAGATTACAAAAGCTGAAAGCTGAAGGGAAAAATCCTAAGAATGTAGTAATACTTACAATGGATTTTGATAATAATACTTCTTCAAAGAAAATTGCAACACCTGATGATGGGTGCTTATTAGTTAGAAAATCAAAAACAATAATCATGAATGAAGATGAGTATATCCCTCATATGCAGCTATTCAATACAGAACAAGATATACAAAATATAATTAAAAGAGGAATTATGCATGATATTTTGTTGAGATGATTTACTCGAATATTTGTTCGATTTTATATTGACACAAATGTATGTTCGGAGTAATATAATGGAAAAGGAAATAAATAAAAAAGCTTGACTAGCCAGCTACCAACTTTCTAGTCAAGCAACATACAAAATCTATTTCTTGGGGGAAATATCTAGTATGCATTCAAATTATACATAGTAATACTTATAAAAGTCAATTGCATATCAGCAAATTTTTCCAAATTTTAACAATTTAATAGCATTTTAATTTTTCTTTGGTTATCCCAAGGCTTATTAAAGTGCGTCAAAAATCAGAGAGGAGTGATATTTTTGTTTATTTTAACAGATGGAAAGAATTATGTTATGGAAAATCCTATGAAGTCAGGTGAGTATATGATAACAACTTCGAGTTCTATGGCAAAGAAATTTACTTACAAACAAGCGAGGTCATTAGTACAAAACAGTAGAAAGAAATATTCATGGATTAAGAAATATAATCTTATTGATGTGGATACGGGGCAGAAATCTGATAAATCTCTTTATTACAGAGGAAATGCAGATATCTATATAGGAGATGAAAGTAATTTTGACTATACCTTATTAGATAAGATTAATTCAGAAGCTAATTCCATTTTAGGATTAGCAGGTTGGGACGACAACCAACTTATTACATATAAGAATTTATTAAATACGGAGTTGTCAAAGTGTGATAGTGCTGAGAGTGATATTAATCATGCATTAGAAAAATATAAGAAGATACATAATGGTAAAAAGCCACAAGCTCATAAGGTAGCAAAGATAGGATATTTACTTGATGATATACGAGATAAGCATAAGAGAATAAAGCAGTGTATAAGGTATGTTCAAGTTATGCAAGATGCAATAACCAAAGGATATAACATTGAGAAGATAAAATTAGAACTCAGTAAGGTTACTAGCGATGATTATAAAGGAAGAACAGAATATTGGAAAATGGCGAATGACATATTGGAGGATTGATTATGGTGATATGCAGAAACTGTTTAATTCCTATGTCGGAAGCCATTAGTTTTCGACCAGGAGAAAAGAATCGACATGATAAATATTGCAAGTGTCCAAAATGTAGAAGAGAAACCAAACATGTTAAAGTTATGAATTCTGAATTAACTTTTGGAGAATGTATGAATAAAGAAATTCAAAAGGTAGGTAGAAGCAATGATTAATGAAGAAATGATGAAGGTTATTAATGGTAATCCTGAGATGATGAAAATTATTAATTCATATATGGAAAATGATATGAAAAAACTTAAAAAAATATGTCATAGAGTTTGGTACGGAAAGTTTGATATGAGTGATTATGATGAGTTATATGATGTTGCGGTCGATTGCCTTATAGAAACATTAATTACATATAATGATGAAAAAGCTCGTTTAGAAACATTTCTTGTAGGAAACATCATGAGAAAGACAAGCACATGGATGAGAGATAACAAATATAGGTTAAAGCGTCAGAATCTTTTAAGAGACGAAAATGGAAAATTGATTCTTGACGATGAAGGTAATCCACAGATTATTATGAATGTCTCGCTAGATATTAATACGGACGAGATAAAAAGTATTAAAGAAAATTTACCTTCAAGAGAGAATGTAGAAAGAGAAATATTCACAGAAGAATATACTGACAAGGTTGAGTTGTATTTACAGCAACTGCCACGAAAACAGGAAAGAGTGGCAAGATTGTTATCTCAGCAATATACAAAGGATGAGATAGTAGAAATATTAAATATAACTGCAAGTGAATACAATGATTGTTTGGCAGGATTAAGAAAATATGAATACATATCAATTTTATTTTAATTAGGAGGAAGCAAGTTATGACAATGGTAGGAAGAGACAAAGTAAAAAAAGATCAAATGATGTTAGGAACATTACTTAACCAGTTTAAAAGAGGTCAGATTAATAAGAATCATCCTTTGCAGAGAAAGCCCGATCAATGGTCAGATGAGGCAAAGTCAGGACTTGCTGCCACTATAATTAAAGGAGAGGATATTGATTCCATTAAAATATGTGAACAGATTGTAAGCTCGACAGAGTTCATTCTTTGGCTTATTGATGGATTGCAGAGATTAACTGTTCTTGAATCATTTAAGAATAATGCTTTTGAAATTAAGAAGAGCCTTGAAATGCCAATTATGTACTATCAGGGAGTTGATGAGAACGGCAAGGTCGGAGTTATTGAATATGACCTTAGAGAAAAAAAGTACAAAGATTTACCAGATGAATTAAAAGAAAAATTTGATAGTTATCCTGTAGATATAGTTAAACATCTTGATTGTACAGATGAAGAAATAGCATACCATATTGCAAGATATAATAGACAAACAAGCATGAATGTAAATCAGAAGAATATTTTAGTTGCTTGGAAGATAGCACCTGAGATAAAAAAAATTGTTAGTAATCGTTTCTTCGCAGATTGTGGAAACTATAATCCAAAAGAAGATACAAAGGAAGTATTTAACAGAATTGTGTGTGAATCTATTATGACTATGTTCCATCTTGATAACTGGAAGAAATCAAAACAAATGAGTTTGTATCTTAATGAAAATGCAACGAAAGATGAATTTGAGATATTTGAGAATGAACTCAATAGGTTGTATGAGATTACTGATCAAGACACAGTAGGTAAATTGTTTAATTCAAAAAATTCATTTATATGGTTCGCTGCTTTTCATACATTTACACAGTTTGGAATTGAAGATATTAAATTTATTGATTTCCTTGAAGAATTTCAGAAAACATTACATAGTAAGACATTTGCAAAATATGAGAATAAGAGTTTCGATACTTATGATGATGGTAAGGGAACTAAAGATAAGAAAGTTGTTAAGGCAAAACTTAACATGCTCGAACAGCTTATGAAGGAATATTTACATATAAAAGAAGATAAAAATGAAATTGTATCTAATATAGAAGAAACTAATTCAGAAACAGAGAATAATAATACGAATGAGTCTGGTACAAAGTCGTGTGAATCAGATTCAACACTTGAATTTATTCAGAATAATGTTTCAAAGGATGTATCTAATGAAGATATTGAAGAATATCAGGATTTTATGGATTCATATGTAAACATTGATTCTGAATTATACAAGCAGTGTTCTATGGCATTAATGGCATTAACTGCCTACGCTTATAAGTGCGATAGAGATGTTGAATTAGGAAAATGGATTGAAAATTGTCAGTCAAGAAAGTGGCAGAATCTCAGTCCTTCGCAGGAAGTCAATTTCAAATATATGAAGAGAAGTTTTGATAATTTTATTAATGCAAACGGAGGAGCTGCTTAATGGATATAACTATGTGTACAAGTTCAACTTGCCAGAATAGAGAACAGTGTTATAGGGCTATGGCAAAGCCAGATAAATATCAGTCATATGCTGATTTTACAAAATTATGTGCTGAGAAAGATTATCAGTGTATGTGGGTAATTAAGGATGGAGATGTTGTTGTGAATGATGTAGATAGTATTAAGACGAGGTGTTGATATGGACAAAGAAGAATTAAGAGAACAATTACAGAATTATTCTAAACCAAAGCTTGTTGAGATGTGTATTAAGTTGCTTGAAGAGAAAGAGTTGTCTCAGAAAGCTGCGACCTATGATGAACTATTAGAAATGGAATGGGACAGTAAGTAATTAGAGAATAACACAAAGAGTAAAATTCTTTGGATTATGAGGTGAAAAGGATGTTTAAAAGAAAAACAAAACTTGAAAAAGTACTAGATAAGAGAATAAATTATGTAACATTTAGTGATTTTTTAAAATCGTTATCACACAAGGAGTTACATATCTTGGCAGAAGAAATTATCTGGAAAGAATACGATGGATATAATGGTTCATCTTGTTATATGGAACAAAATCATTATGACTTAATGGATAGGTGGCAGAAAGAATTTTATATAGAGGAAAGAGAGTATTTATTGCCACACTAATGTTCGATTTTATAGGAAGAGAGGTAAAAACAAATAATGTCTAAAAATAACATTATATATTTTGAATTGAATGAATGGTCTTCAGAGTACCATCCAAACGTTGAACCATTTATATCTTGGATCTGTATGTCAAAAGATAAAAATTATTATATAAATTTTAGAGATGAACAATGGGTAAAAGATAATGAACTTGTTATTGTAGAATCGCTTGTAGATATGTCAATTAATTTTTGCGTGTCTGCAAAAAGAGAATGGGTTGAACAGAACTGTCCAGAATTATTAACGAAATATAAGGAATTTATTAGAGTTGAGGACGAAGATGAAGATGTTCCTTATGGAAATTTTGGATGTCCGTTTTTAGAATGGTCTGAAAATAATATCGGTATTCATCAAGCAATTGAAAAAGAAGATAGTCAAGGTTATGTGTATTATTCGATTGATGATAAATAGAAAATAAAAATTATTAGAAACATTTCGTTTCGCTACGAAAAATGAAAGGAGATTTATATGGGCGTATCATGTGATATTTGCAAATATGGATGTGAACATGATTATGTTAGAAATAATTATTATTGTTCAAATAAGAACAGTTGCCATCCAATAGCAGATTCCCCAATTGTTAAGAATTGTAGATATGGAGAAATAGACCAATGGAAATATGATTTTAAATATAAATCAAATAAGAGTGATAAAAATGTATCGAAAAAACTTATGTATGAAGAATTGAAGAAGATTCTTTTTGGAATTAAGTTAAAAGATATTGATACTATTATGAAAGAAATTAATGAACTACAAGATAAAATTACATCATACAGAGAACCATATAAATGTGAAACTTGTGCGGTTAAAGAGTGTGATGTATATGCATTAGGTTGTAGAGATTGTAGTGGTTGGAAGTAGTAAGAAAACTTCGATTCATGCGAAATTAAGAAAGGAGACTATATGTTAAACGTAGGAGATTATGTAGGGCAGATTAACAAAGATTCATCTGGTATATGGAAGTTATATAAAGATAAGATAAATAAGATCACGACAACAAAGAAATATGGTAGAAGATATTTTACTAAGATAGTGTTTCTACCATTGGACGCAGATGACGTAGATAACAACACAAAAGAAATGGAAGAGTCAATTTGTAAGGGATATATTATCGTAAGAGAAGTGTTTGGGTTAAATGATAATACTGAACCTTATGCTGAAAGATGGATAAAATGGGCTAATGAAAATCCAGATAAGGCAACTGGTTTGATATAAATGGAGAATATAACAGTAGAAACAATTAACAAAAATAAATATAAGAAAGAAGAGGTACAAAACATGGATGGATTTATGAAATTTAAGAAGGCTTTACAGAAGCACTTCGATGAAATGCAGAAAGAGGCAACGCATTTATTTGAGGTAAATGTAGATAAGGATGAATTATGGAATACATATCTTGATAGCTTCCCTTCTGGCACAAATGAGATTTTCAGAGAGCGTAGAGAGCATGATTGTAGTTGTTGTAGACAGTTTATTAAGAATATTGGTTCTGCTGTCATTATCAAGAATAACCAGATTCATACAATTTGGGAACTGAATCTTGGTGATACAACATATCAGCCAGTATGTGATGCACTTGATGCTTTTGTAAAAGCTCATACAGTTACAGATATTTATACAACTAAGTTCCCTAAGATTGGTACAGATTTTAACTTTGAGGAAATCAATGGAAAATCTCATCAGTGGGATCATTTCTTCTTAGAGCTTCCAAGCAAATTCGTAAATAGAAGTAGTCGTTCTAACGAGGAAGTTAAAGGACAGTTCAGGGATACAAGAAATGTATTTAAGCGTTCTCTTGATGAGATTACTATGGAAGCACTTGATACAATTCTTGAACTTATCAATTCAAATACACTTTACAAGGGCGAAGAGTGGAAAGGTGTACTCACAGAGTTCAAGAAGTATAAGAAGGAATATGACAAGCTGACTTCTGATACTGAAAAGGATTTATATGCTTGGGAGAAGTCGGTCACAGCAGGTATGGCTATCGGTAGAATTAGAAATCATTCTATTGGAACACTTCTTATTAATGTAAGTGAGGATATGGATCTCGATACAGCAGTTAAGAAGTATGAGCAGATTGTCGCTCCAAGTAATTATAAGCGTCCAAAGGCTATTTTTACAAAGAAGATGCTTGAGGACGCAAAGAAGACCATTACAGAACTTGGATATATGGATTCATTACAGAGAAGATTTGCTAATCTGAATGATATTACTGTAAATAATGTATTGTTCTCAAATAAGAGTGCTGCAAGAAGAATGATTGGTGCAGATGATATTTTCGGTCAGATGGAGAAGGATGTTGCTGTAAACCCTAAGAAGTTCTCAAAAGTTGAAGAAATTTCAGCACAGGATTTTATTGACAAAGTACTTCCAACTGCAAAGGAGATTGAAGCTTTTGTAGAGAATAAACATGAGAAGAACTTTGTTTCTATGATTGCACCAGTTAATCCAGATGCTAAGACAATGTTTAAGTGGAATAATGGATTATCTTGGGCTTATTCAGGAAATATTACCGACTCTGATATGAAACAGAATGTTAAAGCGGCTGGTGGCAATGTTGATGGTGTTCTTAGATTTTCTATCATGTGGAACGAAGATGGTCATGATAATTACGATCTTGATGCACATTGTATTGAGCCAGATAAGAATGAAATTTTCTTTAGAAATTGTAGAAAGCCAAGTGTTTCAAGAATGGGTGGTCAGTTAGATGTTGATATTGTTCATCCAGATGGAAAGGTTGCAGTAGAGAATATTACTTGGGAAGACCTGTCAAGAATGAAACCAGGTGTTTATAAGTTCTTTGTACACCAGTATTCAGGAAGCGTAAGGCATGGATTTAGAGCTGAGATTGAATTTAATGGAGAAATTTACAAGTTTGATTACGATAAGTCAATGAGAACTGATGAAAAGGTTCAGGTTGCAGAAGTAACACTCGATGAGAATGGAAACTTCTCAATTAAGGAAAAATTAGCAGGAAATTCATCTATTTCAAGCCGTGAGATTTGGGGTGTAAATACAAATCAGTTCGTTCCTGTATCAGTAATCAGTTATAGTCCAAACTATTTTGACGAGCAGGACGGAATTGGTCACAGACATTTATTCTTCTTCCTGAAGGATTGTGTGAATAACGAAGAGCCTAATGGATTCTATCTTGAGTTCCTTGACAATGATTTAATGAAGCACAAGAGAGTATTTGAGGCATTAGGGGCTAAATGCCATGTAGTAGACACAAAAGATCAGTTATCAGGCATTGGTTTTTCGATGACAAAAAGAGCTGAATTGGTTGTTAAAGTAAAAAGTAATATTGAGAGAGTGGTGAAAATTAAATTTTAACTAGAGAAGAATTAATTTCCCAATATCAGCTTATAGAGAACACATCTAAAAAATATTATAATGGTTCGATTTGGAACTCTATAAGCTGTGGACGTTTTAAAATAATTGGGAAAACGAATAGATGTAACAAAAAGGGATCGTATATTTATTGTTTGTGTGAATTTGAAGATGGGGCAATCGTTGAAAGTGATTTTACTAACATAAGTAAAGGAAATCTCAAAAGTCCTAATTTTCCAAATGTGTTTAATGTAGGATATTTAGGTCAGGGTAAGTGGAAATGTAAAATAAATGGAAGCGTCACTAAAGAATATACTACATGGCATCATATGATAGAAAGATGTTATTCTGAAAAAGCACATTTAAAAAGTAATGCGTATGTAGGCGTAACAGTTTGTGATAGGTGGCATAATTTTCAGAACTTTTGTGATGATATCGTTTATTTAGATGGATATGATCTTTGGAAAAATGGAGAATATGAATTAGATAAAGATTTTTTGTGTGAGAAATTAGGCTTAAAAAATAAAATATATTCCCCTGTCACATGTAAATTTATTCCAAGACCTATGAATATATCAGAAGCTACAACAAGAAAAAATTTAACTGGTAATACATACATTGGAATTTCACCAAATGGAACAATATATGAATTTAAAAATAAAAAGAAATTTGCAAGTGAACATACTGACATAAGTTATAGTTCGATTGACAGATGTTTAAATGAAAATAGGAAAATTAAAGGTTGGATATTTAAAATTAAAAATTAGAAAAAGGAGATTATTATTATGACAAACAATGAATTATTTATTAATGCAACAAGATCAAACTATCAGTTCCCATTCAGAGGAATAATTAACGTAATTGATTTGTGGGATTTATCTCTAACAAATCTGGACTCAGTATTTAAGACACTCAATTCGGAAATAAAGAAGTCTGAGGAAGAAAGTCTTCTGAATACCAAGTCAAAGGAAGATGAGGAGATCTCTAATAAGATTGAAATTGTTAAGTATATTGTTAGTGTGAAGTTGGATGAGAAAAAGAAGAGAGAAGACGCTAAGAAAAATGCTGAGATGAGACAGAGATTGCTTGAAATCAAGGCTAAAAGACAGGATGCGGCACTTGAAAATATGTCTGATGAGGAGCTGGATAAGGCACTTGCAGAATTAAGTGAGTAATTGTTATGGATATACCATATATAGTATTAGAAACGAGTAATATATACTATATATGGTATATATTTTACATTAGAATGAATCGCACATTTCTTGTGGAATTTTGGAGGTTAAGACAATGACAATTGAACAGATTAAGGACAAATTAAAATCAAAAGAGTATGACTTCCTGAGAACAGATAAGAATTTGGGTAACAATATCATTATCTTAACTCTTGGTGGAAGTCATGCATATGGAACAAATAATGAGGGTAGTGATTTAGATATTCGTGGTTGTGCATTGAATAGCAAAATGCAGATTCTCACTAATGAGAATTTTGACCAATTTGTAAACAATGAAACAGATACCACGATTTATGCATTTAATAAATTGGTCGCATTATTGAGCAACACCAATCCTAATACAATAGAAATGCTTGGAAATAAGCCTGAACATTACTTTTATGTATCACCTATTGGTCAAGAGCTAATTGACAATGCACATTTATTTTTATCAAAGAGAGCTTGTCATTCGTTTGGCGGTTATGCTAATCAGCAATTATACAGATTAAATCAGAAAGCTGCACATCAGATGTCGCAGTCTGAATTAGAGAAACATATTCTAAAGACTCTTGAATTTATGCAGACTGACTTCACAAAGAAATATACACCATATGAAGATGATTCTATGAAATTATATATTGATAAAGCTGTGCAGAAAGGTTATGACACAGAGATATTTATGGATGTAAAATTGCATCATTATCCATTAAGAGATTATTGTTCTATGTGGAATGAGCTTCAGAATACAGTTCGTCAGTATGGAAAAATTGGTAAGAGAAATGAAAAAGCAATTGAACATGGTAAAATCGCTAAACATTCAATGCATTTGATTCGTCTGTATATGATGTGTTTGGATATTCTTGAAAAAGAGAGAATAATCACGTATAGAGAAGACGAACATGATTTACTTATGGATATTCGTAATGGTAAGTATTTGGATAGCAACGATCAGCCAATCCCAGAATTCTTTGAAATGGTAAATGATTATGAAAAGAGATTGGATTATGCGAAGAAGAACACAAATCTTCCTGATAATCCTAATTATAAGGCTATCAATGAATTTGTTGCTAGTGTAAATGAAAGGGTGGTAAAAGGTGAAATCTAATCTAAAAATTGAAATTCCATCTGGTGCAAATGAAATCATACATAGTCTACAAAATAATGGATATGAGGCTTTCTTAGTCGGAGGTTGTGTGAGAGATAGTATTCTTGGCAGACCAATTCACGATTATGACATTACAACTTCTGCCACACCAGATGAAATGATGGAAGTATTCAAGGACAAGAGAATTATTGAAACTGGTTTGCAACATGGAACTATTACCATTGTAATTGACGGTGATGGATATGAATGTACCACTTACAGAATTGACGGTAATTACTCAGATAGTCGTAGACCTGATAGTGTAACATTTACACGAAATCTTAAAGAAGATTTAAAGCGTAGAGATTTTACAATCAATGCTATGGCATACAATGATGAAGTTGGTCTTGTAGATCCGTTTAATGGCATGGAAGATATAAAATATCACAAGATTAGATGTGTTGGCAGAGCAGAAGACAGATTTTCAGAAGATGCATTAAGAATTTTACGTGCTATTCGATTTGCCTCACAGTTGGGATTTGTCCTTGAACCTGATACAGATTGGAATATCTCTAAAATGTATAAGAATTTGGAGAATATATCTATTGAAAGGATCAATACTGAGTTCTGTAAAATTGCTGTATCGAGTGATTTCTGTGTACAAATGGTCTTATATCACGAAGTATTCTCGTTGTTCATTCCTGAAATTAAAGATATGTTTGGTTTTCAACAGAATAATCCATATCACATGTATGATGTATGGAATCATACCGTACATGCAATAGAATATTGTGAATTGGATGATTTAGTAACAAGATTGGCTGTATTCTTTCATGATATAGGAAAGCCACATTGTTATCAAGATGACGAGTATAGTATTAGACATTTCAAAGGTCATGGAAGAGTCAGTGCTGATATGACTGATAAAATAATGAAAAGACTTCGTTTTGATAATGATACAAGAGAAAAAGTAGTGCAGCTTGTTTATTATCATGATGCAACTTTTGAAGTGGGTGAAAAGTATATCAAGAGATGGCTCAATAAGATTGGAGAAGAACAATTTAGAAGATTACTGAATGTTCGTAGAGCAGATATTAAAGCGCAGGCTTATACGGAGCAAGAAAGTAGGCTTCAGAAAATTGACAATATCGAATATATCTTAGAGGAAGTTTTACAGAAAGACGAATGTTTCTCACTGAAAGATTTGGCTGTTAATGGCAATGATTTGATTGAGATTGGATATAAGCCAGGAAAAGAAATAGGTGAGGTATTAAATAATCTGTTGGATTCAGTCATTAGTGGAGAATATATAAATGAGAAAGAAAAATTATTAGAAATAGCAGAGAGGAGATTACATGGTTAAATTATTTTCACATACGGATCTTGATGGAATAGGTTGTGGTATTTTGGCAAAACTTGCATTTGGTAAAGATGTAGATATTTCATACTGCGATTACGACAATATTGATTCAACTGTAAAGGAATATTTGAAAACAGAACAGGACGATACAATTCCAATTTATATTACAGATATTCGTGTCAACGAAGAAACTGCTGAGTTGCTGAATAAAAGAGGCAATGTTCAGTTATTAGATCATCACCCAACAGCTCTTGGATTAAATAAGTATGATTGGTGTGATGTAGTTATCGAAGATTCCAAAGGAATTAAAACATCGGGAACTATGTTGTTTTATCATTGGTTAGGTATGAATGGTTGTCTGAGTGAAGAGTTAGAGAATAATAAAGCGTTAGAGAGATTTGCTGAATTAGTGAGAGATTATGATACTTGGAGATGGTCAGAACTCGGTGAAGGTGGTGTTATTTGTAAGCAGGTAAATGACTTACTTTATCTGTATGGTCGAGATGACTTTATTCATTGGTGTGTTTCAGAAATCCATGATGAGATATTCCCAAGATTATATGCTAAAGATGAGGTCGTTCTAAAGATTAAACAGGATGAAATTGATAGATATATCGAAGAGAAGAACGAAACTATGTTTACCAGTCCTATGTGTGGTAAAGTTTGTGGTTTTGTATTTGCAGATAGGTTTGTTAGCGAATTAGGTAATAGACTTTGTAAAATGCATCCTGAAATTGATTTTGTGGCAATGATTGATATTGATGGTTGTACGGTATCTTATAGAACAGTTAAAGAAGATATTGATCTTGGTAAAGATGTGGCAAGTTTATTTGGTGGCGGTGGTCATCCAAAAGCTGCTGGTTCAGAATTTAGTCAAAGTATTAAGTTGAAAGTTATTGAGGAAATTTTTGGACAGTAGAATGGGAGTAGCTATGTATAATAAAAGTAAATTTACATATCCAAAATGTCCATATTGCAAGAAAGAATATCAAGATGGAGTTATGGAATATGATTTGATGAATTTGGTAACTCAAGGTTGGTGCAAAGAAGTAAAAGTAAAATGTCATAGTTGTGGTGAGTATTTCAAAGTGAAGGCACACATCACATATTATGGCTCAAAGTTAGTGAGGTAAAAGAGTGTTAGATTACAGTAATGCAGATTTCCCTAAAGAAACTTATTACATAAGACATCCAAATCGTATATATCTTTCTACAGATTTTTATGATGGTGAAAAAATATTCTATTATGGCAAACATACTAAACCAAGTAGTAATGCGAGAGGATATAGATGGTATCGAAATGTGCATGGTTTAATGAAACTTGTTCATTGGACTGATATTAAACATGGGAAATTGTTTCAAAGATAGTTAATATAAACAGAGAATAATCTAATATAGAAGTAATTCTATTCACGGCTGATCAGCCAAATTTTTCTATTAATAAATAAGAGAGGTGAAATGAATGAGTAAAAAGTATATTCCACAAATAGGAGATGTTGTTTTGGATAATAATATCCCTATGGTTGTAGTGACTATGAAAAGTTATGAGGATGTTGGAAGTTGCGGTTATGATAGGAAATATTTTCTGTGTGAAGAGGAATATTTTCATAAGTTAAGTGGATATATGACAACAATAGAAGCAATGGGTGGACATGGTAGATGGGTTCAAGTTAGAGGAACAGAATTTCCTAATATTAAACAGGTTATGGATATTGCACCATATGAAATTATTCCAATTCAAGGATTTCATGTAAGACAAAAAGAGGCAAAAACAGTAACAATTTATGAGTAAATAATCAAATATAGAAATTTCTATCTTGGCGATTCAGCCAAATTTCCAAATAAAAGTAACAAGAAATATTTTTTTCTTATGGTTTTTAGCAGACGTGTTAATTCCATAGGATTTTATAACAAAATAATATTAAAACGAAAGGAATTAAGCAGTAACTCCTAGGTAATTATGGTTACGTAACCTCTGTAAAATAGTGTATTTTGACAGAGAATAATGAAAAAAATAATTCTCAAGGGCTGCGAGTGTTAAGTTTATTTGATGGAATCTCTTGTGGAAGAGTCGCATTAGATAAAGCCAATATTCCAGTCAGTGAGTATAACGCATTTGAAATTGAAGAGAATGCAATCAAAATCAGTAGATATAATTATCCTGATATCAAAAGATACGGTGACGTATTTTCTACCGACTTCAAGGATTTTAATGGAGTCGATCTATTAATAGGTGGTTCACCTTGCCAGTTCTGGTCGAAAGCCAAGTGTAGTAAAACAGCAAAATTGAAGAGAGAAATTGATACAGAAGGTGAAGGCTGGAAACTGTTTCAGAAATTTGTGGAAGCAAAGAATAACACAAGTCCAAAATATTTCCTATATGAAAACAATTATGGAATGGCTGACGAGATTCAAGATGCTATTAGTGAGGAATTGGGTGTACAACCAATTATGATTGATAGTCAGTTATTATCAGCTCAGAGAAGAAAACGTCTGTATTGGACGAACATACCAAATATCACACTTCCTGATGATAAAGGATTATTAGTGAAAGATGTTATCTGTGATGATCCAGATTTAGTCAAATACTTTGATGACAGAATCAGGAACACAATGATTAAGTGTGAGAATTACATAAAATATGATCTTGGTGGCAAAGGTCATTATTCACAGCAGGACAGGCTGTACTTTTTAGATAAGAAAGCTCCAACAGTGCCACGTTGCAGAACAGAAACAAAATTTAATGTTTGGCTTGGTGGAGAAAAATATAAAAAGACATGTCCATTAGAGATTGAACGACTTCAGACACTTCCAGACAATTATACGGAGTTTGGAATGGATGAGAGTGGCAATGTAAAAGCAATGCCTAAGACAAGAAGGTTTGAAGCAATTGGCAACGGATGGACTGTTGATGTTATAGCTCATATTTTGAGTTTTATGAAGTTGTAACAGAGAATAACATAACAGGAAGGAGTAAGAGGTTTGGTATACCGAAAACGCAGCGTTTACTCCTGATACACAATGATAATAAATAGAGTCTGGCAGATGCCAAATAGTAATACATTTTCAATTAAGCCAATTAAGGAATTAATTGAGAAATATGCAACTGGTAAGATTGTTGATCCGTTTGCTAATAGTAATAAATTGGCAACAGTAACAAATGACCTAGATACACAATATGATACTGATTATCATATGGATGCACTGGATTTTTTAAAGATATTCGATGATAACTCAGTAGATACAGTGTTATATGATCCACCATACTCGCCACGACAGGTAAGCGAATGTTACAAAAATCTTGGACAGACAGTAAATATGCAGACAACACAAGCTTCATATTGGTCTAAACAGAAGGAACAGATAGGAAGAATTGTAAAGAAAGATGGCATTGTAATTACTTGTAGCTGGAATAGTGGTGGCATTGGTAAGAAGTATGGCTTTGAAATTCAGGAAATTTTACTTGTTCCTCATGGTGGTTGGCACAATGACACGATTGTTGTGGTTGAGAAGAAGATCGAGTAGAGAATAACATAATATGAAGTTCGCAGGAAAGCGGAATTTCTTATGGGCGAAAGGAGAGAGAATTATATGAAATTAGTGCAAAATTATAGAGCTGATGGAAGAATACCAACTGATGATGAAATAAATCAGTGTATTGAAATTGCAAATAGAGAGGATTGTATCGTTCATTTGGAATGGGTTTTTCCATATAGCGGAAGATATTCAGTAGATATTGTCAAAGGAATGGCTTACGAAGCTGTAAAAAATAAGTTGCCAAAATGTTATCCAGTATAAGGGGGATTGTAATGAGTAAAGCTGTTTTAGTGATGGATATGCCAAATAGTTGTGATAAATGTCCATGTTTTTGTGGTCATTATTCTGATATGTGTTGCATGGCTTTAAATAACCGTACAATTAATTATCCTTATCCGAAAGATTTTAGACAAAGATGGTGTCCATTAAAAGAATTGCCAGAAGAGACACACAATAATGAGTATATGGACGAATATTGCGATGGTTATGATGATGGTTGGAACTCATTAAGAAAGAAAATTTTAGGCGAAGATGAGGAGGATAAGTAAATGATAGTTAAAGTAAGTTTAAACGATGCTCACAAAACGATTAAAGAGTATGAAAATCTGGGCTACTTATACATTGGAAGTAATCAATGTATGGATATTGTAACTCTTACATTCAGAGATCCTATAACAGATATTCAATTCCATGAAGGTGATTATGTAGAAAGTAGTGATGGCAAAATTGGATATATTTCATCCATTTGTCATTGTGATGAGTGCAAGAAGCGTGGATTCTTTGAACCAACAATTACATATTCCGATGGAACAACAGATTATATTAGCAATTATTCTGTTAAAACTGTTTCGTCTGATTATAAGCAGATTGGGACGCAGAAGTTTTCAACAAAAGATGTATTGAGAAATAGAATAGCTGCACTTGAAAAAGAAAATAAAGAATTAAAGGAAAAAGTTGACAATCTTACTATTCAAAGAAATCATGCGGTTGATTTATGTTGCTTTTATGAAATGGAGAGGAATGGAACAAAACAATGGTAGATATTCAATGTAAAGACGGAAAATATATTATTGACGCAAGGATTCATAGTGAAATTGATACAAATGATATTGCAAAAGTGCAGGAAAGATTTACTTCTGATTGTGCTTATGAGTTTGCAGAAGCTATGAGAGAAGCGGTAAACGTTAGCCATTTGGTAATGAAAGAACAAAGAAAAGAGGTAACAAAATGAGAGAAACATTAATTGTAGTAGACATGCAGAATGATTTTATTGATGGAGCACTTGGTACAAAGGAAGCACAGGCAATTGTATCAAATGTAGCAAAGAAAATTAAGGAGTATAAGGATGCTGGTAAGCAGGTAATTTTTACAAGAGACACACATCCTGAGAATTATTTAGAGACATATGAAGGAAAACATCTTCCTGTTGCGCACTGTGTAAAGAATACTGTTGGTTGGCAGATTTCAAATAAGTTAGATTTTGATATTGAGAACGATATTCTGATTGATAAGTCTACATTTGGTTGGTTAAACTGGAAGGATTTTGGATTTGAAAGCGTTGAGGTTTGCGGATTATGCACCGACATCTGTGTGGTTTCAAATGCACTTATTATTAGAGCAAATTATCCTGAAATTGATATTACAGTAGATGCAAGTTGTTGTGCAGGTGTCACACCTAATACTCATAAGGCTGCATTAGCAACTATGAAGATGTGTCAGATCGAAGTGATTGGAGAGAATAATGAAGTGTAAGAATTATATCATTAATACTTTAAGACATTTTAAGAAGGTCTGTACTCATAAACGTTGGGTATTCTACTATTGCTGTAAAGTGGGAATTCCATTTCAAGGGTTAGTACATGATTTATCTAAATTTTCTCCAACGGAATTTTGGGAGAGTGTTAAGTATTATCAAGGTACTTCAAGTCCAATAGATGCTTGCAAGAAAGAAAACGGGTGGTCGGCAGCTTGGATGCATCACAAGGGAAGAAATAAACATCATTACGAGTATTGGCAAGACAATTTTGATAATGGTGGAAATCATATTGAAATGCCAATGAAGTATAAAAAAGAAATGCTTTGTGATTATCTTGGAGCAGGTAGAGCATATCATGGTAAATCATTTAATTTTGAGAAGGAATTAAAATGGTGGGAATCTAAGAAAAGTAAACCAATTGCAATGCATCCAAATGACATGGCTTTTATTGATAAGTACATTAATCTGTTTTATGAGTACGAAAACAGAGAATATGATATTAGAACAATATTTAATCAAATCAAGAAAGAAGGAAAATAATATGGAGCAGATTATTACAAGTTTGTTGGAGACAGATGCCTACAAATTGTCAATGGGACAGGCTATTTATCATCAGTTTAGCGATTATAAAACCACTTGGAGTTTTAAATGTCGTAATAAGGATGTTCATTTTACACCAGAAATGGTAGAAGAGATCCGTAGACAGATTAAATTATATTGTGGTTTGAGATTCACAGAAGATGAACTTACTTATATTGATAATATCAAATGGATGAAAGGTTCATATGTTGATTTTCTGAGATTGTGGCAGCCAAGATATGAGGATTTTGAGATTACAACAGATTCAGATTGTGGTCTTTCTATCGAAACATTTGGTACATGGCTTAATACATCTATGTATGAGATTCCTACACTTGCGATTGTAAACGAAGTATATTTCAGAATGGCATATAACTATGAGGAATTGCTTAATAGTTTCAAAAAGAGATTAGATGAAAAGTACGAAAATCTCAGAAGCGGTCATTGGTACGCTGGTACATTTTCTGAATTTGGTCTTAGAAGAAGACTTTCTGCTGAAGCACAGGAGTTAGCTGTTGAGAAGTTTTCACATTTGAATGATACATTACACAGTCCATCTAAGTTTGTTGGTACATCTAATGTATATCTCGCAAAGAAATACAATCTCACGCCTGTTGGAACTATGGCTCATGAATGGATTATGTGTTCTGGTCAGGGCAACCACAAGCACAATCCAGCATATTCAAACTGGTATGCCCTAGACGCATGGGTTAGAGAGTATGGTGTGTTAAATGGTATTGCGCTCACAGACACAATTACAACTGATTGTTTCTTGAAAGATTTTCAGTTGACATATGCAACATTATTCAGTGGTGCAAGACATGATAGTGGCGATCCGATTGAATGGGGTGAAAAGATGATTAATCATTATGAGTCACTTGGTATCAAGCCTAAGACAAAGACACTTCTGTTTAGTGACAGTCTTGATTTTGAAAGAGCTGATAAGTTATTCAGACACTTCCATGATAGAGTAAACGTTGCATTTGGAATTGGTACTTATTTGAGTAATGACACAGATGTTCCCGCTTTAAATATTGTAATGAAAACCACTAAATGTAATGGCATGGATGTTGCAAAAGTGTCTGATGTAGAAGGTAAAGGTATGTGTAAAAACCCTGATTATGTTGATTATTTAAAGAGATGTATTAATTGGAGAATGAATCATGAATAAAATTTTACTTATACCAGGAAGTTTTAATCCAATTACTAACGCCCATGTTGATATGGCATTGACTGCTAAAAAAGCGGTTAATGCCGATGCTATATTGTTTATTCCTGCACATGATACATATGTTGCGAAGAAAAAGACTTTGATACCTGGATATTGTCGAGTATCGCTAATTAATTCAATGCCAAATTGTGATGAAAATAATATGTGGGCATCCGAAGTTGAAACAACCAGCTTCTTTCCACAGAGGACATACAATACTATTACTCAGATAAGAGATATGAATGAAAAAGATTATATCTTCAACGAATACTATATTTGTTTAGGAATGGATAATATTGAAACACTTACAACTTGGTATAATTGGAAACCGTTTGTTGAGGAATATAATTTTGTAGCATGTGTGAGAGAAGGTCAGAATCTTGAGACTGCTTTAAGAGAAGCGGATCTTATGGAATATAAAGATCACTTCACAGAAATTCAGATACCAGAAAATCATACTTCTTCAAGTTTGGTTAGAGATTTATGTGAAAAGGGTGAATTTGAAAAGGTAAAAGAATTAGTTCCTAGAAATGTATATGAGTATTTAATTCGGTTCTATGATGTGATGAATCGAATGTAGGAAGGAGAATATATAAATGTTTGATGCTAAGAAAGTAAAAAATGAAATCGTAGAGTGGATCAGAAATTGGTTTGAACAGAATGGTAAAGATTGTATGGCAGTAGTAGGAATTTCTGGTGGTAAAGATTCAAGTGTTGTAGCTGCATTATGTGTAGAAGCTCTTGGTAAGGATAGAGTTTTTGGTGTAATGATGCCACAGGGAGAACAGCCAGATATTGATTATTCTCGAATGCTTATAGACCATCTTGGAATCGACAGTTGTGTTGTAAATATAGGCAATACAGTTCGCACTTTAAAGCATGAGATTAAACCACAGTTGGGAGATCATTGGTCAAAGCAGACTTCTACAAATCTCCCTGCTCGTATTCGTATGACTACGCTTTATGCAGTATCGCAGACAGTAAATGGTCGTGTCGCTAATACGTGTAATCTTTCAGAAACATTACTATCTTGGGAAACCAGATGGGGTGATGCAGTTGGAGATTTTGCACCAATTAGCGACTTAACAGTAGAAGAAGTGAAAGCTATTGGATATGAACTTGGATTGCCAAATGAATTAATCGAAAAAATTCCGTCTGATGGACTGTGTGGAAGTACAGATGAAGATGCATTGGGATTTAAATACTCTGTTATGGATAGATATATTAGAACAGGCGAGATTGACGACAAAGATATTAAAAAGAAAATTGATAATCGAGTAGAAAAATATCGGTTTAAGAGAATGCCTATTCCTTATTATAAAACAGGTATGGAAAGATATGTAGACTAAAATGGCAGAAGACTTAACTAATTTACAATTTGGAAAATTAACAGTCATCAAACGTGGAGACAACGATAAAAGCGGACATGTGAGATGGTGGTGTAAATGTGACTGTGGCAACCCTAAATTGATTTTAGTTGCCGCAGGACATTTAAAATCAGGACATACTCAATCATGTGGATGTATAAGAAGAGATAATATTAAACCACAAAAGAATTTAGAAGGAAAAAGATTTGGGAAATTAATTGTAAAAGAATTTCTTGGTATAAAAAATCATAGATCATTATGGAGTTGTGATTGTGATTGTGGTAAGAAAATTAACGCTTTATCATCGTCTTTAACTTCTGGAAAACTTAAGTCATGTGGATGTTTATCTTCTGTAGCTGAGTTCGAATTAAGCCAGTTCTTGACAGATGAACAAATTATATTTGATACGCAATATAAGTTTGATGATTGTAAATATAAAAGAAGATTGCCATTCGATTTTGCAATTTTTCATCCACAAAATAAGAAACTCTTATTTTTAATTGAACTACATGGAGAACAGCATTATTTTCCGTTTACATTTAATAGTGAGTCTGATATGCAAAAGAAGGAAAATTTTTTGCATAGAAAACATTTGGATAAATTAAAAGAAGATTATTGTAGTGAAAATAATATTCCATTGTTAATTATTAGATATACAAATTTTCAAACAAAAGAAAAAATTGTAAAAGGGTTTTATGAAAAGCTCTTGCAAAAGAATATTACATTTGATGATTATATATTTTCATCAAAACAAATAAAGGATGATTTACAAGTAAAGCATAAACGTGTCTATAAAAGAAAAGTAGTCCAAATAGATATACCCAACAAGAATATTATAAGAGAATATAATAGTATGGAAGAGGCATATAAGATAACTGGAATATCATCTGGACAGATTTCGGATTGTTGTAAGGGTAATTGTAAAACAGCAGGTGGATATGCTTGGGCATATAATAACGGAAACGTTAATATTGAAGAAGTAATTAAACGTGCAACAATTCCAAATAGAACAAATGCAGTTGTGATTTTTCAAAAAGATAAAAATGGAAATATTATAAAAGAGTGGCAAAGTATAACAGAAGCAGCACATTCTTTGGGAGTAAGTCATCAAGGTATTCAAGCGTGTTGTTCAGGAAAGCAGAAAACTTGTAAAGGATTTGTTTGGAATTATAAGAAAGATTGATTCAATGCATGAGAAAAATCTGTTTAAATTACAGCCAATGCCAAGTTTTGTGTATCGGGTGTAAATGAGATACTATATATAGTGTTTATATAAAATATAGGCACTATATATAGTAATATTTTTACCAAGAAACATAGATTTCTTTTGGAGAATATATTAGCAGGAGGTGATACGATGAGGAATATTCAGATAAACGACAAAGTAATAATAAAAAGTTCCTGTAATAGTAAGGGACAAACTGGATTTGTTATAGATACATATAATGTAGGCACACAGAAATATGTTATGGTTCAGTTAAAGGATAGAAAGCAAGGATATAACGTTTTATCGGTAGAAAAAGTTGAAAGTGAGGATAATAGAATGACAGGATTTAGTAAAGTTGCAATTGTAAATTTAGTAGATGGTTATAATCAGAAGGATTATGGATTTGCTTTATATGATGAAGATATTAATGAAATTGTTAAGTACGATACCAATCATCCATTATATCTGATTGTAAATGCAAGAGGAAAGGATAATAGAGTTCTTGGAATTTTAAAAGAAATTAAGACAGTCGAAGAGTATGGTAAAGGTGTAACAGCTCAGGTTGTCGGTGTAGTTAATATGAATGCATATAATGCAAGAATTGATGAGGAAAATCGTCAGAAAGAAATTGCAAAGCAGAAAGCTTCTATTGAGAAAGAGTTAAAGTCTGAGATTGAAAAGATGAATAATATTGCTTTATATGAAAAGATGGCAAAAGAGCATCCTGAGAATCCAAGACTTTCTGAACTTGTTAATGCACTGAAAGAGTTAGGAGAATAATATGGCAGGATTTGTATCAAAGCAGCCAAATGGATTATATTGTAGATTTTCTACTGTCATGGATTGCCCTACATCATGGAATATGACACGAGAAGATTATATCAATATGAAAATGCAGGAAGCAAAAGAAGATGCTGAAGATGTATTAGATAATTATTTGCAGCCATTTGATATGGTAGTGAATATGTATTATCCAAACAATATGAAAAAGAAGGAATTTGATAAATTCCTTGAAGAGACTGGATATAACAAAGGAGAGTAAATCATATGAAGAAGAAAATTTTTGCAGTTGTATTAGGACTAACATTGTGTATTGGAATAACTGGATGTGCGTCATGGGACAGAGCGGTAACAGATATGAAAAGCGATGTAAATGGCGGCATGCAGAGAACAATTACTGTATACACGGCAGATGGTAAAGAACTTGCAACTTATGAAGGCAAGATTGATATTAAAACAAATGATGGTGAATATGTTAAGTTTGATTTTGACGGCAAGAGATATATTTATTACAACTGCTTTGTAGAAAGTATTGCAGATATTAATTGATATTATTCATTATTGTAGGGCTGTTCAATTCAGATTGACAACGACATAAATGTGGATGCTAGTTGGTGATTTATGTGTCAGTGGGGGCTGTACTAGGTTCGAACCCTTTATATGGTGTAAGTGGGCATAACATAATGAATATTTGGAGAATAACATGATAGACAACGAATTACGTCAGCAATATAGACAAGCTGTTGATGATTTGAGAATAGCATTTAAGAAGACTTGTTTGTACAGATTTTGCGAAGAAGTTGTGAAGAGATTAAGTAAGATTTTGAGATAGTAAAGGAGAAGTAGTATGGCAGATTACAAGATTGGTCAGATTTTGACCTCAACAGAAGATGTAGAAATTGAAAAGGCATTATCAGGTGAAAAGGTGAAAATTCCAAAAGGTAATAAGATTATTATTGGTGCAGATAAATTTGCACATCATATCAGAAATGGTTTTATTCAACCTTTAGCAGAAGGTTTAACAGTTGAAGGGTATGACACTACTGGTATCGCAGAATATCTTTATATTGTACTTAGAAATCACTTACCTATTGATGAAATGATGGAAGGTTATGAAATTACTAAGCAAGAAATTATTAATGAAATTGAGTGTGCTTTAGATGAAATTTTATAGACCACAGTAAACCGAAGTTTCCTTGTAACTTAGGAGATGGCAGATGAGAAAAAATTACGAATTAGAACTATATAAATTACTAATCAATCCAGAAGAAGACGACATTGACATTTCATATGTAGATGAATTTGGATGGGTTAGTAATACAGAGTTTTATGTTTGGATTAATCTTAATTGGTTTAATGAATTTGTCAAACGATTGAATGATATTTTTGGCTATTCGCTTTTTGATGAAGGTGGAATTGAAGCAAGAATTTGTAGTGATTGTGTATGTATCGACTTAGAAGAAGTTATTTCTGGATATGGTGTTGATCTTGAAGAAGTATTTCCAAGAAGTAAGTATACACATTAAGAGAATAATACAGAGAGGTGAACGAGATATGAATATGTCTGATTTAATTGGTAGAGAAGTAAAAATTGGCGATAAAAAAGGTGAAATAACTAATGTATTGGGTATTGGTTATGAAGTGACATTTTTCAATGTTGTTGATGGCAGAGTATTTATTGATGCAAGAGATATTTATGATTATCTTGTTTAACGAATCTCGCATTTCACAGGAGGATAAGTATTGAAGATTAATGATAAAGAAAATATTAATGAAATCATACTTCGTCATAAAGGTAAAAATATTAAATTTAATTGTTTTATCAAACCATTTCCTTATGTAGAGAGATTGGATTTAAAAGAAAAAGATCCAGTTGAGATTGTTTTTGATGATTTGACAGAAGTAGATGCATTAATTGATATGTTGGAAAGATTCAAACAGGAGTCACAGGAATATATAGGCGTTTGGAAGAGGAGTGGAATTTAAATGGATATTTATAATACAAAACCAAGGAAAATTAAATGTGTTAGAAATGATGATGACGTATGGGGTGGTGGAGGTGAAAATCATCACTTATTGGAAGTAGGAAAAGAATATACACTAGAAGATATTATTGTTCATTCTTGGCACACAATTGTTTATATAGAAGAGTTCCCAGATATGAAATTTAATAGTGTTGCATTTGAAGAAATTGATTAAGGAGAATATCAATATGACACAAGCAATAGGATATTGGTTAATGAGTACAGTCATTACAGCTTTTATTGTTATATTTGATCCAGATTTTGATGTAAAAGAAAAAGTAAAGATGGTTGCAGGATTTAGCGTATTTATAGCATTATTAATGATTGCTGTAATGTTGATGTTAGGTAAATGGAAGTAAACTTGTCTTTCATTGGGAGGTGATAGCTTGAAGGAAGTGTTTAAAATGACTTGCATTGTATTTTTGGTAGTAATGATTATATGTATTGTTGGAATTACGTTGGCATTAGGATTTAGTTTTTTATTATCTTTATTCCTGCCACAGTTAATTGCCTTAGTTGGAGGATTTGTTTTATGTATGTTTACTTTTACTTTTGGAATGATCTTATTTGATCAGAAGTATGGAGAGAATAAATAAGTGTGAGGTGAATGAAATGGAATTAATATTACAAGGTTGGATAGGACGCAATAGCGAAGGCAATTTAGGATTAGCTGAAGAAATTGATGATTACTATGAATCAATAGCAGAATCTATTATGGATTATTTCAATTATACAAAACTAGACAGAGGACTTGGCGAGAAAATCACCACGATTCCAAATGCGAATCTACGTTGTTGGTTCTCTGATGAAAAATGTACTTTAGAAGAAGCACAGATGAACTTTGACAGTTATATACTTACAGGAAATTTATTAACACAAGGACATTATACTGGATATTCTGAATGGACAATCACAGGGTTTTATATTGATGAACTTGTGATTGGTGGTCACGATTTAGAAACAGAGCTAAAGGAACATATTGGTCAGTATATACATTTTATATTAACTGATTAAGAGAATCAATACAATGAAAGGAGTATGTAATGACTGAGAAAGAAAAATTATTAGAATATATTAAGAAACCAGTATTGACCACAGCAAAAAATAGTATGGGTTGTGATGAAAATTGGTATAATTCATATTTTGCAATCAAAGAGACTTTTTCGATTGAAGAAATTAATTCTATGGAGAATAAATGAATATACAAACAATAGAGGCTTTAGGTTATAAAATCATCATAACTGAGTATATCACTAAAGATGTTCAAAGAAGAACTCACAAGAAAAAGCGTATTAACAAGAAATGGTTAAAAAGATACGGCATGAAAATTGTACCAGATAACACGAAAATACTTCTAGTGAATAATACACTTATGATGACAAGAAAATGTTATGAAAAACTAAGAAAATTTACAGATAAAGATGCTGATAGTATGGAAAAATTTTTGAAAGAAGCTACTAAGATGCAATCTCAATAAAGAAGCATTTCCTTAGAGTTCTCGAACAATAAAGAGAGAATATATAGGTGATAATATAAATTATAAGGAGATATGTTTTATGCGAAAAAAAGATAAAAATTTTAAAATTCAATATAAGTTTGAAGACAAAATCTTGTCATTAAAATTTAAAACAGTACAAGATTTTTTACATACTAATTTTCGGAAGAATAAAAATCCTATGTCACCTAAGAATGATACAGAATTGATTAGCGTAACATTAAACAATAAACCATTATTTAAAAAATGTTACAAGTTGCACGAAGTAAAAGTATTATTAAAAGATTTTAATCAATCGGGATTAATTAGGAAAGAAATTTATTCAATAGAAGAAGTTAAAGATAAGGTTAAAAATGTTTTGTTTGAGAAGGATAGACAACTTACAAAAGTTGATTTCGATGGGGATTTAATAAAAGGTAACAGCCAGAGATACCAGACTTTTTTCACTAAAGGTTGTAAATGTGTGGTTTGCGGAATTGAAGGAAAATATTTTGCAAAAGAAAGACATTTACAAGATAAAACTTATCATCTGAATTTGTATGCAGTTGATGATAATGGTGATGAAATTTTAATGACAAAAGATCATATTATACCACATTCAAAAGGTGGTATTGATGATATTAGTAACTATCAAACAATGTGTAAGCTTTGTAATGAAGCAAAAGGCAACAAATTAGAAGATTAAAGAAGAAAGGAAAAATAGAAAAGTTCCTATAGGATAAAGTGCGCACTACTTACTAAGGTAAGAGGAACTTATGTATTGTGCTTATATCACAACATTAAAAGGATTAAGAAAACATAGTAACGCTGATAGATTACAGTGTGTAGAAGTATTTGGACAGAATGTAATTGTAGATTTGAGTTATCAGGAAGGACAGAAAGTAGTCTTCTTCCCATCTGACGGTCAGTTGTCACTTGAGTATGCAACAGACAACAACCTTGTAAGAAAGAAAGATGAGAATGGAAACAACATTGGTGGTTATATGGATGCTGAGAAGAGAAATGTAACCGCTATTAGACTTAGAGGTGAGAAGTCAGAAGGACTTATATTACCTGTTGAGACACTTTCTAAGTATACAGATATTTCAAAATTAAAAGATGGTGATCAGATTACAGTTCTTGGTGGTCATGAGATTTGTCAGAAATATATTCCTAGGGGAAAGAATCGTTCAAGAAGTAATGGAAATAGTTCAAATAAGAAGAACAAGTTTCAGAAGGAAACAGTATCATATCCATTTTTTGAGGAACATAAAGATACTGCACAGCTTGCATATAATATGTCAGCATTTAAGCCAGGTGATACTATTTATATTACTCGTAAGCTTCACGGAACATCGGCTCGTACCATGAAGACTGTTAAGGTTACAAAGAAGAATAATAAGTTAAGAAGATTTTTACATATGCAGCCAAAAGTTACTAGAGAAGTTTCTGTTGTATCTGGTAGCAGAAGAGTTGTATTAAAGGATATGACAAAGAATGATGGATATTATTCTGATAATAGTTTCAGAAAGAAGTATCATGATTTATTAAAAGACAAGCTTCCTGAAGGTGCTGAAATTTTCTATGAAATTGTTGGCTATGTAAATGAAACAACACCTATTATGGGTTCTGTGTCTAATAAAGGTGTTAAAGAAAAGGAATTTACAAAGAAGTTTGGTGACACTACAACATTCTCATATGGCTGTGAACCAGGTGAAAATGAGATGTATGTATATCGAATGACAATGACAACAGCAGATGGAACAGTTGTTGAAGTACCTTGGGAGACTGTAGAAGTATGGTGTGACAAGTTGGGTGTTAAGCATGTACCTGATTTAGAGAAGTTTATTTTTACTACACCAGAAGATTTGAAAGAAAGAGTAAATAAATATCTTGATGGTATGCCAGCAGATGAAATAGGCAAGACACATGTTGCTGAAGGTGTAGTTGTTCGTATTGATAACAGAGCAACATTTACGGCTTATAAGGATAAAGTGTTTGAGTTTAAGGTAATTGAGGGAATCGCCAAAGATACATCTGATGTACCTGATATGGAAGAAGCTGAAGAGTTATTTGAGGAGACTTTAAATGAATAAACCTACATTGTATATCATATGCGGTTTGAGTGGTAGTGGCAAATCAACCATTGCCACTCAGATTGCCAATGAGAATCCAAATACAATAATTATATCATCAGATGCAATTCGTGAAGAATTAACTGGTAATTACGAAGATCAAGAACATAATGAAGAAGTGTTTAAAATTTTTCACAATAGAATACGCAAGAATTTAGAGAATAAAAAGAATGTAATTGCTGATGCAACTAATCTGACTATGAAATCTCGCAGAGCAATTATGATGAAAGTAAATGGTTTAAATGTCAGAAAAGTATGTGTAATTATTCCAAAGCCATTTGAATGGTGTAAAGAAGATAATTTACATAGAGAACACCCTGTACCTGACTTTGTGTTGGATAAGCAGATTAGAAAATTCCAGATTCCGTTCTATGAGGAAGGATTCGATGAGATTATTATTCACAATTTATTAAATAATTACGAACCAAATGATATCCCAGATATGAGAGGATTTGATCAGAAAAACCCACATCATACAATGGATTTATTTGAACACTGTAAATATGCATCAAGATTATTTTGTACAAAATATTCTTATCCTGCAAGATTCAGAATAGGTGCTTTGTATCATGATTTAGGCAAATTAAGCACACAAACATTTGATGAAAGTGGAATAGCTCATTATTATCAGCATCATTGTTATGGTTCATACCAATATATGACAGCTATGTATCATGTTGATTCTGATGTTGTTTTAGATACATGTTTCCTCATCAATTACCATATGATGCCCTTTAATTGGAATACTGATAAAGCAAAGCAGCGTTGGAAAGAAAGATTTGGGGAATATAAGTATAAGATGCTTTTAGATTTCAATGAATGTGATAAAGCGAGGTAACTGTATGAGCAGTATTTCAGTTGGAGAATTAAAAGTGATTCTCAATACATATCCAGACGATTATGAAGTTGTTATGAATATCAAGCATAAATATCCAATCTCTAAGGAAGAAGGTCTTATAGGTTGGTATGCTTATATCAATGGCGTAAAAGCTGACGATGATTTTAGAGAGATTAGGTTGGTGAATTAAGTTAGGAGAATAAATATGTATAAACAGATTATTATTGCAAGAAAAGACCTCGCAATGTCGTCAGGAAAGCTTGCGGCTCAAGTCAGTCACGGCTCTATGGCATTTCTCAGTTGGTTTATTAGAAATAATGCCGATTTAGATGGTCATGTCGATGGTTATATTGACGAAGATATTCTTCATAATTGGGTTGAGGGCGAATTTACAAAATGTGTTCTTCAAGCCAAGAATAAGAATCAGTTGCTAAAAGCTAAGACTATGGCAGAAGAATTAGGAATGGTTGAAGGTAAAGATTTCTGGCTTATAAGGGATAACTGTCACACTGAATTAGAACCCGAAGAAGATGGTAGAGCACTTACTGTAATTGGTTTTAGACCAATGGACAGTGAGATTATTGATCAGATTGGAAGGAAATACCATTTATATATGTAGAAAAGGAGAATATTAAACATGGAAACAATTTTAAGATTATTAGCAGAGAATCCAGAAAGTTTAGGAGCGGTAGTAAAGACATACATTACAAAGTACAAAGAGCCTGTATATGATATTTTGAAGGAACTCATGATTATTGCAAAGGATTATTCTGAAAATACTGAGTATCCTGCAATTCAGGCGAGAACTAAGAAAAATATGTTTGATGCATATATAAATGTTGGATTTACAGAGGATCAGGCATTAGCACTTATGATTAACGACAATATTCAGCTTATGAAGAATATTCAGAAGTCAGTTAATAATACTTCTGCAAAGAAGAGCAAGTAGTGGTTTCGAAGTAAACCAATCTTTCTTGTGAAAATTTTTAATCATATCTAAGCCATTCGGCTATGGGAATCCCAACAAATAAGAGAATAAAATATCAGAAAGGTGGTGAAAAGTAGTGCATCCAAGTGATTTTTTTGAAAATTGCTCATTGAGGACTGGAATTGATACATTTGAAATTTTTGATGAAGATTTGAAACAAAAATTAAAAAATATTCACCCTAAAAATTTCTTAAAAACAAAAATTACTTTACCAGTTTATAAAATAAATTTGTCTTATGTGACAGAAAAAGGAAATTACAAGACAGTTGATAGATATACTGTAATGGATTCGGAGTCAGATGAAGAGTATGTAGATTTTTGGATAGATATGTTTATTCAGGATTATAACAAAGATAATCCAAATCATAAAATGACAAAATGTGAAGTCAACAGTATTGAACGAATCTGCGAGGCTGTGCTACCACTTGGTTAGTTTTTCACCATATGTATTTAATGCCTTTGATTAGCAAAGGTTGTCACAATGATTCATAAAACGGATCATTGGTTTATATGAATCGAAAAAGTAATGTGATAGTGACGTAAAAAGACACTCACTAAGTATGGCTTTACCTCATTGAAATGAAATAAATTTCAGTGAGGAAAGTACATATTGGTACAGAAAGCTAATACAATTGAAGAATTATTACAGGATTGTCCTGTAAACTCAATAATAGGAGACAATTTAATAAGAGCGTGGTCAAAAATTAACAGCCACAAATATTTATATATACTATGTTCTATTTCAGGTGGATCAGATAGTGATGATATGTTGGATATTGTTTATAGATGCGATAAAAGCAATAAAGTGAAATATGTCTGGTTTGATACTGGATTAGAATATTCTGCAACAAAAGAGCATCTCAAATATTTAGAAAATAAATATGATATAACAATTGATTCGTATAAAGCAATTAAGCCAATCCCACTATCGTGTAAACAATATGGACAACCATTTCTATCTAAGCAAGTCAGTGAATTTATCCAAAGATTACAAAAACATAACTTCCAATGGGAAGACGAGGATTTTGATACGCTATATAAGAAGTATCCGAAGTGCAAATCCGCATTGGAATGGTGGTGTGGAATAAAAGGTAATGATAGTCAATTTAATATCACTCATAATAAATGGCTAAAAGAATTTATGATTGAAAACCCACCAACATTTAAAATTTCTAACAAATGCTGTCAATATGCAAAGAAAGATGTCTCACATAAGCTTTTAAGAGAAGGCGTATATGGCGATGGAAAAATACCATTTGACCTAAATATTGTAGGTGTAAGAAAAGCCGAAGGTGGAGCAAGAGCAACTGCATATAAAAGTTGTTTTGATGAAAATGATTCTGGTTGTGATAATTATAGACCTTTATTTTGGTATAAAGATTCAGACAAAATAGACTATGAAAATGCTTATGATATTGAACACAGCAAATGTTATACAGAATATGGACTGAAAAGAACTGGTTGTGCAGGCTGCCCATTTGGCAGAGATTTTGAATACGAATTAGAAGTAATTCAAAAGTATGAACCGAAACTTTATAAGGCTGTTAATAATATTTTTGGAGATTCTTACGAATATACAAGGAAGTATCGTGAATTTGTAAAGAAAATGAATAAAAAGTAGAGAATAACAAATTGAGAGGTTACGAAAGCCTTGTAAATAAGGTTTTTAAAATCTCAAAATATAAAAATATTACATATAAAGGAGATTAAAATGAAGAACACAAATTGGAAAGTGCCAGTAATTATTGGCGTAGGAGTATTAGCAGTTATTTTGATGATTGTATTTGGTGTACAGAGTTCGCAGAATAAAGCTATTGCACTTGAGGAGCAGGTAAATACAGCGTCATCAGATATTAAGGTACAGGAAAAACGAAGAGTTGACCTTGTATATAACCTTGCTGATTGCGTAAAACAGTATGACAAACATGAAGCTGATACATTGACAGCAGTTGCAGATGGTCGTGGATCAACAGGAGATATTGAGAATGTAACAACAGCTATTACAGCAGTTGCAGAAGCATATCCTGAGTTGAAGTCCAATGAGAACTATAAGACTCTTATGAATGAGTTATCTATGACAGAGAATATGATTGCAGAATATCGCAGCAATTACAATAAACAGATTAAGGAATACAAACGATATGTGAGAAAGTTCCCTACAAGATAGTTTCTTGGATTGCTTGGATATGAAGTACAGGAATATGAGTATTTGGATTACAATGCACCAGTTGATGCTCCACAGGATTTGTTTAAAGAGGATTAGTCTATGAGATATGGTAGAAAAGGTTTTGATTTTGGCGATTTTGAAATAACAAAACGTGAAATCTTGGCTAGTATTTCTATCATTGCAGTTATGATTCTGTTTGGTATTCTGATTTCTTCCAAGATTTCAGAACACCAAATGGATAAAAATGAAATTTATAACAAGGCTGTTAAGATAGAAAGTCAAGAAATGTTCCAATACGGAATGGACACAAATGTTGGTAATGCGTTTGTATATGGTGATTTAAAAGCAGTAGATACAGTTACATATCCTGAAATTGGTGGAGAATATATGTATGTAGAAAAAGTCAAAGAGAGATATACGATGCATACAAGAACTGTTACATATACAACGGGCAGTGGAAAAACAAGACAAACGCATACAAGAACAGAAACATATTGGACTTGGGATAGAGTTGGAAGTGAAGATATTAAGTGTAAAGAAGTATCATTTTGTGGAGTAAATTTCACAAGTAATAAAATTGATTTACCTGGTACTGATTATATTGACACCATCAAGGAGTCAAGTCATGTAAGGTATAAATATTATGGTGTGGGAAATGAATATAAAGGAACAATTTTTACAGATTTGAGAAATAAAACTATTTCTGATAACACATCATTTTATAATAATTTGACTATTGATGAGACGATAGAAAGGTTAGAATCTGATTTCCCAATTATTATTTTCTGGATCTTTTGGGTTATTTTAATCGGTGGAATGGTATTTTGGTTCTACTATTTGGATAATAGGTGGTTAGATTAAGGATAGAAAGGAGAACAAATGAGTAGCAGTAGCATTTATGGAATAAGAAAAGATTATACAGGGGAAGAAATATTAGAGTATAAAAATTCGTGGTGTTTTTCTCCTATAATTTGGAGTGTCTTGCCAGACAAATATATTCATGACTACATTCAAACACCGTATGGATATAAAAAAGGAATTATTGGAATGGATGGAAATGATGTATGGACAAGAACTAATAAAGCTATCAATGAATGTGATAACACACCTGATAGAGTTTGTTGGGAAATGTCGAACCAACAGATTTTTCATACATCTGACAAACAAATTATTTCAGATTCTATTATGCAATTCTTAAAACAAAATGATGCATATGATGTATCAGAAGAAGATAATGTTCCCGTTTTAAAAAGAGAACATATTATTGAGAGATTTACAGAAATAGCAAATGATATTTTATCAATTGATGAAAAAGAATTTCCATATTTTGTATTTAAAAATACAACAGTTGATGATGGTGTTGAGAGATGGTTTGAAAAATATGACGAGGAATCTGATGAGTATGTTTCGTGTGCAATGTCAGAAAATACAGATGATTTTTATGCAGAATTTGTATTTTTCAAAGATGGAAAAATTAATAAATTTGTAAGCAACAAAGATTATCAGTTTGAATCATAGAAAGAAATTTTTCTTTCTTGGGAGGTGATTAATATATTTCGTATAGAGAAAACTGAAGTTGTAAATGGATGTGATTGTTGGGGAAGACCAGAATATGATGATGTATATGAAGTTTATTGTAATGATGAATTTGTATGTCGTATGTCAAGTGATCCAACAATATTAGTTGATAAGATAAATGATGTTTTAAATAGTTATAGGAGAATAATTATATAGGACAGCTAATTAATAAAACAGTATTATGAAAATCGGAGGAAAAGAATGAAAAGAGGAGATATTATTGAATTAATTGAGGATACAACATTTTATAAAAAAGGTAAGAAGGCTTATTTTATTGGTAGATCAAATTTTAATCCTAATAAAATTGAAATTGTTTGGGTTGGTGAAGAACAGGCTTATAAAGATGGCGATATAGACGAATTTCCAGTTAGATTGTTTAAGCAGGTGGAACATGTCAATAGGTGATGGAAGAAAAACATATTCAGACAGCACATTAAAATCTATGACAAAAGACGAACTGATTGATATTATTCGCTGTTTAGAAAGTAATCTTAGAAATGCTTATGAGACAAATGCTGTCCAATATGATAATTGTAAGAGATTGTTGAGTGAAGAGAAGAATAAAACACTTGATGAAGTTCTAAAGGCTTGTGACATAGAATGTGGATTTTACAGTGGCGATGTTAAGAATCTTACAAGACATGTTTTGATGAGAGTGTTGGATGGATTGAGAGAATAAATAAGAGGATGCATTATGAAAATTATAGCAGGTAATTATTTTGGTAAAAATATTCAGTTTGTATGTAGATGCTGCAACTGTGTATATGAAGTTGAATCAAAGGATGATTGGAATGTTCGAATGATATTTCCTAACTATTGTAGTTTTAAATATAAAGTTCCTGAATATGAAGTAGCTTGTCCTAACTGTGGTCATAGAGAATATCTTGGTTGCGATCAAGATGACTTGATAGGAACTGAATCTGAAAACCTACACTGTCCTTGGATTCCATTATTGAAGAAGAGAGAAGATTGGAATAAACGATATAGGGTTGAGCCAATAAGAGAATAATTTAATAAGAAAGATTCGTTCTTTTGGAAATATGGAGGTAAAAAATGGAGAAATTTTATATTGTAACAAATGAAGATTTTTTAAAAGGGTTACATCGTGATGAAGTAATAGAAAAAAACAGAAGAGAATTTATCAAAGATTTTTTCAATCGCATAGGAATAAGTGGAAATCATTATTATATGCGTGGAGGTGGTAATGTTAATGTTGCGTTTAATGAAACACAAAAAAGTAATATTGAATTGTATATCGATGATGTGCAGGAAAATAGTGAAAAATTTGGTAATCAATTAAACAAGCCTAAAATGTTTGAAGGTCAAAGTATGAGAAAGTTTAAAAAAGGCTGCAAAATATTAAAGCAATTTCAAGATGAATGTATTAAAAAGGAGATAGTTATTAATATTTATCCTTTGAGGTGTGGAGACTACTTCGAAGAAACCGAAATGGGTGGCTACTCAAGAACAAGTTTTAAATACAATGGAAAACAATACTTGCGTATGAGCACTAATCGCTATAATTCATTAACTCCTTGTGAAAATGGCTTTGAAGAGATAAAAGGTAGTGAGTTTTATAAAGCATTTGAAGAATTTGAATCAAAAAATGAGTAAATATCGGTTTCTTGCGAAGTTTAGAAAGAGAGGAAATATGAAAATTTTAGAAGGACACGAAAAAGAATACAAGGATTGGTATGATAAGAATAGTGACGGTTATGGTAGAGCTTGTTTTACATATGCTGAAAGATGGGCAGAAATGTTAGAGAACAAGATTGAATCTTCTACAGAAGATGCTATGAAAGTTATTGTTGATAATGCTGATAAGTTAAGCCATGAAGCAGACACAGAGGGCATAACAGGGGTTATGTACGGATACGCAGTTAGTATTCTTTCACAATGTTGGGAATACGGAGAGTATTTAAGAAAGTGGCACAATAAGGAATACAACTATGATGGCAATGGTGTTGTAAATCCAGCAATTTTGACAATCGGTTAAAAGAATATAAAAGCAAAGAGAGGACAATTAAAATGACAAGTTACGAATTTGAAAAAGCTGCAAAGAATGCAGTGATTCAGACATTGAGTGAAAATATCAGTATTGACCAGTTGGATCTTGTGTGGTTTGCACATGAGTTAGGTTATAAGAAATGTACTATTTGGGGACAGCCAATGGGTAACAAGTATGCGGAAGTTACTTATAACAGAGATAAAGATGAGATGTATGTAGATATTTATCAGAAGATTATTAACAACAAGATTTCGTCTGATGAGTTCAATTTTGAAGCGTAAAGGAGAATATACATATGAGTAATTTGAAGGAAAAATTAACAAAAGGTGGAGCAACGACAGTTATTGTCATTACAATTTTAGCTGTATGCTATGGGCTTAGTTGGATTGTTACATGTGGAATCATTAAGCTTATTACAATGTGTTTTGGATTAACATTTAAGTGGTCTATTGCAACTGGTATTTGGTTGATTATCTGTATTTTAAGGTCAGTTTTCAATGTAACAGTGAAGAAATAGAGTCGAAGGAAACTGACATTTCTTGACCAAATTGAAGACAAGGAGAAATAAAATGTGTACTGATATAGTAATTGCTTTGTTAAGCATATTTGTAATATTGAGTATTTTATTTGTAGGATTCTATATATGCTGCAAAGCGGATATTGAAAATATATATATTCTCAATTCTATAAAGAATTTCGTTATTGATTTATTTAAAGATAGAAATATTTTAGGTAAATTTCTTTCAAGTGTTGTATTTTTATTATCTATTCCAGGCATGTTATTTGTGATTCTTTTAGCAATAGCGGATATGTTCGTAATGTTATTTATAAAAATATGGAAGTTAGGAGATAGATAAAACTTTATATAAATAAGAGAATATATAGTTGAAGGTGAGACTATTAAAGTTATTATTGATTTTATTCTGAACATTTTACATAAAATTTTATGGTCGTTAGGAATGATTGTAATATCTTTTGCTATTTTTATTGGTATTTCGTGGCTGCTAGATGATTTGAATTGGTACGAATATCAATCAGACTACTACAAGGAAGGTACTGTTATAGATAAGACAACTATTGGTCATCAAGTTGGATATGAAATGTATTTAACAGTTGAATTTGATGACGGAACAGTTTGCACTTATCGACCACAAGGCAGAAGTGATTATCCAAATGATAATTTATTCAAACAATTAGCGGTTGGAAAAACTTATAATTTTAAAATGGGTAAGTTTATTGACAATCATTATGGTAGAAAGAAAAGTGAAAAAGTAGAGAATATTATATCAGCAACGATAATCAGTTAGTTTGTAGAGGTGAAAAATTGAAAATATGTGTAACAGGTCATAGACCGAATAAATTATATGGATACAATCTATCTGATCCACGTTGGCAGAGATTAAAAGAGCAATTCAAATCAATTTTAAAAGAGAATAATTGTGAGGAAGCAATTACAGGAATGGCTCTTGGAGTTGATACGGTATTTGCATTGGCAGTATTAGAATTAAAAAACGAGGGATATGATATTAAACTGCATTGTGCAATCCCTTGTAAAAATCATTCCTGCAAGTGGATTAAAGAAAGTGTTGACCAATACAATTACATTCTTTCTAAAGCAGATATCGTCAAGTTGGTATCTGACGAAGAATATAAGCCTTGGTTAATGCAGAAAAGAAATGAGTATATGGTTGATTTAGCTGATAAAGTTATTGCGGTTTGGGATGGTTCAAAAGGTGGAACAGCAAATTGTGTAAAATATGCCGAAAAGGTTGGTAAAGAAATTATCAGAATTGAACCATAGAACAGAGAATATATAGTTTGAGGTGAGAAAATGGATAATTTTGCAAGACATGAATATGATGGAAAAATTGATGACAAAGTAAAAGAAGAACTTCGGTTAGCAAATATTCCAGTATTTAGATTACCGTATTATATGAATACAGAAGTAAAAACAAGATATATTGGTATCTTAAATGGCTTTGTATTTTATAGGGCTTGGACATATTGGGTTTGCAATGGAGATATGCCATTGGATATAGCAAACAAAATATATGAGAAATACAAAGAGCTAAATATTAGAGCAGGTGGTCATTGTGGGAATGAACCTCCAATTACTCAATCTTATAATCCGATTTATGAGAAAGAAATGAATCAATATCGTGATGAAGTTGGGTTGGAAAAATTTATTAAAACGTATAAAGATGTAATTCATGATGATAAGAGTCAGCCAAGATTTGTTGATACATATCATATAGATACTCAGCTTGGTTTGAATAAATTAGCAGAAACAATCAGGAATAATAATGTTATTTGCAAGATGAAAAATCTTGAATAATTAGTCTTAGCGATTCAGCTAACAATTTCCCAAAATAAAAGAATAAAAGTTAGAGGTGAAAAATGTGAGTATGGTGAATTTAAATTTACACATAATTGTATTGATTGTGTTATGTCATTTAATTGGTGATTATGTGTTGCAATGTGATTTTATTGCACAGACAAAAGGAAAGAATTGGTATCATTTATTTGTACATTGTGCATTATATTGTGTTCCATTCTTAATAGTATTCGGTTGGACATGGCAGTTGGCAGTAATCTTTATTTCACATCTGATTATTGATCCGTTGAAAGCGAGATGGAATAAGATTACATATACTACAGACCAAGTATTACATTATATTATCGGAATGCTTTATCTGATTGGTTAATCTACCAAACAATTTCCAATAAAATTAAAAATCAAAAAAGAGAATAAGTAAGTGAAAGGAAAATTATATGAAATTATTTAAAACAGTAGACGAAAAGTTAAAAGAGATTGGTTTTGTAAAAACAAAAGAGAATGAATATGGTGTAGAGTATGAAAAAACCAATGCAACTGATACATACGAGTATATCCATAAAGTTTGTATTCTACATAAAAGTTCTGGTAAACACATTTTACAGTCTTATGATCCAGATTTGATGGATGAAAAGAAAGTTGGAAATACATGTGTTGGTCTTACGGGATATGAGATGAAGTTATTTCTTAAAAAGATGAAACAGATTGGTTTATATAGTAAATAACGAGTGAGGAATTCACTGTTTCATTCGGATTTTGAGGAGGTGAGAAGATGTTACAGTTTAGATTTAATGAAGATTTTGCAAATAATTGGAAGTCAGGACAGATTGTTACTTGTGAAGAAAAAGAGAATGATTTTTTAGTTGATAATGTGGCTCTTATTGAAAAGGAAGAACTTCTGAAACATGGTGAATTTATCACAATGAATGTTGAGATTTTAGGACATATGGAATCAAATGGCGCAGATGATTTATTTGTGTATGATAGAGATTTTAAACCAGGAGACACAGTGCAACATTTCAAAGGTGGTTTCTATAAGATTGTTGCCATTGGAACTAATACAGAAACAGAAGAAAAGATGGTTGTATATCAGAGTTTAAAGGATAAAAGAGTATGGATTAGACCATATGAAATGTTTATCAGTAAAGTGGATAGAGAGAAATATCCAAACGCTGATCAGTCATATAGACTTATCAAAGTAAAGATTACTGCTTAGTAATCAGTCTTGAACAATTCAGTTCAAAAATTCCAAAAATCAAAACTGAATAGAGGATATAAATATGGGTGGAAGAACAGCATACCCTTGGGTTTTTACGCTCAAAAATCACTGATTATACATAGATGTTTACATAAATTAACTTCTGTGTTCCGTCCTTTTTGGGCGTTTAGATAGATTGTTTTATTAACAATATTTATATAAATTTTTTAATTTTAAGGAGGACAAGTAATTTGGCAAAGACAAAGGAAAGAAAAGCATTAAAAAAAGGTAAGGCAGCATTCAATCTTATCGGTCGTGTAAAAGTAACAGACAAGACATTCAATCTTGACAATAGTTATGATTCTGGTTGGACAGATAACAGTATGTATGTAGGTGTTGATTGTGGAAACGGCAACATAGTATATGCAGAGATGAGAAGTGGTTTCTTCCCTGACAAGGATAATGTAATTCGTGCTTACAGTAAGGATGAGAAGGACGATGCAGGAAAGAGTAAGTCAGTAGAGATTGCGTGGGAGGATCGTCTTGATGAGTCTCTGTATGATAGCATTTCAGATTCTTCATTCTTAACAGTTGGTGTTGAGAAAGATGTAAAGGATAAGACTGTATATAAGAAGTTCCTCACAGCTTATGATGCAGTAGAGTATCTGAACGAGCATCTTGAGGACGGAATGATTGTAAATGTAAAGGGTACAATCGGTTACAGTGAGTATGAAGGTAATGTTTCTACAAAGAAAGAGATTACATCTATTGTACTTTCAAAAATTGACGATGAGGCAGATTTCAAGGCTACATTCTCACAGACAATTCTTGTTGATTCAAAGAGTGTTGGAAAGAAAAATGATGATAAGGGTACTATGGAACTGACAGCATATGTTGTTGACTATGTTGGAAAGCCTAAGATTGACGGAGAGAAGATTGAAGTTAAGAAGAATGTTACATACCCTAAGACATTTGAAGTTGCTATCAATGAGAATCCAGAGATTACAGCTAAGATGCTTCAGAGATTTTTCAAGCCTAAGAAGGGTAAAATTACTGAGATTACAGTTACAGGTAATTTAGTAGAGGGTGGATCTACTGTGAATATTACAGAAGATGATATTCCTGATGATATCAAGGAACTTATTGAAATGGGACTGTATTCAGAAGAAGAAGCAGAGAAGAAGATTGCAGTAGGTAATGGCAATCGTGAGAGAAGAATGATTATTGTAAAGCCTGACATTACATATGTGGGAACTGGTGACGATAGAAAGCCTACTGTAGCATTTGAAGATGGCAAATATGATGAAGACGACCTTTATTTCTACGAGCAAGCATTACTTGATGCTGGTGCAGAACCAAGTTCAGATGATGATACAGATTCAGAGAATGAGGAAACTTCGTCAGAAGATGATGACCTTCTTGCAATGCTTGAAGGCATGAACTAAAAAAAATACGCTTGCCCTGTTTAATACAGGGTTAGCATTTTATTAAAAGAATATATACATTTTAGGAGGACAAAAAATTGGCATTTAGAAAAGCAAGAGAAGCAAAGATTGGTGGAAAATTTTTAGCATATGGTTATGAGGGTTCTGGTAAGTCATGGTTTGCTCTTACATTCCCAAAGGTTGCATGTATCGACTCAGAGACAGGTATTGCTCACTATGAGGGCAAGGATATTACATTAGCAAATGGCAAGACTTACAACAATCTTATTTTAGTAGACGACACATCAGACCTTGATGATTTAGAGGATGATATTGACGAAGCAGTAGATTCGGATGAGATTCAGACACTTGACATCGACTCGGAGACTAAGTTTTATGCAACAATGCAGGTTGGAGCTACAGAAGTTGAAGAGAAGAAAGCTCGTAGAAAGGGTGGAGATGTTGACGATACAGTAGTTTCTCAGAGACAGTGGGGACGTATCAAAATTATCAACATGAAGCTTCAGCAGGCTAAAATTGACCTTTCTGCAAAAGGTAAGCATGTTGTGTCAGTTGCACAGGCAACAGAAGTATATGAAGGAACAGGCGATAACCGTAAGTTAGTTGGCATTAAGCCTGATATGCATAAGTCAGTTAAGTTTGATTATGATACAATCCTTGAGTTCTATAAGGAAGAGAATGGCGAGGATGTCCGTTATTTTGCAAAGGTTAAAAAGGATAGAACAAATGTAACTAAGGTTGGACAGATTATTGAGAATCCATCTTATGATATTTGGAAGGATTATTTTGAGTCAATGCACGACCTTGAGACAAATGAGACATCATACAAGAATGACTTAAAGACTTCTACAGATTCTATGGTTGACAAGGCTGAAAAAGCAGAAGAGTTAGCTGCTGAATTTAAAGATGTATTAAAGTCACTCAAGGACAACAAGGATGCTTTGCTCAAAGTAAACAAGCAGATGAAGGATAAGGATGTTTCATTAAAGAATCTTGAAATGCAGTCACCAGATACTCTTACAGAGTTAATTGATTTTGCCAAGTTACAGTTAGCCTAATTAAAATTATGCTCCGACAGGTTAATTGCCTGTTGGAGTTTTTAAGAAAGGATGATTTGGTAAATGAGAAATATAAAAAAGAAAGATAACGAGCAGTGGATTGAACTATGTGAGTATGTAAAAAAAGAGATTCTTGAATACGATGATAATATGAAATTTCCACAGTATCTCGCATTAAAGCTACAAGGTATTAAACGTGGCGAACATATAGCGAATAATAATCATGAAGCAAAAGCTAATTATGATGATTACACAATTTTATGTACTTTTAAGTTGTGTAAGAGAAAAATTGTTACATATTTACATGAGAATGAAAAGAAAATCAAAGATGAAAAACATAAAATCAATCTTATTATGAAAATGATTGAACCTGAAATCAACGATGTGTATTTGAGATTACAGAGAGCAGAAAGAGCAAAAACAAAAGTTGAAAATGTAGAATATGAAAATCAGAACCATGATAGTGCAAGCTATGTAAAAAAGACGAAAGAAACAAGCGATAGAATGAAAAAACTGTTCTGAGGAGGTATTAATTGGCTACTACAAAAAAAGAGAATAAAAAATTAACGCCTTATCAAGAAGAAGTATTAAAAGCAGCAAAGCAAATCAAAGAATATAAAGTAATAGCAGAGGCTAATATAGTAGCGATTCTATATAAACAGCCCGAATTATTTTTTGATTATACACTGGAATTAGAGGATTTTAGTGAAAATACGTGGCGTGTTTATTGGCAAATCGCTAGTGATTTATTGGTTGTTGAGAAAAAGTCTGTTTTAGATGATATGACTGTTGGTTTGTATCTTGAAAAACATCCAAAACTAAAGAAGGAATATGACGACTACGGTGGTTATGAGACAATTGACAAAGCAAAAGAATATGTCAATGTCAGTAATATGGATGGGTATGTAAAAGAGCTTTACAAATGGAAAACTGTCCTTGTTATGTTAAAAAACAACTTCCCTGTATGCAATCGTATTAATGAATTTTGTGATATGTCATTGGATGAAATTTATGAAGAATATGAAGCAATGATAAATCACATTTTTGTAAATGCTGCAAGAGACGTTGAATCCTACAATGCTTGCGAAGGAATTAATCAGTTTATTGACGATTTGAATTCTGGCAAAAGCGTTGGATTGCCATTACATAATTGTGACATTCTTAATAAGGAAATAGGTGGATTCAATTGTGATGGGAATATTTATGGTCTTGGTGCTAATTCAGGTGTTGGTAAATCTACAACTGCTATGAATTATATTATTCCATCAATTCTTCATTATGATGAAAAGGTTGTATTTTTTATCAATGAGGAAGATCAGACAAAAGTTCAAAGAGAATTAGTTATATGGGTTGCTAATAATGTCTTTAAATTTGATTTACCAAAGTACAAATTGCGTGATGGTAAATTTGATGAAGAGACAATGGGACAGCTCAGAAAAGTTGCTGAATGGATTGAAGACAAAAAAGAGAAACAAAATATTACAATAGTTCCTCTTGAGAGATATTCAGTAAATATTGTAATTAAATTGATAAAAAAATATGCAAGTCTAGGTGTTAGATATTTTGTTCTTGATACTTTAAAAGAAAGTTTTGATGCAAAGACTGATGAGATATATAAGTCAATGACACGAGATATGGTTAAGCTATATGACGTTGTAAAGCCAACAGCAAAAAATGTTGGGCTATTCGTAACTTATCAGCTTGGTAAGGCTAGTATCAAAATGAGATATTTAACAAATAATGAAATTGGTCTTGGTAAAAGTATTGTAGATGTTATGAGTGTAAATCTGATGATCCGTAGACCTTTTGAAGATGAATTCGAGGGTGGCAAACATGAGATTGTGGGTTATAGATTTGATGGAGTTAATGGTAAAAGTAAAATTCCATTTAAGTTAAAACCAGATAAACATTATATGATTACTTTTATTCCTAAAAATAGGTTTGGTCAAACCGATGCTTTCCAAATTATAAGTGAATTTGATTTTAGTACAAATACAAATAAAGATATTGGTATTTGCAATATTGTACAGGATTGGTGATTAATATGGCATGGAGCGTTTATATACATATTACACCAAGCAACAAATATTATGTTGGAATTACTAGCAAAAAACCTTGTGAAAGATGGCGAAATGGATTTGGATATTATTCTCAGAAATATTTCTATAATGCAATTCAGAAATATGGATGGGATAACATCTATCATGAGGTTGTTGCAAGTAATTTAACAAAAGAAGAAGCTAATAATTTTGAAAAGTTATTGATACAAAAATTAAAATCTAACAATAGAGAATTTGGATACAATATTACAATTGGTGGCGATGGTGTTGCAGGTGTAAAGCATACAAAAGAATGGTGTAAACAACATTCGAAAGACATTCAAGGAGAGAATAACCCTATGTATGGTAAAAAACATACAGAAGAAACATTACAGAAAATTAGTGCTTCAAGGACAGGAAAATGCGTAGGAAAAGATAATCCTTTTTATGGGAAACATCATACACAAGAAAGTATTAAAAAACTTCTTGATAGTAGAAGGTGGTATAAGCCATCAACGGATTCAATAATGAAAACAGCGGAAAAGAATAAGAAACCTATTGTTCAAATCAATAAAGATACAAATGAAATTATAAAAATATTCCCATCAACAAAAGATGCAGCAATAGAACTTGGCTTGGATCGTGGAAGTATTACTAAGTGTTGTCAACATAAAAGAAAGACTGTTGGTGGTTATATATGGGAATATAAGAAGAATGTTTCATAAATTTGTGATGGAGGCGGTGAGCGTGTATTAATGCAGATGAACTTAAAGAATACATTATAGAGAATAATTGTATAGAACAGATTTTATTATCGTTGGAATGTCATGGACTACACGAATATCCTACTGAATGGAGAGCCGCCTTGCCACAAGGCAATAATAAAACTGCTATATGTGTAAAGAAAGATACATTATCAGTGGCAATTAGAAGTTCGGAAGAAAATAAGCGTGGAGATATTTTTACATTGGTTATGACAATAAAGGGTATATCTTTTGGGAAAGCTAATAAATATCTCCACAATATTTTAGGTTTGAAATATTCATATAGTAAGAGTGATAACAAAGATAATAAGAAAGATCCATTAGCAATCTTCAAAAAGGTGAAACGCCAAAGATACACAATTGATAAAAATGTTCCAGTATATGATGATTCATGTATGAAAGAATATATTGATTTACCATATATTGATTGGGTTCGTGAAGGCGTTATGCCTTTTGCATGTAAAAGATTTAACATTGGATATTCATATGATAGAAAACGAATTGTTATTCCTGAACGAAAGTGGGATGGAGATGACAATGAATATATAGGTATCAGTGGGAGAACTACTGTACCAAACTATGAGATGTTTGATATCCCGAAGTTTTTTAAGTTATCCAAAACATATCCAAAAGGAATAAATGTATATGGGTTAAATGAGAATTATCAAACAATTCAAGAGGCTGGTTATGCAGTCGTCTTAGAAGCACAGAAATCGGTGCTTAAAAGGTATTCACGAAAAGATGGTACGGCTATTGCAATAGGAAATTGTGAGCTTACAGAAGAACAAGTTAGGATACTAATTAGTTTAAATGTAGAAATTGTAGTGGCTTTAGATGAAGGAATTGATATAAACCATATTAGACAGGAATGTGATAAATTTTACCCTATTAGAAAAGTAAGTTACATATATGATCGTTGGGATTTGATTAAGAAAGGTAGTAAAGATAGTCCTGCTGATATGCCAAATAAAGTATACAACTTCCTTCTCAAGCATCGTGTTTTATATGATGAGTCAGAAAGGAGAAAGTTAAGAGATTGGCAAGAAAGACAAGTAAAGAATTAACAGAAATTTGTAACAAGTTTGGTGTTAATACATTATGGTCATGGTCAAGGTATCATTGTTACAAACAAGATAGATGGGAATATTTTTTGAAATACATCCTACACAAGAAAGAAGATAGAACAAATAGTATTTATTGTGTATCTGGTGGTAATGTACATGATATTATTGAGCAGTTATATACTGGCAAAATTAAATATGAGGATATGCCAGATTTATATGAAGATAGCTTATTTACAATGAATTGCGCAGAACTCAAATACAATCGCAGTGATTCTGATAAAAATGATGCAATAGCAAATAAATATGAAAATTGCATTAGACATTTCTTTAAAAATCATGATCTGATTACTTTCCCACATAAAGTTGAACATTTTATTACAATCAAAATATCTGATGATATTTATATGCAAGGATATATTGACATGCTTTATATTGAGTCATGCAAAGATGAAGATGGCAATGAGAAAAAGCGTGTGCATATTGTAGATTGGAAAACATCTACACGTTATCAGGGTGCAAAAATTGATGCAGAGTGTGGTCAGTTAGTTATTTATGCTGAAGGTATTAGACAAGCATTAAATATTCCATTGAAAGATATTGTATGTGAATGGAATTTCTTAAAATATGTCACAGTTACTATTGAACAGAAAAATGGTAAGAAAAAAGATAGATATATAGAAAGAAATTCTATAGGCGAAAGTCTTATCAATACGGCAAAGATGTGGCTGAAAAATTTCGGATATGAAGATGATATTGATAAATATGTTGATGAGATGATATTAAACAACAATATTGATTGTTTACCAGATGAGGTTAGAGAAAAATTTGAAATCCATGATTGTTATGTACAAGTACCTCTAACAGAAGAAAAGATTAACGATTTAAAAGAAGACATTATCAATACAGTCGAAGAAATTAACTCTAAAGAGAGAGAATATAAAGATAGCAAAGATGAAAATATCTTTTGGCAAGAAGTGACAGATGCCGATGAATTTAGATTGGCAACCCTCTCAGGATATTCTAGGTCGTTGCATAAACCATATGACCAGTATTTAAAAGAGAAGGAATTGTTCAAAGGAGAAGCTGAATCTGATTCCGATACAGACGAAGATGATTTATTAGCATTTGTAAATAGTTTATAGACATAGGTAGGTGAGAAGTTGAGTAATTTAACAGTATTACATTTACATAGTATGGATTCTAACCCATATAGCGGTCTTGAAGTTGACTCAATCACCCCTTTTCAAGCTTATATTGACAAAGCAAAATCAGAAGGAATGAAAGCCATTGCTTTTACAGAGCATGGCGCAGTCCTTCATAATGTTGCAAAAAGACAGGCATGTGAAAAGGCTGGGTTGAAATATATTAATGCAGAAGAATTCTATGTAACAGAAAAAATTGATATGGATAATCTTCAAAGAGACAACTATCATTGTTGCTTATATGCAAAGAATTATGATGGGGTATTAGAACTTAACAAACTTTCTTCTGATTCATTTAATCGTAATGATGGTCATTTTTATTATAATCCACGAATTACCTTAGAGGAACTTGAGAATACATCAGATAATATTTTAGTATTAACAGCTTGTGTTGCAGGCATGTTATGCAAAGGAACGAAAGAAGTGCAGGAAAGATTTCTGAAATTCCTTATTAAAAATAAGCATAGATGTTGGTTGGAAATACAGCCACATAATTTTGACGTTCAGATTTATTACAATCAGTATTTGTATAGAATTGCTCAGAAATATGGAATGAAGCTTATTGCTACAAACGATGTACATGCTATTGATAAGGATCATATGATGGGTAGAGCAGTGATGCAGAAATCAAAAAATGTTAATTTCCATGACGAAGATGCGTGTGATTTATCATGGAAATCTTATGATGATATGGTTACTGCCTTTGAATTACAGAATGCATTACCAAAATCAATTTATCTTGATGCAATCGAAGAAACAAATAGATTTGCAGATAATATTGAATCATATGAATTAGATTATAGTAATAAATATCCAAGATTATATCCTGATGCTGAGAAAGAATTTAAGGCACGAATAGTTCAAGGTGTAAAAGAACGTGGAATAAGCAAACTCCCAAATTATAAAACAGAGTATATTCCAAGGATACAGGAAGAGTTAGAAACATATAAACATAATGACGCTATTGATTTTATGTTACTCGATTCAGATTACAAGAATTGGCTGCTGAAAAATAATATGCACTATGGATGTTCAAGAGGTTCTGTATCTGGTAGTGAGATTGCATATTTGATTAAATGTACTGATGTTGATTCAGTTAAATATAAGCTTAACTTCTCACGATTTATGAATCCTGAAAGAATGTCATTGGCTGATGTAGATACTGATATTTACGCAGAAGATAGATATAAGGTGCGTGAGTATCTATTTAATAAGGAAGGTTTGTATTGTTGCAACATTATTACTTTTAATACAATTCAGTTAAAAGCAGCGATAAAAGATATCGGTAGAGCATATGGGATGACTCCTGATCAAACACAAGAATTATCAAATAAGGTAGAAACTGATGATAAAGGCAAGGATTATATGCCAGAAGAAATCAGAGAACAATATCCAGAAATGTTTAAATATATTGATATGGTAATTGGAACAATTACATCACTTGGCAGACATGCAGCAGGAATTGTTTGTAGTCCTACAGATATAAGATATGATTTTGGAACATTGTCTATTACATCAGATCCACGTCCTGTAAGCCAAATAGATATGCACGAAATTGATTCTTTAAATTATGTAAAGTTAGATTTGTTAGGATTAAATGCTGTTGGATTAATTGATGGTGCTTGTAAACTTGCAGGTATAGATTATTTAACACCTGATAAGGTTAATTTCTCAGATGAAAATGTTATTAACTCAATAGCAGAAGATACAACCTTAATATTTCAGTTTGAAAGTGGTTTTGCAAGTGATTCATTAAAAAGAACACTTAGTAAGGAAACTTTGGAAAATATTAAAGCACAGAATGATAATATCTCATATCTTGATGTAATGGCTATGGTTAGTGGTGCTATTAGACCAGCAGGTGAATCTTATAGAGAGCAGTTATTTAATGGTATTTACAAAGATAATGGCAATGAAGCACTTAATAATTTCTTGAAACCTACGCTTGGTTATTTAGTATATCAGGAACAAATTATTGATTTCTTACATGACTTCTGTGGATTTACTATGGGACAAGCAGATATTGTCCGTAGACATTTTGCTAAAAAAACAGGTACTGAAGCAGATATACCTATCATTGAAAATGGTGGATATATGGTAGACATTCATGGTAATAAAGATGATAGATATATTCCAGGATTTATTGCAATTGCGCAAGAGAAGTATGGAATGACCGAAGCTGAAGCAAGAGAGACTATAAAATCATTCTTGGTAGTAATCGAAGATGCATCTAATTATTTGTTTTCACGAAATCATTCCGTTCCATATAGTATGATAGGTCTGTTTATTGGATGGTTAAGATATTACCATAAGATTGAGCTATTAACATCAGCATTAAATGTTTATGTAGACAATAATGAAAAAATGTCAAACATCAAAGAATATATCAAATCGCAGGGAATAGAAATCAAAGGAATAAAATTTGGCAAATCTAAAGCACAGTATTTCATGGATAAAGACGAAAATGCCATTTATCAAGGAATCTCTTCTATAAAATATTGTAATGATCAGATTGCAGATGAATTATATGAATTATCTAAAAATCATTATGATAATTTTGTCGATTTACTTTCTGATATTATTTCAAAAACATCTGTGGATGATAGACAATTACATATTCTTACGACACTAAATTTCTTTTCTGAGTTTGGCAAGAATAAATATTTGTTGTCAATTATTGATATGTACAATTTGTTAGGAAAATGCAAGACGCTGAAAAAAGATAAAATTGTATCACTGAATATTAGAGAAGAAGATGTAAGAAAATGTGCAGAGAAAGAGACACCTAAACAGTATAGTAATGTTGATAAGGTTAAACTTGTAAAACTAATAATAGGTGGTTTAGAGAATAAACCTTTATCAATAAAAGAACAGATTGTATATGAGCAAGAGTATCTTGGAAATATAATGTACAAAAATCCGAAAGCACCAAAAGATATGTATTATGTTCTTGAATGTAAGTTCTATAAGGATAAAACAAAACCATACCTTATGCTTTATAACATAAGAGATGGTGAGTATCTTAAAACAAAAATCACTTCTGGAAAGTCATTCATTGAATCTCCATTTAAAGCAGGCAATGTCATCAATGTAAAAGAATTTGGTGAGAGAAATAAAATGAAGAAGGTTGGTGGCGATTGGATTAAAACAGATGAAAAAGAGAGAATAGTAAAGAAGTGGGATGTATATTAGAAGGAGATGTAAAGTTGGATAAAATAATTGAGTTTAAATGTGTACCAGAAAGACCTGTATATAATTCTACTGACTTCAAAATATATGGTGTTTCTGTTAATTCATTTGAATATCCTGATGTACAGATTGGAAAATATGGCACAGCAACTATTAAAGGTAATATTTCAGAACTCAATCTTGGAGTAGATTACATTGTAAAAGCAAAGGAGGTATCCGATTCTCATGGAGTCGGATACGATGTAATCAATATTAAAAGAGAGAAACCTACTACATTAGCTGCGACACGAAATTTCTTATATGAAATTCTTACACCAAATCAGACAGATGTGTTATTGGAAGCATATCCAGACATCGTAGATAGAATAATGAATAACAGATTAGATGACATTGATTTATCAAGAACAAAAGGTATCAAAGATTATACATTCAATGTTATTAAGAATAAAGTCATAGAGAATTTCAAATTGGCTGAAATTGTAGAAGAATTCAGAGGATTATTTAATCTTTCAACAGTAAAAAAACTGTATGACAAATATACTTCTGTTGACAAAATCAAGGAAGTTATTAGAGAAGAACCATATCAGTGTCTTTGTAGGTTGGGAGGGATTGGTTTTAAAACTGCTGATTCTCTATTGTTGACATTGGATAAAGATGGTAAAGAATGTCAGAAGAATGGGAAAAAGCCAGTTTTATTCTTTGGATTTGATCTTATAACATCATATCAGAGAGCGAAAGCTTGTGTAGATTATCTGCTTGATGAGAATGAAAATAATGGTAATACATATATGCATGTTGGAGATTTGAAGAAACAGTTTGATGTATTAGTGCCAGAAGCAAAAAGTAACTTGCCACTTATTCTTAAAGGTGATAATGATGTAGTATTTGACAGAGAGTTATTAAGCGTATGTAAAAAAGAAACATATGAAACAGAGAAATATATAGCAGAGAGAATAAAAGAAGGATTGCAGATACATACAAAATGGGAGTGTGATTGTTCAAAGTTCCAGGAACTTGATGGTTTTAAGCTAACTGAGAATCAGTGTAAAACATCACAATATATGTGTAAAAATAACATTGTTCTTCTTGTTGGATATGGTGGCAGTGGTAAATCTTCAAGTACACAGGCATTTGTAAATATGTTAAATGCTTATAACAAAAGACATTTACTTTTAGCACCAACTGGTAGAGCTGCAAAGGTACTGTCAGGTTTTACAAATGAAAATGCTATGACAATCCATAGAGGTCTTATGTATATGCCACCTGCTGATTGGGGATTTAATGAAGAGAATAAATTACCATACGATGTAGTAATTGTGGATGAGTTTTCAATGGTAGATATTTTTCTTTTCAGAAAATTGCTTGAAGCTATAGATTTTGAAAAAACAAAATTACTTCTTATTGGTGATGATGCACAGATTCCTTCTGTTGGTGCTGGTAATGTACTTTATGATTTATTGAAATGTGAGGATATTCCTACTATCACGCTTGATAAGGTATTCCGTTATGGTAAAGGTGGTTTATCTACTGTTGCTACAGATACACGAACTGGTACTGAATATTTAGATAAAACCAAAACAGGTATGCAAGTGTTTGGTGAAGATCAATCATATATATTTATGCCGATTCTTCAAGATAAACTTGTTGGATATACTGTAAAACTTTATCAGACATTATTATCCAAGGGGTATTCTGTTGATGATATTGCAGTATTATCTTGCTATAACGTAGGTGATTATGGAACAGTAGCATTAAATAAGAAGATACAAAACGCAGTTAATTCTAATCCAAAGGCGAAAATTACATTTGGAGATACAGAATTTAGATTGAATGACATTGTAATGAACTATGCTAATGATTACAAAGCAATTATCTATAATGAGGAATATATTGATGATAAAAATACAACATTTATTGCTAATGGTGAATCTGGTAGAGTTGTAAAAGTTCTAAAAGATGCAATGGTTGTTGATTATGATGGAACACTTATCTATATCCCAAAAAGTTCTATGAAAAATATTCGATTGGCTTATGCCATCAGTACACACAAATCTCAGGGTGGTCAGTTCAAGGTGGTTGTTTTAATTACGCCTAAAGCACATACCTTCATGTTGAATTCTAATTTGTTATATGTAGGAGAAAGTAGAGCAAAAGAAAAATGTTATCACCTCGGAGAAATTCGTACAGTAAATAATGCACTTAAAAAGAAGGAAAATTTTGATAGAAAAACAATGCTTCAGATATTTATGAAAGCAGAATAACTGTAGAGAATAATACAGTAGAAGAGTAATTTGAATTTCTGGAATGCCCATAAATAGGGCGTTTCAGAGACTCAAAAAGCCAAGGAAAGACGGATTTCATGCCGTTCTTAACACAATATATAGTGGTTGGATAAACACTCAACTGCCATATATAGTACATAACAAAGGAGATGATACTACATATATGAAATTTTATGAACGATTAGAACACTGGTCATATTTATTAAAATCAAAAGCATTATATCATGAGCTGAAATATTATGTAAAGAAACGACAAACACACATTAAACGATTATATGGTTTTAATAGTAGAGGGATCGGTAAAACATATAATCTGATGAAGATCAGTGGTAAATATAAAATTCCTGTTATCGAACCGATGGGAAGCATGGCAGATTATGCATATAAAATGCACTTAAAATTCAATCCAATTGTACTTACACCAAGTCAGTTGAGAGGGAGAGTGCAGCCAGGAACAATTATATTGGTTGATGAAAAACAATTATTGAATGAAAATGCTAAATTTGAATTAGATAGATATATACAAGTTGGATTTGAAACAGAGAATTAAATATAAGGAGAATACTTTATGTGTTCAAAAGACAATTCATATGCAAATACAGACAAAAAGACATTATTTTTATCTGATGATGTAGACAACGAATCTATTGGTAAATTAACATGGAGCATTTTACAACAGATTCGAGAAGACGATGAGAAAGATGAAAAAGAGAAAGATTATAAGCGTGAACCAATTAAACTATACATCAACTCATATGGTGGATCTGTTAGTGATATGTGGGGATTAATTGATGTCATTCTTAATAGCAAAACTCCAATCTATACATATTGTACAGGATATGCAATGAGTGCAGCTTTTAAGATTTTCTTAGCAGGACATAAGAGATATTGTTACAAGCATTCGACATTTATGTATCATCAAATGAGTTGTTGGAGAAGTGGTAAATATCAGGATTTGGTAGAAGACAGAGAAGAAATGGACTGGCTGAATAAAAAGATTGAAGAATATGTAATCGACAGAACAAATCTCAAAAAAGATGATATTAATGAGATTCGTGAAAAGAAGAAAGATTTCTATATTCATTCTGACAAAGCAGTCAAGTATGGAATTGTTGATGAAGTTTTGTAAAGAACAGAGAATAATACAGTAGCAAGCTGATTTCTCGTGGGAGGTGAATCATGAGTAAATCAAAGAAAGAAATAAAAAAGGAATTATATGAGTATTTTTCATATGTGCAGCAAGAGGATAATAAATCACTTCTGGGAGGTATGTCTTGGGACGATATTGCTTGGCATATCAAATATGCAGAAGATAATGGAATATTAAGAACACAGCTAGGTTTTGATTTTCCTAAATTGCTTGGACATCTGATTATTGATGATGAAACATATGAAAAGAAAAAGAGAGAATATACTGAAAGTATTGAAACTTATAACCATAATGCAGACTTGTTAAGAGCTAATAAATGGAAATATAAGCTAGTCGATGATTCAGAAGAAAGCAGACGACATTTGGCTGATACATATATTCAGTATGCAGAAAATTGTAAAGAATTACTAAAAAACTTAGATGTATATCACAAAGAATATTTGGATTATATGAAAAATACTAAACAAGAATCGACAGTTTCTTTGGAAGATTGGAGGTAAAAATGGATACAATTGTTGTAAATTTGTTTGGTGAACCATCAGCAGGTAAAAGTACCTGTGCAATGGATATTACAGCACAATTAAAAAGACACGGTATCAATGCTGAATATGTTTCAGAGTTTGCCAAGGATAAGGTATATGAAAATAATGGTGAGATATTTAAGCATCAGGAATACATTTTTGGTAAACAGTCATTCAAAATGGGACGTGTGAAAGATAAGGTACAAGTTATGATTGTTGACTCTCCTTTAATATTAAGTGCCGTATATAACACTAACGAAGTGTTGGGAGAAGACTTTAATAAGACTGTACTGAATGTGTTTAATTCATACAATAATAGAAATTATCTACTCACAAGATATCACTCTTATGAAAACGAAGGAAGATTCCAGAATGAAGACGAAGCAAAAGAAGTAAGAAAAGAAATTATTGATAAGTTAAATCAGTACAATATTAAATATGAAGAGATTGCTTCTACAGAATCAAATTGTGAATACATAGTAGAAGAAGTTATGGAGGAAATTAGAAATGAACAGCAAAGGACATTTATTTATTAGTTTAGGAAAATCAGCAATCAGAGTAATTGGTGGAATTGTAACATTAGTGAATGGTTCGATTATTCCATTAGCAGTAGGAATTATTGTTGCTGAAGTTGGTGGTGTGTTAGAAGAATTGGTTGATGAGAGATAAGTTAATAAGAAGAGGTAGAAATGAAAGTAGTAAATCTGATTAATAAATTAAATGAAATTGGATATGACGAAAACACAGAGCTGACTTTTAGCTGTGTAGATGGAGATTCAGGTGAATGTTATGATATTCCATTTGATGAAATTAGTTATGGAGAAAAATTAACTGGTGAACCTTATCATAATGATGCAATTGATATAGGTTTAGATGTTGATTCGGTAAAAGATTATATCCAGGCTAAGTCTGATGGATATGTGAACGATATGATCGATGAAATAAGAGAAGTTTTAAGCAAGCATGATCCTTGGAGAAATTAATGTAACAAGAATCCATTATTTCATTGCTACGATTTCTATATAATTTTCGTTGCATTTCTTAGAGCAATTCGCTCATCATTTCACAAATAAAAAGAGAATAAATAATTAGGAGGTATATTACTTGCAGATAAGAATAATATCATTCAGTGATAATTATGAAGGGTATAAACTTAAAGGATATGCTGACATAGATAATATAAGTGAATTAATAAAAACACTTAATTATATGAAAGAAAATGACATACCAATAACAATCAATACGGAAGATATTGTTGATACAGATGGAGAAGATTACTACATAAGAAGTTTTAGTGTTGTATTCCCTAAAGTTGGTGGTGAAATTATTCCTCATATAGTTATCTATGTGGAAGAGGTATAAAAAATGAATAAAAAATTATTACTGATAATTATTATCATCTTACTTATTTTAGGCATATTTATCAGCTTATGTATGAGTAAAATGATTTTCAATTTGATAATGAATTCCAGTATGCCCAATTGGTTAAAGTGGATAATACTAAGAAGTTATTAAGGAAGTAGGTGAATACATGGAATGGAATGTATATTTTCATGACTTCAACAGAAATGAAATTATTACATACAACATATTTAGACATTATAGGTTTAATGAAGAGGTTCAGAAATTAATTCATAGTAAAATTGATAAGATGGAATTCAAGGAAAAGCTAAGAAAAGAACTCATGTATTGGTTTTGGTCAAAATGTGAATATGAAATAGTTATATCACCTTGGGTTGGTAGAAATAAAGAAGAAGCTGAAGTTAAGATTGATATACATGATCAGGTAATGTTGAATTTTAATAGATTCGTTGATTACTGCTGGTCATTTAAGGAGAAATAATATTATGGGAACAATTACAATTTTATCAGAAACAACTAAGAATCCTATTACATTAATGGGGCAAAGGGCAGGAGTGTGTTGGGGAGCAAATGTTTCTGACAATGAAAAGAATTTTAAGCGTGGATTAGACTGTATTAAATCAGGGCATGGACGTGTTATGGAATATGTCAATGTAGAAATGATTATTGATGGATATTCCGCTAAAGTTTTAAGAGAATATTATACACATATTGGTGGAGCACCAACAAGATTACAGGCAAGTACAAGATATATTGATTATTCAAAAGGTGATGGTTTTACATATACTACTCCAAGTTCTATTGATAAAAACGGATATTATCCTGTATGGAAGACATTAATGGATACTATCAACCGAACCATAAAAACAATGATTGACAATGGAGTACCAGTAGAAGATGCAACTATGGCGTTACCATTAGCATATTCATCAAAAATGGTAGACAAGCGTAATCTTAGAAATCTTGTTGATATGAGTAGGCAACGTATGTGTAGTAGAGCATATTGGGAATACAGAGAGCTTTTTAGAGATATTTGTAATGCTTTGAGAGGATATTCAGATGAATGGAAGTGGATTGTAGATAATCTTTTTCATGCAAAATGTGACGAGGTTGGATATTGTACCGAAGCTAAATCATGTGGAAGAAAGCCAGAGAGAGAGATGTGATTACTATGACATCTTTTTATATTATTTCGGAAAAAGAATATAAGGAATATAAAAAATTAAAAACGAAAAATAAACCAATGAGAAAATTACTTGGATATGAAAAATTATATTGCCCTGTATGTAATTATGTGGTTGATAATGCTGTTCCAAATCAAAAATATTGCGATAGGTGTGGTCAAAGATTATACAAAAGATTATATAAAAAGAAATAAAAGAGGTGATTAACAATTAGAGATCCGAATAGATTATTTAATTTCTATAATGAAGTGACTCGACTGCAAGTAACCTACATGCCAGATTGGAGGGCAGGGCAATTCTGGTTAAATTTCCTGTCGTGGTTACAGAATAAAAAGAAAATAGATGGTTTCTTTCCAGAAGAGTCAGAATTACTTATATATTTAAAAGAATTTTGCGGAGAAAAGGAGGAAACGAATGGACAAGTTTGATATTGCAGCCAGAGTTAGAGAACTCAACAGAGCATCAGAGGCTTATTACAATACTGGACAACCTATTATGAGTGATTATGAATTTGATAAAAAGATAGAAGAACTCAGACAGTGGGAAGAAGAGACTGGTATTGTATTATCTAATAGCCCAACACATAATGTCGGTTATCTAGTTGCCAATGAACTAAAAGAAGTAAAGCATAATCATCTAATGCTTTCTCTTGATAAAACAAAATCTGTTGATGAATTAATTGAGTTTCTTGGAGATAAAAATGGCTTTTTATCTGTAAAGTGTGATGGTTTAACCACCTCACTTCATTATATTAATGGAGAATTAATTGGTGCAGAAACTAGAGGTGACGGAGTAGCAGGTACAGAATGCCTTCAGAATGTTTTGACAATGAAGAATGTACCAAAGGAAATTCCATATAAAGACGAACTTATCATTGATGGAGAAACAATTATCGGATGGGACACTTTCAGAGAGATTAATGATAAACTTCCAGAAGATAAGAAGTATAAACATCCAAGGAATCTCGTATCTGGTTCATTACAGTTACTTGATAGCAAAGATGCTGCAAGTAGAAATATGAGATTTGTGGCTTGGAGAGTTATCAAAGGATTTGAGCATAAGTCAGTTTTTTTTGATTTAAAAAGAGCAGAAAGTAATGGGTTTGAAATTGTCCCAATGTGGAGTTATTCAAATAATTCTTCAGACAAAGAAAATCTTTCAAAAATGCTTGAAGATTTAAGATATGAAGCTGATTTTCATAATATACCTTATGATGGAGCTGTTATGGCAGTTGATGATTATAAAATTGCTGAATCTATGGGAAGAACGGATAAATATTTTAGACATTCTAAGGCTTATAAGTATGAAGATGAATTATTTGAAACTGTTCTTACAGATATTGAATGGAATACTTCAAAGACGGGTTTGGTTAATCCTGTGGCAATCTTCGAGCCAGTTGACTTAAATGGAGCAATTACTACAAGAGCAACGCTTCACAACATTACATATATTAAAGATATGATGCTTGGAATAGGAGATAGAATTAGAGTCTACCGTTCTAATATGGTTATTCCTAAAGTGCATGACAGTATTGACAAGAGTGGTAATTTTAATATTCCTAGCAAATGTCCTATTTGCGGTCAGCCTACAAGAATTATTAAAGAGAACGACTCTGAAGTACTTATATGTGAGAATCCAGATTGTAAAGGTAAACTTTTAGGTAGACTTGTTCATGCAGCAAGTCGAAATGCGTTGGACATAGAAAATCTTTCAGAATCTACAATAGAAAAATTTATTAATCTTGGTTGGTTAAATTCCATTAAGGATATTTATCATTTATCAAATCATGAAAACGATATGAAAACCATAGATGGATTTGGTAAAAAATCTGTTGAAAAACTTCTTAACTCTATTGAGAAATCTCGTAAAACAACTCTTGATCGTTTTCTTTACAGTTTATCAATTCCATTACTCGGTAAGTCAGCAAGTCAGGATATTGCTGAAAATTGTACAATAGAGAATACTTCAAGTATAGGTAATTTTATGCAAATTATGATTACTGATGGTGCAGAACATTTTAGAAGTATATCAGGTATAGGAGATAGCCTTATAAATTCTTTAAATTCGTATTTCAATATACATTGCTCAGAAATATTTGAACTAACAAAAGAGTTTAAATTTGATGAGCCTAATATAGTCTTAGATGAAACTCCAAAAACATTACAAGGTAAAACATTTGTTGTAACAGGTTCTGTCAATCATTATAAAAATCGTGATGAACTAAAAGCTGATATAGTTGTTCATGGTGGCACAGTTGTAGGTTCTGTAAGTTCTAAAACATCTTATCTTATTAATAATGATATAAATTCCACATCGTCTAAAAATCAGAAAGCAAAATCGCTTAATATCCCAATTATTTCAGAAGAAGATTTTTTAAAAATGATTCAGTAATCAGAGAATATTCTATTGAGATTAATCAATCTCATACTAAGAAAGCAGGTGATAAAGATAAGTAAGGTAAGAAGATTAGTAGCAGGATCGCTATTAACTGCTTCAGCTTTAACTTGTATAGTCCCCTTATGGGGACAAAATAATATACAAACTGCTAAAGCAGCACAGGAAGGTCAGTACATATATTCAAGAGTATTTACTGATTTAAAGAAGAATCTTGAAAAAGAAAAGACTCGAAAAGAGTTAGAAGAAAAAGAAGCTATGGAACAAGTTATCGCTAGGGAATATGAGAGTTTAGAGAGCGAAATTGAAGAATATTTGGGAAAATATACAGATTATCCTGTTCCAGATAATAAGCCCTTTAAATCTTATATGGATGCTGAAACTATTAAGGATAAAAGCTCAAAGCAATATGCCATGAAATCAACATTTCTTCTTGATTATAACACGGGAATATATATGATTGGTAATAGATATGCTTGTGCTTTAGGTTCATTCTACTCAACTGATATAGGAACTGAGTTTGATATTGTCTTAGAGAGCGGAGAAGTTATTCCATGTGTCTTAGCTGATGTTAAAGATGATGAACATACAGATTCTCTTAACCAGTATACAGTTGCAAATGGTTCAATTGTTGAGTTTGTAGTACATACAAACACACTTATTCCTAATATCTCAAATCGTTGGGGTAATACAGGAGATGTATCTAAGATAGCTGGATTTGAAGGTGAAATAGCTTATATAAGAATTTATGAAAGATGAAAGGGAGTAACTATGTTAGAGACAACAGCGGTTATTACTTTAGACACTATTCAACGAGTTAAAAATTTTGTTGAAATAGTTACGAAATATGATGAAGAAATAACAATTAAGTCACACAGGTATGAAGTCAATGCCAAATCAATAATGGCAATATTTTCCTTAAATCTACTTGAACCAATCAATGTGTGTCTATATTGTGATGATTCATTGGTGGTAAAAAGATTTGTTAATGATATGAAAGGATTTGAAAAGATATGATTATATTGGTAGGCAAATCTTGTTCTGGAAAAGATACGGTGGTTAAGGAATTAACGAAGATGGGTTACAACAAGATTGTAACCTGTACTACAAGACCACCAAGACCAGGAGAGATTAATGGAAGAGAATATCATTTTTTAGACAAGATGAATTTCTTAACCAAGATTGATTGTGGTAGTTTTGCAGAATACAGAATATACGAAACCGTCTCAGGAGCTTGGTATTATGGTTCTTTACTTGAAGATTATAATAAGTCACATTCTGTAATTATTCTTACGCCTGATGCTTTAGATAAAGTAAGAAGTAAGATTAATGAGAATGTAACTGTTATTTATCTTGAAGTATCTAATAGAGAAATTAAGCGAAGAATGTTAAATAGAGATGTTGACAGAGCTGAGTCTAAGAGAAGATATAAGGCTGATAAAAAGGATTTTAGACATATATCTAAAAAAGTTGATTATATTGTACATAACGAAAATAGAACAGCTTTTGAGACAGCCTTAATATGCAAGGAGTTAGATGAAATCAAAGAAAAGAATAACAGAGAAAAATCAGAAGAAGGACAAGATCTATTGTAGTAATAGGACTTGTCCTTATATGGAATGTGTAAGGTATTACAAGAATATTCCATATAATGTGTTAATTCTAAGAGAGAATTATAAATTGGATAAGAATAATGAATGTCCAAATATATTATTAGATTGGGGTGATGACATATAAAACTTTATTGCGATTTTGATGGAGTTATTGTAAATACAATTGCTGCAATATGTGATTTATACAATGAGGACTTTAAGTATTACAGCGATTATAAGTATATTCTTCCAGAACAGATTAAGACTTGGGATTTTGAAGAACTTAACTGTGCAAGTAGAGAATATATAAATACATATTTCAATCAGCAACGATTCTTTGATAGGTTAAAGTTCATGCCACAAGCTTATGAAACACTAAGAAAATTTGCATTACATAATGAAATAATTATTGTCTCTTCTGGTTATAGTCCTAATCTTAAAGCAAAGGAAAGATGGTGTAAAGAACACCTTCCGTTTTGTCAGTTTATTGGAGTTGATTTCAAAGAATATAATGATAAATCTCATATAGATATGAGTGGTGGCTTATTTATTGATGATTCTGCACATAATCTTGAGACTTCTAATGCTGATACAAAGATTTGTTTTGGCGAGATTTATCCTTGGAATAAGGAATGGAATGATAAACATTGTTGGGATTGGAATATGATATACCAGCTTTATAAAGCAGAATTGGAGGATTAATTATGTTAAGAGAGACTACAGAAATTAACATGGATAATATTACTACTGGTGATTGCATTGAATTGTTTGAATGTAAGAATACAAGAGTCGTTATTAATGATGGTAATGTTATTGGATTTGAGGAGGAATAAATATTGAAGGTAATTAAAAGAGATTGTTCAGAAGTTGATTTTGATAAGTCTAAGATTTCAACTGCAATTCTTAAAGCAATGAAAAATGGTTCAGGTATTGTAAAACAAAAGATTGCAGAAGACATTGCAAACGAGATTGAAGAAGACTGTAAGGATAAAGACGAAGTAAGTATCTCTGATATTGAATCAATGGTTTATGATAAATTGATTACTAAGAAGCAGAGACTTACTGCAAAAGCATATGAGGGATATAGAAGTATTCGTGAGTTTCAGAGAGAAAACGAGAATACAATTGATACAGAAATCACAGAATTGTTGAGTGGAGAAAGTGACTATTGGAATAACGAAAACTCTAATAAAAACCCAAGACTTAATACAACGCAGAGAGATTATTTAGCAGGAATTGTAAGTAAGGATGCATCAAGAAGGTATATCCTACCACCTGAGATAGTACAAGCTCATGATGATGGATTGATTCATGTACACGATCTTGATTATCTTATTCAGTATATGAACAACTGCTGTCTTATTAATCTTGAGGATATGTTACAAAACGGTACAGTAATTAGCGAAACATTGATTGAAAAACCACATAGTTTTTCTACAGCATGTACAGTTGCAACACAAATTATCGCACAGGTCGCTTCAAGTCAGTATGGAGGGCAGAGTATTTCTTTAGCACATCTTGCTCCATTCGTAGATATTTCAAGACAGAAAATTAAAAAAGAAGTAGAACATGAGTTATGTGACATTGCTAATACTTTTTTAGAAGGAAAAGAATTAGAGAACGTAATTAATAAAATTGCGGAAGAACGCTTGAAAAAAGAGATTGAAAAAGGTATTCAGACAATTCAGTATCAAATCACAACGCTCATGACAACTAACGGTTAATGCTATGGCTGTTATAAAATCTTGTGAACCTTGCCAAAGGGTGTCTGTTAAAAACAGGCTAACGGTCAACTGAAATAATAGTAAGTGGTAAGAGAACCTAAGTCCTATAACAAGGATAAGGCAATACCGTGTTAAGCACTTTGTTATATAAAAATATCTCATATTGGAGGTATTTATGTATGGATATATTTATTTAACAACAAATTTATTAAACAATAGAATGTACATCGGGAAACATAAATCAGATATATATGACAAATCATATTATGGAAGTGGAAAAATATTGTTACAAGCAATAGCAAAATATGGTATAGATAATTTCAAAAATGAAATATTATATATTGCAAATGATGAAGACGAATTAAATAACAAAGAAATTGAATATATAGATTTTTATCGAAATAAATTCGGTAAGCTATTATATAACATTGCAATCGGAGGAAATGGTGGAGATACATTTTCAAATAAAACAGAAAATGAAAAAGAAGCATTTGTGAAAACGATGACAAATATTAACCGAAAAAGATGTAATTCGTCTGAATTTAGAAATAAAGCATCTCTTAGAATGAAAAAAAGATATTCTAACGAATCTGAGCGCAACAAGCAATCTGAAAAAATAAAAAGAAGTTGGTCGAATCAGCAATTAAGAGAAGAACAAAGTAGTAGATTAAAAGAATATTATAAAAATCATAAGAAGAATCAATCATATTTATACAAAGAATGTATTTTGGAAATAGATGGACAATATTTTGAATTTGAAAACTTTAAATCTTTAAGAAAATTTCTAAAAGAACATTATAATTATAAACCCGATTATAACATGTTAAAAGAAATAATTAGAAACAGTAAAAATGATATTGGTTTTAATCCTTATCATAAGAATAAACTAAAGGATCTAGTTGGAATGAAGATATTTTATAAGCAAAGTGAAAATGTAGAGACTATGGGTGATGAGTGTAGCCCAGTAGAAGATGAGATAGGCACATCTTCCAAGCGCAAGACTGAAATAGAAGAGATAGTCCACTCTGCATAGAAATATGCGGACGGAGTGCAAGCTCCATTTATTACATTATTTATGTATCTCAATGAAGCACATAATCAGAGAGAAAAAGATGATTTGGCAATGTTAATCGAAGAGGAACTTCGTCAGAGTTATCTTGGTGTAAAGAATGAAGAAGGTGTCTATATCACACCTGCATTTCCAAAAGTTATTTATGTTCTTCAGGAGGACAATATTCATGAAGAAGATAAGTATTGGTATCTTACTGAGATGGCAGCTAAATGTTCTATGAAAAGATTAACTCCTGATTATATCTCAGAAAAAATTATGAAAGAGATGAAAGATGGTAACTGTTATCCTGTAATGGGATGTAGAAGTGCTTTAACAGTATGGCATGATGAAAATGGTAAACCAAAATTTTATGGACGTTTCAATTCTGGTGTTGTAACTGTATCATTACCAGATATTGCATTATCATCAGGTGGAGATTTCAATGAATTTTGGCGTATATTTGATGAACGTACAGAGTTATGTCATAAAGCATTAAAGATTAGACATCAGAGATTACGTGGAACAAAGTCAGATGTTGCTCCTATTCTTTGGCAACACGGAGCATTTGCAAGACTTAAAAAGGGTGAATCTATTGATAAACTACTTTTTGGTGGCTATTCAACTTTATCCCTTGGTTATGCAGGACTTGCTGAATGTGTTAAGTATATGACTGGACATTATCATTGTGATGAAGGTATTGGAGAAAAATTTGGTCTTGAAGTAATGCAAGCATTGAATGATAAATGCTCTCAATGGAAAATAGATGAAAATATTGATTACAGCTTATACGGAACTCCATTGGAGGCGACTACGGAAAAGTTTGCAAAAAAACTTAAAGAGAGATTTGGCATTATTGAAGGAGTTACAGATCGTACATACATCACAAATTCTTATCATATCCCAGTATTTATACATATTGATGCCTTTGGGAAGCTTCGTATTGAAGCTAAATTCCAAAGATTAAGTCCAGGTGGAAGTATTTCGTATATCGAGTGTCCGAATATGGAGAATAATATTCCTGCTGTACTTGAAGTAATGAAATTCATTTATAATAATAATATGTATGCTGAATTAAATACTAAGAGTGATTATTGTCAGAAATGTGGATGGAGCAAAGAAATCAAGCTTATTGATGAAGGTGGTAAGTTGATTTGGGAGTGTCCTAATTGTGGTAATAGAGATGTAAGAACTATGGATATTACTCGTAGAACTTGTGGATACAAAGGTACGGCACGTAATGGATGGAATCAAGGTAGACTTGGTGATATTCATGATAGAGTACCACATCTTGACGACATTGAGGAGGAATAATATGAGATATTCAAGTATGCGTAACCTTGATATTTCAAATGGAGAGGGAGTAGGAGTCTCCCTCTTCGTTCAAGGTTGTCCATTTCACTGTTTTGGTTGTTTTAATTCTGATACATGGGACTTTAATGGCGGTAAGGAATGGACAGAAAAAACAAAAGACAAATTCATAAAACTTATTGATAGATCATATATTAAGCGAATATCTTTCCTTGGTGGTGAGTGTTTAGCTGAACAGAATCTCGATGAAATCTTATCTCTAATCAAACTAATCCGTAATTCTTTTCCTGAGAAAACTATCTGGTTGTATACAGGATATAATTTTGATCTTTTAAATTCCAAATATAATGAATATAAATATACTCCATTTGCAGCAAATGCAGATGAGTGGCTTACACGATGGGAGATAATTTCCAATGTAGATGTACTCGTTGATGGAGAATATATAGATGAGCAGAAAGACCTATCATTAAAATTCAGAGGTTCAAAAAACCAACGAGTGATTGATATAAAGCAATCTCTCGCTCAGAACAAATTGGTTTTATATTGTAATTAATTTAAGTAAGGAATAATTATGAATAATAAAGAAGCGTTAGAAAAATTAAAAGCATATCTTAAATGCCAGAAAAGACAGGTTAAGGGTATTCATGAAGATTGTAATAATAAGAAGTGTGACAACTGCGATTTATGTTATATACAAGGAACTACAGGTGAACATATTGAAGCTATTGAATCAGCAATACAGTCACTTGAAAGCCATAAAAGAATTATAAAAAGATTAAAAAAAGAGTTAAAGCTTGCCGAAGATGTAGAGGAAAGAGCTGTTAAAGAAAATCCTTTTCAGTTTGATCGTATTAAAGGATATGCAGCAGGTATTTATAATGCCTTAGAATTTGTAAAAAATGGTGGTAAGGAAGAATAATGAACAAAACAGATATTCAAAAAGGTAAAATGGTCTATTATGCTCGAATGCTTAAGCCAGTAGGAATATATGAAGTATGTGACCTATATGTAAGGACAGTTAGAGATGATTACTTCGTTGGGACAGATAAGCGTGATAAACATGCTTATCTATTTTCTTACAATAAATTGGATAAAACAATATTTAAAACAAGACAAGAGTGTTTAGATACTGTTTTGGAAGCAGAAAAGAACGCTCCTAAAATAAGTGATGAACAAGAATATGAGGAGTATTAATAAGAGAGGTGAACAACTATAGGATATTTATACGATAAGTTTAAAGGAAAATATAGAATCTTATGTCCTGTAAATAAAGATACAAACGATTTTAATCGTAAGCTCAATGGCACATTAGAAGATATTGATTGTTATATATCTTGTCAATATGGTAACAAGGTATTCTATTATGGACATAATACTTTACAAGCATATATTCCTTCTTTAATAAGAGGACATAATATTATTAAAACAATTCAGCAATCTGAACCGTCTCTTATATTTGATATTGAAGAAACGGATTCTGAAATTTTATTTAAGTTCAAATATGTCAATTCAGACAAGGTTATTCCTTTACTAAAACCAAGAACAAGTGGTGCGTCTATAAGCCCATTTTCACCAAAGAATTTACCCCGAAATAAAGACTTTAAAATCCCAGATGATAAATTGACACAGTACAAAGAAATCGTGTCTAAAATTCCTCCTGAGAAGCTTTTAACCCTAAGTAGAATGACACATTCTTATTTACAAACTTTGGTTACAAAGAAGACTCCGTGGGAGAATATTAAAGCAGATATGAGACTCAAATGTGTCAAAGGTAAGGAATATATCTACATGATTGACAAATGGGATGAATATCTCAAATATCTTGAAAATGAAATTAAGGAGATGTAGCGATGAGTGAAGTAAGAAGAATTAAAGTTAATAAATCTGTAACTAAAAATAAGTTGCTTGATTACGGATTTAGGTACAAGGAAAATGGTGATTATAGATTATATGTTCCTGTATATAAATGGAACGATAAAACAACCATATATGCGTATTTCTATGTAAATATGGAAGAAAATATTTTTACTTATGATATTCAGTCAGAAGGTTCTACATATTATCCATATTACAATGAAACAAATAGTGAAGTAAATAGGGGAATAACAGAGAATATTAACACAGAAATAATAAAACTAATCAAGAAAGGAATTTTAAAAACGTATGAAAATAATTAATATTAAGAAAACAGACGAGAATGCAAAGATTCCTACATATGGTAGTGTATATGCAGCAGGTGCAGACTTATATGCAGTAATACATAACGAAGAAAATAAGGTAGAGATTCTTCCTGGTGAAACAGCTTTTATTGATACAGGAATTGTAATGGAAATACCTAATGGATATGTCGGTCTTGTTTATGCTAGAAGTGGTTTATCTTGCAAGCAGGGATTAGCTCCTGCCAATAAGGTCGGGGTGATCGATTCAGATTATCGAGGAAATATCATGGTTGCACTGTATAATCAGAGCAACGAAGTAAGAACGGTATCTGAAGGTGATAGAATTGCACAGATTATTATTCAGCCAGTAGAACAGTTTGGATTTAAGGTGAAAGAAAATCTCAGTGATACAATTAGAGGAAATGGTGGCTTCGGTAGTTCAGGAAAGGCATAAGTATGGAGAATAAAGAAAAATTATTATACACAGTTAAAGAAGCAGCTCAATTACTTGGGGTGAATGTACATGTGATATATGACCTTATTAAAAAGGGATTATTACCAGGACTAAAACTTGGTAGCCTAAAAATAAGAAAAGAATCTCTTGAAGAATTTACTCAAAAATATGAAGGCATGGATATGTCTGACCTTGATAATATAAAAGAATTAAATGTTGTGTAATTAAAGCAGGAATGGTATAGTTAATACTGTTCCTGCTTATTTTCTATGTAGACTTCTATAACACAATAAAAGTCTACGAAAAGTCTACACGAGAATAAAATATTAATATTCATTAATAAGCATAATATAACACAAAATAACACACACCATATCGTGTTAAGCCTTAATTTATCAGCATTCCAGAACATAATATAACATAATAAATTAAGAAAAAATAATAGAAGCTAGGAATGGGTAATAACCCTATGGTTGGTGCTACTGTAGCTGTAGCTGTTTCTATCGAGGAAGCTGCTAAGAACGGTAAGTTCTAGGAAATAAGCGGTTTTCAAGACCTCTGTGCAATTTAGCATAGAGGTCTTTTTTAATGTCTACAAGTTAATACCACACAAAAGTCTACGAGAAGTCTACGAAAATTTTTCTTGTAGACTTCAGATTCGTGTAGACATTGTAGACTCTAGGTGTTATTATGCTATCGTACATATTACTTTTTATATTAAAAAGGAGGAGCAATATGGGCGAATTATTTATAAAAGCTAGAACACTTAAATCGGGTAAAACCGTGTATGAATATGCTTTTGAGATTGCATCTGTAGACGGTAAGCGAAAAAGAAAAACTAAATCAGGATTTGCGACTAAAAGAGAAGCAAGAGAAGCAGGTAAGATTGCACAACAAGCTTATGAACATGTAGGACAAGTTGTAGAACCTTCAGATATGTCGTATTCTGACTTTCTCGATTTGTGGATAGAAAAAGATTGTAAACTTACTTGTAAGAAAACTACAATAGAAACTTATGAAAAAAAGATAAGATTGTATCTTAAGCCTCAGATTGGATCATACAGATTAAAGACTATAACAAAAGATGTATTGCAGGATTTTATTACAGACATGTACAATAAAGGTTTCTCTACCAACACTATTGGTACAATAAAAGGATTATTAACAAAATCATTTAACTTTGCACTTGATAGACATTATATATTATCTTCTCCTGCAACTAGATTGGTTATCCCAACAAAAATGCAGCCAGACGTAAAAACTCAAACTAAGAAACATGTATACATCCCTCAAGATATTATAGATAAAATTTTTAAGAGGTTTCCCGAAGGTACATCAGCGTATATTCCATTAATGATTGGTTATCATACAGGCTTAAGATTAAGTGAGATATATGCTCTTTCATGGAAAGATATTGATTTCGAAAATAAAACACTTTCTGTTAATAGACAGGTGCAGTGGGATGAAGGAGAGAAAAGAACAGAGGAAGAAAAGAAGAGAACAAATGGAACATCAGAATCCAATGGCTTTTGGTATTTTTCTGCTCCAAAATATAATTCATATAGAACAATAGAAATTGATGATATTTTATTAGAGACATTACAAAAAGAATACAATAAACAATTAAAAGCAAGAGATTATTATGATGAACATTACAATCATTATTATTGCGAAGATACAATTGTATATGCTAAAACAGATGATGTTGTGCCAATAAATAAAATATCTCAAACACCGTCAAAAAATGAGATTGATTTCGTTTGCAGGAGAGAAGATGGATCTTATGTAACTTCAAGAACCACTCAAAATATTTCAAGTGTAGTTCATAAGCAACTAAATTTCCCCGAATATGATACTCATAGCTTAAGACACACACATGGAATGATGCTAAGAGAAAACGGTGCAGATTTTGTGTATATCCAAAAGAGGTTGGGACATAAGGATTTAAAGACAACAATTCTTATATACACAAATCATTATACAGATATAATTAAAGAAACTGGTAATGTAGCTTTAAATAATTTATATTGATTTACTCCGAAATTGTCTACATTCTACATTTTAAGAAAAAAGGAGGTGTATAATAAAATACATCTCCTTTAAATTTATTTTATAACAATTGTCCGTTCAAATAGTTATGAAGCGGTTTTTTCGCTTCGGTTTTATATTTCAATTCTTTAGCAGCCTCTTCCTCAGATCCATATAATCTATTAATAGGAACTCTAATACCACCACCTTCTTCAAATCGTACAGTAGCAAGATTACCAGTAACATGAGCGACAGTTACCTTTCTAACCTTTAAATTGCTCTCAATAATATAAGCTTCAATTCTCTCTTTCATAAATACCTCCACAAATATCAACTGAAATAATTATACCATATAAAATCGTAAAAAATAGGGTAGAAGAGAATAAAATCTCAACTACCCTATTTCATTATATAAATCTCATTTTTAATTTTGCATTATGCGCATAATTAATACTTTAAATGGTATTATTGTCCGATGTATTACTATTTTTTATTTGGTTGTTTATCTTAAAAATGCTTGTCATAAGAGGTGTTTGAATATCATTATCTTTTGCCATCATTAATAGTGCAGGAATGTCTTTGTTTAAACAATGAGAATCATAATAAGGTTTATCTTTATAAACATATGTATGAGATGAACTTACTCTTTCATCTGCAACAAAGCATTCTCTTAATTCAGGATAATTTATTCCATATGCTTCAGCAATTTTGGCAAATTCATTACAAAATGTAACCTTTGTAGCAATCCAACAATTCTCCATGTATTTTGCCAATTCTGCCGTACGCCAGTCTGTAAAAATAAATCTAAACGATCCATCTTTTACCTTGGAATATAGTTCTACACACATAGAAGAGTATGTTTTATTTCCTCCTAGAATAACAAAATTAGGAGATTCAAGGCTATGCTGTGTAGTTCCATAATATTCGGGGCTTATTACTATATTTTCAAGATGAAAAGATTCACAAGTTCCTACAGGAATAGCTGATTTAATTATAATAACATCTGCTTTAATTTTAGGTATTATCCATTCAATTTCAGACGTATCACAAGAACCATCTTCTTTCATTTCTGTAGGAACACAAACGAATGCATAATTAAATTTATCATTCAATATATCTTTGTCTGAGAAAGATTTATTATATTTATCATATACACTAATTGCTTGTTTTAACTTATAGAATTCTTTTTCTATGTGTTTTCCAATATTGCCATATCCACATATCAGTATATTCAATATTACTTCCCCCTTTTTTATTAACTGATAATAAAATCTCCATTTTCATTTTCAATAATTTTAGAGTCATATTTATGAACAATTCTAAATATATTGTTGTTGTAATCAACAGTTGCTAACTTAGGATTTCTTTTCTTTGTCAGTCTAATAAGATATTGTTCTGAGTTATTGTTATTAAACATATTATTTTTTATTTCTTGTGCTTTTGTGTAAAAGGAAATAAGGCTATCTTTATCTCCAATGCATACACCAGCATTAAGATATTTTTGTTTTCCTTTGATTTTAATAATTTCTTGCAAACTTTCAATTATAGGACTACTTGGATAAGCAACTGGTGTACCATTAAAAACTATTGGAGTATCAAATGCAAGATATTTTTCTATAAATGAATCATCTAAATCTCCAGTAATTACAGTATCTCTGCCATCAAGAATAAGTGCATACTTAGTTGTAACTTTTCTTAAACATTCAAGAATATGTTCAATCTTAATAGGGTTATTCCAAAATATTACATCAGAAGCAGTATTAAGTAATTTAATATTATTAAATTCACACTGTTTAAGAATAAACGAATCTTTCTCGCACTGACTATTCATAACAGATATAATTGATAAATCTTTTGATATATTAAAACTTCTATCAAGGTTATATTCTGCAAGTTCACGATGTTCTTCTAAACCACTACCAGGAAGATGAATAATCTTTATTTGTGATCCATTTTCACTGTAATAATTGTGCTTCATATTGAGTATTTACCTCCTTTAGAATTTGTTCATTGGAATAACCATATCCAATTATTTCTTTATTGCAATACATTTCTTCAGTGTATTCTTTCATAATATATTGACATAATACACTTGTGTAAATTAGGTTATATATCTTATTATTTTCGAGTTCTTTGTATATTTTTAAGATATCATCATATGAATATAAATTAAACATTTCACCTGTACCATGATATACAAGCATATCTCCAGACTTAAAATTATCAACAAATGATTTAATATTTATTTGGTCTTCTAAAGAGTATGTAAAGTCCTTTTCTGAACCATCTGACAGTTGTATACTTAATCCGCTAGTAATATATTCACCACATTTTGTTTTAATGTTTTTACACATTTTATTTTTTATTTTCTCCATATCTATAATGGCACTAGAATATTCTTGTAACAAATACTTTTTATCATCAATAATATTCACCTCAGATGTGAGAAAATTCATATTAAATAAAATATCTTTTGCTGGATTAAATGGTTCTGACAATATAAAATCTCGTATCTCACGAGTAATTGGCTTATATATGTATTCATTATTTTCTTGCAAAATTGAATTAATTGCTTCAATATCATCATAAAATCCAATAAAAACACCCTGAGAAGTGTATACAACATATAATGTATTTTCTATTGCTGTGTCTGACATTTTTACCTCCTATTTCCATCTTCCTATACAAATAACGCTCATACTATCTTCTATACCTTCATTGTAAAAGTTATCATCGCCAGGAGTTACTGAATTTGACCATACAGTAAAATAATTTCTTTCATAACGTATCATAGGGATTCTTCTATCAAAGCCGCCACTAGTTGTTTGTCCATTAGTACTTGTATTATCTACTGCTATTAAGGCATAGTTGTTATTTATAAATGATACAGGATAAATATAATGAGTATTATTTTCTACTGACCATCCATCAGGAATTATTGTGACCATAATCATAATACCAGTCGAAAATCTTATATAATAATTCATACTATCTGCGTCGTTTGACCACATGGTATCATAATAACCTGTTGTTATAAGTGTATCAATCATACTCTTTAATTGTTTTCCCATAAAAGCAGATAATGAATCCGTTGTAGAAGTACTTGTTAAATTATTCTGTATACCTCTCCATGTATTAGTATCCGAATCGGATACAGAAGTCTTACTACCGTCAGAACCAGTAAGAGTAATAGTGCTTCCTGATTTAGACAATGAATATGTTGTATTGTTATCCGTTGTTTTATATCCGCTATCATTTGTTAATTGAGAAACTTTTGTAGGTACAGTTACATTCACAGCTTTAGAAGAAGGTGTAAGAGCAGTCCCATTCACCTTTACAGTTTCAATTACGTTTGCTTGTGCATCACTTGGAGCATGTGCTGAGTCGGCATGAGTTTTTGCAGAATTCCAGTTATTAACCAAAGTAGATGTAATTCCGTCAATAACGGACTTATTACTATGAGTGTGTCGTTTTGAATAAGCATCATCATAGTGTGCTTTGTCTGTTTTACTTAATAAACCGTCAACCGAAGTAGTTGCCTTTGGAATTGCATTTGCAGAAATAGCAACCCATCCAGTACCATTGTAACGATATGTATAATCTGTGTCTTTTACGTTTACCGTCCATCCATCAGCAGGATTAGGATACGTTTTTGCAATGTCGCTATACGTTGCTACACTCTCTTTCCAATCAATGTTTGTTTCCAAAGTAGAAAATTTATTATCAATCTCATTTTTAGTGTATTTATCTCCCCACGAAGTTTTATTGTTCGTAACCGTCTTAGAAAGAGAAGATAGATCGCTCTCTAATTTTGATACTGAAGTTTCTATTGTTTCACCATTATCACGTTCAACACTTGTAGAAGATGTCCATTCAGAAATTTTTTTATAATTTCCATCGGACTGTTTTTGTGTTCTAGTTATTTTTTTATAACCAGATGAAAGTGCCATATTTTATTTCCTCCTTTCAATTATCCCTCGATGATCCAATAATCACCAGTTTTTTGTATTGTTGGTTCTGTAGATTGCGTTACTTCAGACACAACTCTAGTGCTGTTGCTATATAAACATCCATCGGTTCCAACATAAGCCGTATCATGAGAGTATGTTACGAGAGATGCTGCTTGTGAAGTAGCACCAACCAAGAATATCTTACTTGATGTATTTGTTGAACCCGTAGTATTCGTTGTATTTGTATCTTGCGTAGTAATAGTACCTGTAGTTCCATCGCCTTTGGCATAAGTAATTACTTTGCCACTTACAGATAAACTTTTAATGTATGTTGTATTAATCTGCTGACCAGCTGAATCTTGTGTCGCTTTTGTAGCTGTAGTAGTTGAACCTGCACTTGTAGCGTATTTAACAGATTTATTTGCATCAGCTGTATTATCAACGTTTCCAAGTCCTACCTGAGACTTTGTTACTGAATGAGGATTACTCCTATTCGTAACATGTGCATCTAAATTACTTTCAACAGTCTTACCACGACTACCTTCAAACACAGTTCCAGTTGTAGTACCAAAATTTATATTTTCACTAAGAATTTTTTTGTTTATATCAAGAGGGGCAATTCCATTTGCTACATTCTTATCATCTGTTAAAACAAACTTATGATTTTTCAAATCGTCTTGGAAGTCTTTGATGATTTTATCTTGTTTGTCTAAATGAGCCAAAGCTTCTGTGAGTGCATCGAATTCATAAGAAGATTCAATATCATCATAATCAATAGGAATCGGTTCAATATTGAGTGTAAAATTCATAGTTGATACTATGGGTGCATCTAACTGAATAATATCATCAATCGACTTTTCACCTAATGAATATACTTTACGCATAATCATGACATCTACATCACATTTACCTGGAACGACCAACATTTGCTGTGTTAATTCAATCATGATTCTATTATTTACAATTTCACATTGATTAAAGACATTAAAACCATCTGGCTTCTTAAATCGTACAAAGGCACTTGTAGTATTAGTATCAACATCGTATATTATGCCATTGTGTGTACATGTAACTTCGATTCCACGTCCAGTATCATATTGTTTTGCCGATACCTTAACAATGTTCTTGTTGTACAAATCCAGTGAAATTTTAGCAATTGTTTGCATCTTTTTCTCCTTTCTAATAAAATAAGGAGTATATGAAATATATACTCCTTTAAGCAGCTTCCAATACTGTTAAACCAAATAAACCTTGAGAGGTATAAGTAAGTGTCTTTGTTCCAATCTTTGTTGAACCTGCTTTTAGCAATACACTTACATTTTCTACGTTTTGAAACCAGTACACAAATGTCGCTCCTGCGTCTAATTCAACGGCATTTGATGATTCTCCATAACGATGTGTATTTGCCGTAACACATGCACTATTAACGTATATAGCACAAGCAGTAGTTCCATAATCGCTAGTCGTATCAGTCCATACTGCGGCATTAAGAATAAATAAACCAGTGCCATTAATAGTCCATGAACGCTGGAATGCCTCTTTATCTGATGATGTTGTTGTGGCTCGTTGATTTAATTTATCATAGAGTACAGGAATTTCTAAGCCATCATCTATTTTAATATCAGTGAATTTTGCTGTGTCACCAATAAGATCTTGAACTATGCTAGTTCCTCCCACATTAAGATTATTTGTAATCAAAACATCTTTTGTGAATCTGGATGGCATAGCACATTCAAAAGCTTCATATTCCGACACTTTACCAAAAGCTACGCCTTTTGCCGAAGGATGAATATCAATTAAAGAATAACCCACACCTAATCTAATATGGCGGCTGGATTCGCCTTTGATAGTGTCATTTAAGATCAAGATTATATCATATGAATATTCGGTAGACGCACCTTTAATTATGGCATTATTTTCAAATTTATATGTTCCAGTTGAAGTATCATATACACCAGGTAAATCAGTAAGTTCATCAATACTATTATAAGTAGAGTCAGATGCTTTCTTAATTTTAACCGTAAAAGTATGCGTATTGTCATTTAATTTATATATGTACGAACTAATATTTAATCTTATATTATATCCTTCTTCATTTGGAGTCCCATTATCATCACATCTTACGGCTTCAAAAATATCTACATAAGGATATATATATCTATATACTTCGATATTAGTTGAATAAGTAGAAGATATATTTCTTGAATCTGTTATAGTTAGTGTTAATGGAAGATTGTCAGATATAGAATTTAGAGATAAAAATTTAATAACGTTACTTGTTATTGAAGATAAGGAACTACTTGTGTAAGTCATTCCATCTAAAGATACTCTTGCATTTGAAAAAGTTGCACCATATTTCATTTTGGCACTCGGAGTAATCATAACCTTAGAAATGTTTTGTATGAATTTTCCTCCACCAACAGTATCTTTAAAATTTGTTGGATCTGAAATTACACAAGATATATCTGGTTGCACCTCTGACGAAACAAAACTTACAACTTGCGTAAGTTCGTCACTTTCACCAATTTTATTTGAATATCCAGAATCAGAGTATGTTTCAACAACAACTCCTATCGTTACAGAATTCTGATTATTATATCTATTATATATATTTTCTCTCTCGGATTTGTTAAAAGAAAAAGTAGCAGAAAAAGAATAAGCCCCTCTATTACCTAATTCAATATCCTTAATTTTAATTATATTTGGGATACTAATTCTTAGATTATAATAATAAGAGTCTGTTTGAGTTGCACATGATACAGAAAATGTACCAGATAAATCGCTTGGTTTAGAAAATGATTCACATGATGCAGATCGAGGAATAGTCGTTAAATCAATATCACTAGAACCACTTGCATCACCACAAGTATAATATTGACCAGTAGTATCGTTTACTTCGAAACTAAAATCAATATTTTTTGTTCCATCAGAATTATGATGTATTGTTTTATATCCAGATATAATGGTAATTTTTTCGCAATCAAATACAGGAATATTGCTATAAAAATCTTCATCATCGATTGTAACATGTGCTTGTATTCTATCTGGTGAACCGCTCCAATCCCAGTTCCACCCTCCACCATATTCATCAAGATTCAAGGAATAATATACTTCGCTTGAATTACTTGAAATGTCATAAGAGGTTTCAAAAACATTAAGTTCAAAATAATGATGACCATTTGAACCTTCAACTACTAATTGCGCCATTTATTACTCCTTTCACATTAACTTACTTTGACTAATCTTAATCCACCTGATGCAGATGGTATCCATTTGAAGTTACCAATTTGCGACCAATCAGATGTATTAACCTTATTGACATTAAGCATTTGATCGGTGAAATAAGCTAGTTTATTATTATATTTATCAACAAAGACAATTTGATTATTTCTCAGCCATAACTTAACATCTGAGTCGGCGGTTGCACTAATAAAAATACCGTCCTTAGTGAAATCAAAATGCTGATTAATTACACCGATTTCATCATTATATTTTTCATACAAGTCATTAATTTTTTCGTCAGAACTTTCTCTAAAAGTATTCAAAGAACTGATATCTTTATCAAATTGAGAAATGCTTACTGAGATAGTTTCGGTATCCTTTTTTGCATCATAAGCAGTTTTGGCAATATTCTCAATTGCACCATCCCTAACAACAATACTCCATTGATATACGTTATTAGAATATAGAATTTGATTACATGTATAGTAATAAGGGTATAATTCGTTATACAATGGTGTGCCCATCGTCCAATGTCCATATCCTGTATCATTATTTTCAATGACATTAACTGGTGCAATAGGTGCAGTATCTTTTGAATTGGACGAAAAATATATAGGAACTACAGTTGTTACGCTCACGCCATCATTTCCTATGTATTTACTCCAAGTATAATCTTTAGGATTATTACTCTTGTTTTCGCTTTCTTTATTAGTTGCTATACCAATATATTGAGTTGAACTAAGTGGGGTATCCGATATATTTGTACCGTTAGTATCATCGGCATACATTATCCATGTAAAATATGACGAACCAGTATCCCCTTGAATACCTTGTTCACCTTTTTCTCCATCTTTGCCATATACACCATAAATTATAGGAGACGTATTTTCAGTATCACCATTTGACTTGGTATTAGTTATATATATCCAAAGATATCTTTTCTCATTAGACACATACTGGATATCTGTTGTCCATCCTTGAGACTCTATAGTAATTCCTTCAGACTTGTCTGAAACTAAGTAATGCATAGTCTGAGAAACAATGGTATCTCCAACAATATCTGTAATATCTTTTTCTTCATTATTAAAGTTAATTGATAACTCTACATTCTTTAAACTTAATTTTTGAGTTTTAGCATCATATATCAACTTTCCGTCAGCCATTTCGAAGCCACCAGTTTCAAGGTTTATATGTGTTCCTTTTAATTCATTATTAAGATTAGAATAATTAGCCGAATATATATCACCTGCAACCATAAGACCAGATATTACAAACTGTGTATTCAAACCATACTTTTCATGTGTAACTCCATTAAGAGTATATTTTTGCTTTCCTAATGCAGTAATTGCCGTTCTCCACCTATCTGTCGTAAACACAAATTCATTAGCATTAATTCGTGCCTGTTCATCTTTATAATCATCAATCACATCGTCATAACTTCTAATAAGAATACCATGCTCATCAAATATTGCAGTTGAATTAGTGTTGTGAACACTATAGAGAGCAGAATCTAATCCTTCTTTTTGCAATCTTTCAAATGTAAGATTGGCTTTCTCACCTTGGCTTGCCTGCTTAACAGTAGAAGAGTAGCTTGATACCATAGATTGTGATTTTGTAAGAATGTCTTTAACTATATTAACATCTGGACTTCCATATCTATATGCATCCGAAAATGTGACAGATAATTTGCTTAAATCTCCATAGAAAATTGAAATATCTGCCAATCTCATTACATAAATTTTCCCATCAATCTTAGTTCTGATAAAGTTACCCAAAGTAAAATCATCAAGAATAGGTTCGAAAATTCTGTTTCCGTCTTTGTCAGTTAATAGAAGGAGATTTTGCAATGTACCTGAGATAGTGAATTGCTTCTCACCAGATTTAACTAATTCTTTCTTGGCAACTACCAATAATTCATTAGCTTTATCAATTAATTCAGTATTGGTCAGTCCATCAGATATATAATTCTCGTTACTATAATCATCTTCACGCCTATAATAAGTGAACAATTTCCAATATTCTTCACCTATATACGATTCAAAATCAAGCTCATTATGAGTCTTAGATATTAAATCCTCAATATATTTCTCAAGTCCTGTGATTGTGTCTAATTGGGAATTTCTATAAGATAATTCAGTCTCTAATGCGATAAAACGTTCATAATATGGGAGATAAATAGAATCGTGTAGATCAGAAGAATTAGATGCGACACCTTGTTCAGTGAGAATATTAATTGCTGACTGATAAGCAGATTGGTAAGAAGTCAATCTTTGAGCAGAATACTTGTGAATTTCTTCCTTGAATTTGTTAATATCTTTAGTATTATAAATATCCTGAAGACCTTGATCATTAACCTTACCCATCGCTTTATCTACTTGCTGATTAACGTAAGCAATATAATCATCGTTGATTTCAATACTTATAACATCTTTCATTTCAGCCGTGTCTTTACTGTCAGAATAATTGGTTAATTTGAAGCGACCAGTCCATGTTTGAGATTTAAGTGTAGAACCATCAAGAATTTCAATCTTATAAATGGAAGTATCAATGATTGCTTTTGCCATCGCAAGAACTGCATTGTTAGCAGTGTAAACAGATATCTTACTTACATCTGTAACCGCTACAGGAGACAAATTAGATGGAGTAAGCAAAGCTAATTGAGATGCCGCTGTTTTATCCTCTTGCTTCCATGTCGGCATCATAGAATTATTAAGATAAGAATATAAATCAATGACATCATAATACACAGATGTTATATTACTCCAACCTATATACTGCTGTTGAATAGAAGAGTATGTAGTTTCGGGATAATATTTTTTGATATATTCAATAATATCGTTATATTGATTTACAAGAGAAGCTTCTAAGGAAAAAGATTTGTTATTAGTGTATTCATCAACAAGTTCATCATATGATTTTATCTTAGATTGTAGCTCATCTGGCATATCTGACAAAGTATCTTGATTGAAATAATATATATAATTACTGCCGTTAGGATTAATGTTCTTCAATGTTGCATTAATTAAATCATCTCCACCAATAACTCTAAAACAGTTTTTAACACTGTCTGTTTCCGATGTTAGCTGTATTTCAGAACCAAGATTATTTTTATCTACAAAGATTGATGTATCTTTGCCATATGGTTCATGTAAAATTGTTCCTTCACACTCAGGACAAATTGTAAACACATCTTCGCTTCTATATCCACAATCCAAACAACAAGTTTCCATATCGTATACGTAGACACTTCTTGTATTTGAATCAAATAAGAATATACATCCAATTTCCTGAGAAAGAGTGCTTGTTAAGAAGTCATATATGCTTGTACCATCTATGCTGAATGAACGCTGAATTTTTAAGAGAGTTTCATCGACATGAGCAATTGTATAACCAGGTGCTTTTTCAAAAATTCTATCCAGCAAAGAACTATCTTTCTTATCAGGGTTATAAAATATAGTTGGCTCGGTGTATTCTTCACGAGCAATATCATCCTCTGTATTAATTTCAATGTCGTGTAAAATTACTTGCCCAAGTTCAGCTTCACACAACGATTTAGCTGTTACAAGTTTCTTTGTATTTTTTTCTGATTCGTCTGTTCCAACTGTAATCTCGAACCATTCATCATATTCTTTAACGTATATCGTTTTAAAATCAACGATTTTATCCCACAGATTTTCAACATTATCATTTTTTTCTTTATATACATTAAATGATAATTCGTCAACTACATTGAATTGTGGATGATATGTTATAGAATCGGCAGGAATATTAATAATTTCGCCAAATTTTTCAAGATTTCTGTTACCTAGAATAATATGTAAAGGTCTTATGCCTTGACCAGTTTTCTGCATTCTAAGTAAATTTTTTACATTAATTTTCTGCACTAAATTCCTACCTTTCTAACAGATTGATAATTCATAGTTATATTTATATTAAGTGTAGAAGAGTAGTAATTATCTCTGTTGTTATATGTGTTTATAATTTTTAACCAATTGTAATTAAAATCATTGGCAATCTTGTGATTAAGATTATCAGATGTAATTATTCCATGCTTATTATCAAGAGTGATTTTTTCTCCCTGTGAACAATTCTCAATAATAAATAATTCGTTATCTGCTGAATTAGTTATAGTAAGATTACCAGCTTCATTACAAGTTATTGTCGTGTAAGGATAAGTTTCTCCAATCTCATCTGAATCATCATGTACACAGAACTCCTTTACATTTGTGAAAACTAAATCGTTACCATCATTAAAAGCATAAGCAGCATTGGAAGTAAACGTGCATTCTATTCCATATATATCATCATTAATCTTAATTGCTTGGATATTAAATGATCCATAAAAGGATATGTTCTCATAGCCTTCTTTATTTATTTTGAACTGTTCAAATCTCTTTCTATTAAGCCACCTGTTGATTGCACTGTATTCTTCTGGTGTTATTGAAAGAGGTTCACAGTTATAATCTAATCTACATAACTGGATGGTGAAAGAATAATCTTCTTCATATGATGTTCCATATAATTCAGATATATCTTGCCCAACCGATTTAATTGAATTGAATGTCAGATTAGAACCAGATGAGACAGTTTCAGCACCGCCAGAGGAAGAGTCGAAATTAACCGCAACTAATCCGTAATCACTTGCCAACTCGTTTGCATATTGAAAATCAGTAAACATGTCTTTCACCATCCTTTTTTATTTGAAAATTCTGAATAAACTTTTGAAAAATTTATTCAATTTGTTTATATAGCCTGCCTTAATTGAATCCATTTCGGCTATTTTTTCGTCCAAAACAGCAATCTTGGATTTATATTCATTACAAAGTTTTTCGTACATATTTTTCGATATAAGTGCCTTTTTTATAAGCAGAGCGAGGTCATTAACCTTCTCATCAACGCCTTTACCACTCATTGAAACCGTGATTTCATAATTGGCAATTTTAGCTTTTAGTTCTGCGTTTTCTTTTTCGAGTAGATTGCAGTGACTTTTGTAATACTGCAATTCATTACTTTCTTTATTTTTTTTTATTTTCGACATTATTGATTCTCCGTATAAGATAATTTAAATAAAAGGCACACCAATTATGGTATGCCTTAGTTGATATTTTATCTAAATGTTAATTTGTTTAATGAATTCCTACCTAGAGTCTGTCCAAGAGTCATGTTTTGTATCATCTTTTCGAACTTAGGATCTTTCTGGGCTTCTTTCATAAAGTCTTCGTAGTTTCGTACATTAGGTAATGATAAAGTTACATCTCCAAATTGGACATCAACCTTATTAGACAGGTTGTTAGACATATTAGAGATATCAGGTAACTTAGCACCAAGATTATCCATATACATGTTTGGTGTAGTGATTCCTTTAGAAAGATTCCAAAGTTTTTCGACTTGGTCTTTGTTGAATACTGTATCACCTGAATCAAACTGACGAAGCACACCATACTTAGTAACAAGTACTTCTGAACCTGGATCATCTTCACCATAAATATGAAGTCCACTTATTGCTGATTTAGTTCCTTTACGATAACCATGACTTTTCATCCAATCAAGCATCCATACGTTCTGATCATAAGTAGCGTAATACTGTCCTTCACCACCCATTTGATCGTAGTACTGACTACGAGCTGCGAATGATGAATCATAATCGTGTAGCTTAAGGCGATCCACGATTGATGTGTCTATATTTAAACTATTTTTATCGAAATAATCCTTACTATATATCCAATCAACACCGTCACTTCCAGAAGAATCATTATCATCTGAACCAGTATCCCAGTTTCCACTCCAATCATCATCAGAATAATCATTACCACCTGAGTAACCGCCATCAGAACTTGCATTCTGTTCAGCCTGCTGTCTTGCAATCTCATCGGCAACTCTCTGTGCCTCGGCATTACTATTTGCAAGTAATCCCTGTACAGCGGAATTGATATTATCACAAACATCTTTAATCTTTGAATTGCTATCAATGAAACTTGTGCTGAAATTATCAAGAACCTTAGTTATATTACCAGTATTAGTACTCCATATAGAAGCCATTGATTCACTTAGTTTATAACCATAATTTTCAGCAGTAGAAGTAATAGTTTCTGCAATATCAGAAGCATTATCATTAGATTGGTCAATAATATCCTGAATTAGATTATCCAATTGATCCAAACGCTGATTGAGCCATTCTTGTGTATTATCTTTTAATTGATCTAAAATTTTCTCAGTGTCGCTAATAAGCTTTTCATATTCAGTATCTTTCAAATCATCTTTAGCAGAATTAATCTGGTCTTTAAGCTGCTGAATATTCTTCTTACCTTCCTCAGAATTATCACCTTGATAAGCAGAGTATTGTTTCTCTAAAACATTAAGAGCTTCCGTTTTCTCACGAATAGATTTCTCATAATCGTAAGCGTCCTTCATAGTACTCATAAGCTCTTTGTATTTATCAATGGCATCTCCAAGCTTATCAATAAAATCACTATAAGCATCATTAGTCAAATCCTTAATGGCATCTTTTTCGCTCATAGCAGACTTAATAGCTTCTTGTTCCTTATCAATAAGGTCTTGTTTTCTGTCAAGTAACTCTTTGTCATAAGGATCATTAGCTAAATCAGCATCAATTTTAGCAATTTCATCTTTATAAGCTTTTGCTTGATTAAGGTATAATTGGTATTTCTGTGCAAGTAATGCCTGAGCAGCCTGACCTTCTTTGGTCATATTACCATTATCATCAGTTATTCCGACATCCTTAAGTAATTCTGTAAGGAAGTCTGTTTCAGTAATAAGGTTTTCAACGTCATCACGAGTTCTATCAAAGGCATCCCAATTAATCTGGCGAATGGTATTATCATACTCGACCAAAGCCTTCTTAGCATCTAAAATACTTGAAGAAACTTCATCTATTGCTGACTGCATAGAATACCAATCCTCTGATTCAGGCATAATGCTTCCAGAATTTACAGCAGAATTTAATGCATTGACTAAAGCATCCCTTTCGGCTTCGAGTTTTTGAAGATTCTTATTTTCCTGGTCAATCATTGCTGAATTGAGTAGAGTAGAAGAGAACCAACCCTTTTCGTTCATAAGTTCATCTTCTTTACTGTATAAATCTCTAACGGCAACAATCTTATTAATCTTTTCTTCAAATTCGGAAGCTACATTATCAAACCTACTCTTAGCAAGTCCCTTTAACTCAATATTAAGTTCCTGAACAGCAGTCTTAGCGTCTTGTGCTTTATCATAGAAATCCTGACAATCAGATATAGCATCCTTCAAATCATCATCGTAAATAACATCAATACTTATTGAGCCATCTGCAATCTGATTCTTATAATAATCGTCAAGACCATAAGAATTAAATGCGTTCATGTAATATTCATAAGCCTGTGACTGTGCATTTATCTCATCTCTGAGTACACTCATAGAATCAGCCAATGCGTTATTACGATTGAGCCATGTAGTTGTTGTATCAGATACAATATTCTTAAGTCGTGAATATGCTGTAGAAATCTTATTGATTAAGCGTTCAATCCAGTTAAGTTTTTCGGCTGTCTCTTTTGTATCTTTTGATGAAGAATCATAACCAGATAAACCTTTCCATGATGTATCTATGCCACCCCAAGTTGTATCTATAGCAATATTTTGTAAAGCGTTATAGTCATCTACAGTCTTTTGTAAAGTAGATAGAAAATCTGAAAAATATTCTTCTTCATTTCCTCCACTTTGTGCAATAGCAAGACCTAAATCCATATCATCATCCATAGAAGTAGCCTTACTTGCTATTTTCATTAAGCCAGTAGCATTATCTATTTCAGTTTGATAGAATTTTCCCCATGATGAAGCTAATAAACTTATTACCTTGTCATTTATGACTTTCTTTGCCTGGGCTAAATTTTTACTCTTTTCTAAATCTTCACCATAAGCATCAAATAAACCTTGGAAAAATTCATTGTTTGCTGAAACTAAGTTATCATAATATGTACCATCATATTGTGACTTCTTTATTTGATTACTAATATATGCATCAGCATCATTATTATAAGCTTGTTCTAATAATGCGAATAATTCTTCTGAACTCAATAATCCGTTTCTGAACTGTTTAACCGACTCATTCAACTCAGGAAATGCTTTAGCAATTGAATCCAAAGTAGAAGATGATAATCTGCTTGTATTTTGTAACTCGTCCTGTATAGATTTAAGAAGATTAGCATGTGACTCTAGTTCTGATAAACTATCTCCAATTGAACCATCTGCTGTAAGTTTAAAACTTGTATTATCAAATATCTGAGATATCTTATTAGCATCAGATTCAAATTTAGAAATTATTTTATCATATGAATCTTGTGAGAGTGAACCTTCTTCCACCTTCTTCTGAAGATTACTTTGTACTTCTGATAACTTTGCCTTTGCCAATTCTTGATATGAATTTGCAGCATCATAATTAGTCGAAGCTAAATATTTTGTTGCATCTGCTTCAGTTGTGATACTTTCAACGGTAGAAGCTAAATTAGCAAGTGCCTGTTGTTTCATATCCTCAATACGAGCTTGAGTAAGTTTGTTTAAAGCTTCTTGGTCAAGAGTAAATGCACCAGACTCCATATCAATGTAATCAAGCCAATTATCACCTAATGCGATAACGGATTGCATTGTATCAATTGAAATATTTCCATTACTGTTATATTCAGAAACAGCGGAAGAGAGTGTAGAATAGGCAGATTGGATTTCGTCTAATTGAGAATTTAACTTACTTAATGTCGATGGAGCATTATCACTTCCCATATCGAATAATTTAGTTTCTTTGAAAGTGTTTACCTGTTTAGCATAATTCTCTCGTGCTTTAGCAGCACTATTAGCAGAAGATGCAATTTCTTTCCATTTATTAATTTCTTCTTGAGTATTAACTGAATGTTCTTTAAACCAAGAATCCCAATCAAAATCAGATTCTTTCTTTTTTGCTTCTTCTATAATGTTGTTATATTGTTGAGATATGTCATCAGCTACATCATAACCAAGACCTTTTTTCAAAGATTCTGCATCTGTTCCAATATAATCAGCAATTTTCTTAATGTAGCCATCAATTGCCTGCTTATCTTTTGATACATCACCCATGTTATTAGGATCAATTGTCAATAAAGACTTATAAGCATTAGAAATACCCTCTTTGTTATTCTCGATACCATCAATAATTTTTTGTACAAATTTACTATTTATATCAGAATCTTTATTAAAAGTGTCAGCGATTTCTTCAGTTAATGCCTTATCAATTAAGGAACTTATCTGATTTATTTGTTCGTCATTCAAATTATCATAATCTGAATTATATATAAAATACGCATTCGCCTTAGTTTTAATTCCTTTCATTGCTTCATCAACTTCAGCCTGATAAGTTGACAATTCAGCTTTCATATTCTGAATGATAGTAGTAACCTCTTGGTCAGTACTATCAGTATCTAATCCATATGTCTTTAATAAACTTCTAAATACATTATCTGAACCTATAGAACCCGATTTATTTTTTAACTCATTAATAGATAAATTTGTAGCTCTTTCGAGATAAGATATCTTTTGAGTTGTGGATAATCCATTTACCATAGATTTATCAGAATTAAATGTAAATGCAGATTTAAAGGCACTTTTTATGCCAGTTTTTGATTCGTTTTTATAATTCTTGACTACATTGGTATTTTCCTTATCACTGCCACTTATAACACTTGCAGCGGCTGCTTTCTGTTCATCCTTATATGCTTTTGTTAAAGCTTCAACATTGCCCTTTAAGGTTAATATTGCATTACCCTCAGAAGTATATCCTGCTATCAAAGAAGGGTAAATGTCGGCAATCTGATTACAAATATCTTGATATTTTTTATATTCATCAGTCGTAAGTGAAACATTATTGCCTAATTCATCAACACCTTTTGATAAGGTTTCATAATCATCTTTTATATCATTGATAGTCTTTTTGTGTGATTCAAGAGTCTTCAAACTATCATTATATGATGTAACCATATCATCTACAGCTTTTTTCATATTCTCGGCACTATTTATTATGTTAGTAACACCCTTTATAATGAATGAAGCAATAGCAGAAGCTATAGCACCTATGACCATATTTAAGGCAGTGGTAGCAATTGACAATGCAGTTGTCTTTAACTTTGCGATACCAAGACTTTTAATATATCCACCAAGTCCAGCATTTGCACCATTAAGACTTGTGAGATAACTACCAAGTTTCATATTATGAGAAGTAACAACCTCTGCAAAAGATTTTCCCTCTTTTGTAGAACTTTTTAATAGATTGTTATATTCTTTAATATTTGCGTTAATACCTTGAAAACTGAAAGACTGTTTTGCAATGTTCTCATAATTCTGTTTAGTAATAAGTTCATTGATAGAATCATTATCAAGTGTTTTATTTTTCTTAATGTATTCCTCAAGACCATTTACTTTTGAGTACTTACCATCCTCAAAGGTTTCAGTTAATACCTTCTGAAGTTGAATAGTGTCACCTTTAGCATTTTTAATAGCATTGCTTAACTCAAAAATTTTATCTATACTTAAAGTAGCAAGTTTTTCAACTTCAGTAAAGTTTTTAGTTCCACCTAATTTATCAGTAATACCCCAATTATCAGCTAGTATTTTTCCTATCGTTAATACTTTAAATATTGTGAGATATGTTGATTAGTGTTATTATACTCATATAAACTTGTGAGAGGAGATTGGTATATGAGGTATTGTTTACGATGTTGTGATATTTGTTCGGACACATCTGAAGAATATGAATTATTTCCAGAAAGTTGTGCTACTTGTGGTGCAACAGGTGAAATGCTTAAAGATGATGGTGTAACAGGCGAACAATATGAACAAATGACCGAAGATGAAAAAGATGAATATGAAGTTAAAATTCGTCTTGAAGTTGAAAATTCCCCTTATTTTAATGAAGAACTTTATAGAAAATATAGTATGGGCGATCCAGATTTTTATTATAGTTTCCGTTATGACAAATATACACGCTTAACAGGCAAAAAAGCTGGTCAAAAAATAACTCCCGAAGAAGAAGCCGAAGAAAAGCGTAAGTTCGAGGAATCTATGCGTGGAGCAGAAGTGGATTACTATTTCAATCTTGGTAAGCAAAAGCGTGAAGAACAGGAAAATGCTAATAAACCTAAGTGCCCAACTTGCGGTTCTACAAACATTAAAAAGATGGGTGGAATAGAACGTGGAGCTTCAATAGCTGCATTTGGAATCTTTAGTAAGAAAATCAATAAAACATTCAAGTGCTGTAATTGCGGATATACATGGTAATAAGGAGGTGTAATTTTATACCAACAAATAATACAGATAACACAAGTCAAAAGAACACAAATAATAATAACAGTAACAACCAACAGAAACCACCATTACCTCAAGCTAATCTTACTTCAAGAGTGAGTGAAATATTTGAGTTGATAAATACAGAAAAACGCAATAATTAATTATTATCCTTACTACAAAATATACAAAGTAATTCTGGAACAGAGGTTGTCAAATTGTGGTATGGTAACGGTGGTCGGTTATCAATATTAACTTTGTCATTATTGTTGTTGATAGCCGTTTTAATTGGAGGTTTTGATTTTGATTTCATATAAGACAATCCTTTCTTTTGAGAGTGATTTTTAAAATAAATCGTAATATAAAATGGTAAAATATTCCTTATTTACTTTACAATAATTTTAAAGCAGAGGGGGTGAATTTATGTATAATGATATGTCTCCAACAGAACTATGTTGGCAAACAGGCGACTATACAGATGAATGTCATTGTGAATTCTGTGAACATAGTGACGAATGCAGTGGATCTGACGATAAAGACTAATAGGATAGAAAAGCAATATATAAAAGAGCAGGAGGTTAATCCTGCTCTTCGTCACATTTTATTCAAAACACAATTTTAAATCAATCGCCACCATCCTTCTCCAAATTACAACTTGCGATTAAAATTACTCCTTTCATGCAAATTACCTCCTTTTATTCAATATTATAAAGTATTATATTTCCAATTAATAGAAATATTACTTCCAAATGCTGGCTCTTTAATATTGAATATGTATTTTGTATATAACAAATCATATTCTTCTTTTCCTTGAATGTCAACAGTTTTTAACTCATCTTGTTCATTTATTTTATATTGACATTGAGGTTGTGTATTTAAACTAACCCCATTCTCAAACGAGATTATATATGTAAGATTTTGTATTTTATGGTCTATGTGCATATTTGAAGAACTATTCAAATCTAATGGATCATTTAATAATTGTACATCAAGCTTTCCATTTTTCAAAGCTGACAAACCAGGAACACTAATAACATAGCATATTTCATATGATTGGTTTTGTACTAATTTATTTGAATTAATTTTAAATATCCACCTTAATTCTTGCGGATTCTTTTTTAATTTTTTATTTTCAACTGTAGACTTATTATCCCAATAAAATTCATCTACATTCATTATTATACCTTCTTTTGAATCATACCAAAAACCAAAATCTTTAAATCTTTCAGACATATTAGTTTTTTTCATTGATTCCAAAGGTGGAAAGTTTGAAGTTTTTGCGCCATCTTCAATATTAAGTTTTCTTCTAATTTGTTTAAGTTTCTTTACATCATTAACTACAATTGTAAATTTATGTATTATAATACCTGTTCCATTATTATAAATAGTTACTTGTTTTTTATAGTCACTAAAATAATAATCTTTAATATCATTAAAAATATTATTACTTTCTTTATTTTTTCTATTTCTTTTTATTAATTTTTTTATTAACGAAAGTACAATTAAGATGGATACCGTAAACATTACTAATAGAATTATCAATTCTAATAATGATATAGTTATCTTGTTGTTAGATAAATCTTTATATTTTTCATGAAAAAAATATAATATTCCACTACTTGATACAGCTAAAATAATTAACTGAAAAATAATGTTGCTAATAATATTAATTATAAGCGCTTTAACATCTTCATTTGGTTTCTTTAACATAATTTTCCCCAATCATTAATATATAATAAAGTATTATATACCAATAATTGACATATATCTACAAGAACATTTGTTTAGTATTTTCATACTTGACAAGACATTCATCTGAATGTAAAATACATTCAAACGAATGTAATAGGAGAAAAGTATGAAAACAGAATCTTTTAAATTATTAACAACATCTAATATACTCAAAGAAAGAAGAATTAACCTTAGATTAACTCAGCAAGAAGTTGCCGAGAAAGCAAAAATTCTACCTCAACAATATCAAAAATTTGAAAGTGGAGAGCGTAAAATAGAATCAGCCACTTTTCAGACTGCTTGTAAAATAATTGAGGCATTAGATATGGATATTACTAAATTCTATCATGGAGAATATTCATTCAGTAATGATAAAATAACACTCGACATTGAAAATAACAATATATAATGATTAACGCTTAATAATATGACTAATTTAAATATCATACAAAGAGGTTACATTATGTTTAAAATCCATTATTGTCCTAATTGTCATAGAGTCACGTACACACATTATATAAAATGTATATGCAGAACATGCAACATTGAGTGCAAAAATCTTGATATAGAATTTGAAAAGTTCTTCTCAATGACAGAATCCGAAAGAGAAGAGTATATTAACTCACAATTATAAGTTCAGAACTATTGTTCTGAATTGTATTGAATTAAATACAATGATAAAATATAGACATTGGAGAAACAACATAGATGTGTGCCATAACACTCTATAACCGAAGGTTGTCCCAATGTCTATATTTATGGCAGTCGGAATAAATATCTGCCCGTTCTGGGCTAAAAGAATATTCCCTACTTATTTATATTCTTACTAAGAAGGGAGGTGAAAATACATATTGAATATATTATATGCCGAGATAATCGGTTCAATAATTCTTGGAATATGTTATGTAATATGCCACATAGCTTCAATCGTTGGCAAATGTTACATTGCTAAAATCTGCAAAGACTACAGTGATTCCAAAACTGGAAGTTTAGCAGAAATGACTTCTAAGGATATCAATATCAATCTTCATCATTAATGTTCTTCATTTATATATTTATTCTCCTTTACTTCAATGATAGGGCTGTCTCACGACAGTCCTATTTTATTATTCTCTTTTATGTTGATTATAATTAACATACCTCTCACAATATATTAATTATGGTGTAAAGTGTATCAACTATCACCTTCATTTTAAGTACACCTCTTATTCTCCCCTGAGCACACATTAACGATTTCATCAACCGTCTAGTCCTTATGCTCGATGATCGTAGTCTTTGCAAAAATGTTTAAGACTGTCGGATGCGGATTTACCTTGTTTTAGTGATATTACCATACCTCATGCTTTCACATTCGCCGCTATAACCTTTCGTATTATAGTTTGGTTACTAAAACAAATTTTTTTGGTTTTCCCGTACTATGTTGAATTCATAGTAACTGAAAGGTTTTCTTTATGAACCTCGCTATTATGCCATATTGACTCATAGCCACGATTAAGTGCCAGTCATTCTCTACTATTTTACAATTAGAGTCCTTGCTTATTATACAATAAGTTCGTACACCTCACGGTTAAACTCTACGGTAGCTAGGAAAGGAGAATTGTTAATAAAATTTATTAACCTTATCAAACCACCGCTTTTATTTGAAGCAATAATAGTTGCAATTGCTCCTAATATGGTTGGAAGATGCTTTTCTACTAATTTAAAAAATTTAGAAGCACCTTCAGTTAAATCTGTGGTAAAATCTAAAACAGATTTAACAGTTGTAGTATCAATTACATTGTACCAAAATTCTTGTGTTCTATTTTGAAGTTGTTGAAACTTTCCATCAACACTATCTAAATAAGAATTTAATTCTTTTTCTGCTGAACCTTCGGAATTTTGAGCATCCTCGTATACTGAACGAAGCATATCACCGTTTTGGAGAATAGAAGCAGCAATATTGCTGCGGTTTTTGCCTGCTATAGTCTCCAATAATAAGTTAAGATTATTTGTTCCTAATTCTTTATCTTTCTTGACAATTTCATCATACAAATCTGCCAATCCTTGCATGATTTCATATGTACTCTTATAATTTCCGTTTGAATCAAAAATATCAAAACCTTTACCGTCTTTTGTTGCAGCAGAAGTTGCAGACTGGATAGTATTTCTCAGTTTTGATACTGTGGTTATCATTCCTTCTGTTTCTTCGCCTAAATCTGAAAGTTCCTCCTTGGCTTCCTCTGTACCAACCAATCTAAGAGAAATCGTTCTTAAACCTGCCCCTACCTTAGATGGATCTTGAGTTATAGCATTGCCAGCCGTAGTCAACGAAACAGCTTCATTAAGATCATTGTTTGCAGTTACTAATGCACTTGCTGAATCTTTAAGAGCAGTTGCTAATCCATCTGTCGAGATACTATAATTGTTGCCAATATTATTGAGAACATCAATTATATCCATTTTATCAAGATCTTTATACGCCTGACTCATAGACACAAGTGATTCGGTTGCCTCATCTATTCCTTCAAATTCAGATACGTTAAGTAAGATATTTGCATCTTTAGCTGATTTAGCAGCAGTATCCATACTTTCACCTAAACGCATCCAATCCGCTGTAGAATTTTGTATCTGTTTCGCAGTAGTTCCAACTGCATCTGCTGTATCAAATGTGGTATCTTGATATTTCTTCAAACTTTGAACAGATTCATTGGATACTTTTCTCATTTCAGTAAGAGCAGTATCTAATTGTCTAACAATACTAACTCCTTCTTTACCGTATCTTATTAAATCATTAAAACCAAAATATGTACCGATAGCACTAGCGACACCATACCAAGCTTTTTCTTTGATAGCATCAAACATACTTTTGCCGCCACGACCAGCTTCAATTTCAGCATTGACTATTTGCATAATCTTTCCATGAATAACATCTAAACTAGCACTTGGGTTACCAGATTTAATTTCAGCGTAGTAAGCTTTTATCTGATTCTTAGCTTCTCGTGACATTCCAGAATGTTCTTTAAGAATATTATTGATTTTATCAAGTTCCTTCTGACCAGATACAAGAGAGTAGCCCTTTTCGGCAGCCGACATATTCTGAACAGCAATAATATTATCCTTAATAAGCTTTTCTTGTTTATCTAATTTACCAAGCTCATCATCATTTACTAATTCGGGATGTTTCTTAAAATTATTAAGAATATCTGCATATTGCTTAACGGCTTCTTTGACAGCATTAACCCTCTGCTTATAAGTATCGCTTGTCCAACCGCCATTTTCAAACCTTGCAATAGTAGTATCGTAACCAGATGTTTTCTTGGTATATGATTCAAGACGGTTATCATATTTTGACAAATCAACATTTGATACTTCCTTATCAGTATCAGTTAATTTCTTTTTCGCATCAGCATTTTCCTTAACTTTCTGAGTATTCTGCTCTAATACATTATTCTCTTCTTTGATGGAATTAGTAGCAGATTCTACAGAAGCAGAAACATCTTTGTCAGGAAATGCGTCTTTCGTTTGGTCTTGAGAAGCAGTAGAAGACACCTCTTTAACAGCCTGAGTTGTTTTCTCAGCTTGTTTCTGAGTTTCTTTTAATTCAGATTGAAGCTTTTCTTGAGATTGAACTATATTATCGACTGAAGAATTATTGGAATCTAAATTCATTTTTTCATCCAACTTATCTAAATCTGTATAGAGATCATTTATCTCATTTTGAATTTTTTCTTTTTCCTCAACAAATTTTGACGCTATAGAAAAATTATTATCTTCATATCCAAAAAATGATTCAGCCCCACCAATACGTGATAAGCCTCTTGTTGTATATTCATCAAGTGCCTTTTGATCATTTGCCTTAATTAAATCATCGTACTCTTCAAGACTATATTTTACTTCAGATAACCATTCGTTTCTGTCTTGTATAAGTTTGTCAACATCAAAGATATTATTAGTACCAGTTAATTGTTTAATTCTTTTATCTGCTTCACGGATTTCTTCCTCTGTAGGTAATTGGTCTGCAAAATACCTATCATTATCATGGAAGTCTTCATGAACAGTCAATTTCTCTTGTAACTGTTGAAGCTCTCTGATAATATTCTCTCTTTTTTCAATTTCAGCATTCAACTCTGATTCAGATTTGATTTGCTGTTTAACAGTAGAATCAGAAGCCAAAGAAATATTCGTTTTCTGCCCATTGACTTTTGCTTGTGCTTTAGCGACATCTTCAAGAGCAGAAGCAGCTTTCTTACTTTCATTAGTTATATTCTCTACTTGTTTGACAGTACCACTCGTATTGTTCATGTTTTTATTAACATTGAGAATATTTTGATTAAGTTCAGAAAGTGACTTATCAATATTCTGGATAGAAGAGAGTAGCGTCTTCGCACCAGAATCATCTACTTTACCAAAAGCTTTACTTAAACTCTGTACTTCTGATACAATACTTGACAGTTCCTTTGATAAATTCTCAAACTGTTTGAAGTCACCTGTTCCTTTACCAAGAGAGTCAAGCATTTTTTCGAGATTAGAAATTACATTAGACAATTTCTTCTCATCAATATTTAATTTAATTGTATATTCTTTACCTTCAACAGTATCCAATCTGTCTTGGACTTGTTTCATATCTGAAAGTAGTTTTGCTACATTCGATTTAATTTCTACATCATACTGATATGTACCTGACATTTTCTACCTCACTTTCTCAAAATTTGTTCTATTCTGTTATTTATAATTTTGTCTAAGCGACCACCAAATCCACTTTCAATGTCTCGTTCAACATACATATATGGAGGTAATGATTGATGCATCATCCATTTTCCATGACCATGTTCTCCATCCATAAACATATAGTCGAAAGCTGTGCTTGGCTGTAAACTTTGACCAAACCAACCGACATATGAATCCATTGCACCTGAATCAACTGAAAAACGAAGAACATTTCCTTTACCTCGTGTTCTTGTAGAATCGAGAATTTTCATAAAGTTATATGTTCTTTCATAAGACTGTGGAGTATAGTCGTTGTACCAATCTATCAATGAATATCTAACAGATTCTTTTAGAAGTTCATTTGCTTGTGGAGCAATTTCTTCTGCAATATGATTTTCAATTCTGTCTAACTTCTTTTTAAAATCCGCATATATATTTTTTGCCATTTTATCACCTCAAAAAAATTCACTATTTTTACACTAAAATAGGAGAGCAGTATCACCACTCTCCATAAGAAAAAGTCCTATATACCGTGACACATATAGGACTTAAATGTTTAATTGTTATTGTATTATTCCGTATATCAATCCAACTAATCCAAACACAAAATAATAATGAGTTGTTGTTAATTCAAATGAGATAAATGGTTGTAAAACTTCTATACAAATATCATCTACATTAAACAAAGCAAGAATCCATCCGCATAGAAGTCCGTATAATATTCCAATTATTATAACTTATTCCACCTCTTTAAAATCACCAGTTCTTACAAGCTCAACGACCTTAGTAATATCTTCCTGTGGAATTCCCTGTATCTTCTGTTCAATAAGCTTCATAAGTGGTTCTATGCTTATATTTGCAAGTATTCCAAACCTTTCAACCTGACGACTAATATATGCGTGTGGTTCATATACATTTTGCATAATATCAGATTTATGCATATCAATAAGAGTTCTTATTTCAGATATTTCACTTGTTGGAATAAGTGGTGGAATTTCTTTTTCATTCACAATTTCTCCAATCATTAATTTATCAAGAAGTCCAGAAGATTTTAATAAATCATAATCCGCTGTATAATTACCGTCATTACTCCAAACAAGATTTGTATACTTTTCAATAACTTCTCTAACAAATAACATATACTGAACAAATGAATTAACATGTACATTATCAGTCTTACGAAATTTTATTTCACCATTTTCGTCAGTATATTTTTCCTGTTCAAACATAGTTCTATCTGTAATGGTTATTGCAATAGCATCTTTAATGTTTACAGGTAAGTAAGATATAATGCTTAACTTTTCCTGTATATATCTATTCTTTAATGAATCTACACACTTATTATATCCCTCAACAAATTCTTTAACTGTTATCTTATTCATAATTCCTTTTATCTCCTTTATAATTTTATTCTTCTACAATAGGTATTAAATCAGCACAAGCATCACTATCTAACCCCATACTAAACAATTCTTCCGCACTGATAGGTGTGAAATTAACATCTACATCAGAATCACTTACTGCATTAATCTCTTTAATAAAATCTTTCCAATTTTCGTCTTCAGGACTAATTCTCTTCTGATTAGGAACAACTTCACCCTTTTCATCAACAACGTCCTTGCCATATTTATTTACAAGAGAGTCTTTAGTCATTTCAAAATCTTTTACAACTCCTTGAATCTCTGAATATAATCTGAGCAACTTAAACTTAAATGCAGCATTAATTACTGATTCGCCTTCGATCACATTCTTAATTCTTGCATTGACGTTAATTACCTGATAAACCTTTAATGTTTTGTTCATATTATTTTATTCTCCTTTAACTCTGTATAATATTTATTTCTGTTCTTGGATTATCTTTATCAACATGACATCTAATAGTGAGACTATGTAAATGCTCTCTATCATCATCAACCAAGAATCCTGATTCCACAAAACCATCATGGATAAATTTTGGTGAAAAGTTATCGGGATCAGTTCTTCTCTTAGTTGGATGATAAATATCATACTCAATATCTACATTATCCAAGTGCATATTTTCATATCCCAAATCTTTAATCCACCAAATAATGAATGATTTCCATGATTGTTTTAATGCATTCATTTGTATTCTTGGTTTTATACTCCAAACATTTATTGAGGGGTGATAGGGATGTTCTATTTGTTTCTTCTTTGCTTTTGGGTGTTGAGAAAAATAATATTTATTATATCTATTCACTACATCCATATCTAAAATAAGTTTTATATCTTTCATTCCTTTCTTGATTAAGGGGGTAGGAGAGTGGTCTAGCCACACACTCTCCATATAAATAAAATGCCCTTACTACATGGCTAGATAGTAGTAAAGACATTTTGAATGTGTATTTATAATTTTTTGAAAAATAAGTGTGGCTTCGAAAATTACTATGAAACCACACTTTCTTTATTATTAATATACTATCTAGGTATAATAAGAGACTGACCTGAATAAATAGTATATGGTTCTCCTATACCATTAGCTTCTGCAATAGAATACCAATCTACATCAAGCTTATCACCAATGGCTGAAAGACAATCTCCGCTTTCAACTTCATATGTATCATAAGATGGTTCTTCGTAAGTATTTTCTGGTGCAGAACTGCCATTAATAACAGAATCATTTACCCAACCTCTGCCATTCTCGATGAGATATGGATTTCTCGCACCTTCAGCGATAGCTGTAATAGTTCCATCTGTATAAAGTGGGTTAAGTGGTTCTTCGGAAGTTGAAGAAGCAAAGAGTGCTGAATATGTGACATATTCGCCAACAGAATGAGTAAGACCTGAAGATTCTTCCTCATCAGAAGATTCTGGTTCAGAAGTATTTTCATTATTTTCAACAATACAATCATCATTAATCCAGCCTGTACCATCGTTAATAAGATATGGATTTCTTGCAGATGCAATGATATTAGTAATTGTACCCCCCGTAATTGAAGGTGTTAATCCATTTTCGGAAGTAGAAGACGCATAAATTGTATGATATGACACATAATCTCCTACATGATATTTTGTTTTAATATCATCTGATTCAGAGTTGTCTTCGATTGGTTCAGATGGAATAATTGGTTCAACATTAGGTAACTCTCCATAATAATAGTTAAAATCTGTTCTTGCCGAAGATCCATCAATAACAGCATCTGATGTACACTGCCACAACAGACAATCCATCGAAGGTTCATCTATTCCCCAATGTGCAAGCCATCTGTTAAATCCTTCAAAGGACATTAATCTACCATCGTTTAATACATTAGTAAAATAACTATAATTTGCGTAAACACCCGTTGTATATCCTGCGTCTTTGACAATCTGCATAAATTCTATACAAAAGTCTGTAAGAAGTTCACCGTTCTGTTCGGGAACAAGTCCATGATTTCTTTTATATCCGTCAGCATCTTCCATATCAAACCACACACCAAGAACAGGATTAAATCCCTGAATCATTCTTAATATATGTGCAGCTTCACTTCTTACTTCTTCTATATTAAGACAATAAGAATATATGTACACACCATAAGGGATGCCAAGTCTTTCACATTCCTGCATATTTCTAATAGCCTGTGAATCGTCTTGATTTTCTATATCTGAGCCATAGCCAATTCTAATGATTACACCATCAATACTTGACTTAATTGTATCCCAATCAAGCTGTCCATTATTGCTTGACACATCTATAATTCTATAAGCCATAAGTTCCTCCTTTATTTTTAGACAAAATAAAAGAACGAGCCTGAATTAGACTCGTTCTCATTGAAAGTTTTTATATTTAATTGTATTGTTATACCGCTAATTGCATAGGGTATAATTCCCATTTTCCATTTGGGTATTTATCAGCATTATCAGTTACTATCTTATGTACTTCTTCAAGACTTCCAACATTGGTATCAATATATATAACCTTACCACCTGTTATACATAGTTCTTCACATATTAAGTTATAAAACATTTTTCCCATACTCATTCTTCCTTTCTCAATGTTTAATGCAAAATAATTCATATATATCAACATTAAGAATGTGAGAAAGAATAATAGCATTGCTAAGAAGTATATCCTTTGTATTCCCATTCTCTATTTTATTTAGAGCTGCAACAGATATTCCGCTAAGTCTTGATAACTCTTGTAATGTTAATGCCTTCTGATTTCTATAATACCACAGTTTATTTTCCATAATGTTAATATGTGTATGTATATTTTGTTTATACAAATTTTATCATGGTAAATTTTTACTGTGGTAGAAATATCATCTAATTGAAATCACCATTAACAAGCTTATTGTGGTATATTTCTCTAACTGCCTTCATTGATTCTACGATATATCCATTAGTCATATGATTATCAGCAAGTATTTTTTCATATTGCTCATAAGTTCGAAAAATATGTTCAAAAGCTTCTCTATTATAATTCTGCCCACCTGTAAGAGCAGAACAAAAATTAAGAAGTTCCCATCGAATATCAGATATCTCTTTTTGTACAAGATTGTCTTTAATATCATCAATGCCTCTAGATATTTTTTGAATTTCTTGGTACTGCCAATTATCATGTTTTTCAAGCGTTTTAATACGATTTTCAACAGTTTCTTTATCTTCTTCGTTTCCTGTTTTAATGCGAAATTTCTTTTTAAAATAACCGAATATTTCGAGAATTTCTTTAGCTGCGAATAAGATAGCAAAGAACCCAAGAATGACTAATAAATAATCAATATGTGCAAGTTTTTCTATAGATCCCACTCATATATACCATCCCTTCTTACTTCTTCAAAAAATTCTTAAATGCTTCATATAAACCCGTAGATGCAAGACCAGATACAAGACCACCAAGTAATATTTCAGGTGTAAAAGCCATATTTATCCATATATTAAGAATTACACCCAATACACCCATGATTGCAGGAATATACTTATTAACTGCATCTGTTGTTACAATATTTTTTAATACATAACCTATACATAAGCAAATACCAACGATAATCGGTACTGCAAAATTTGTTAAAAATGATAAATCTGTCATAATTTTAATTCTCCTTATTTTTATTTATTCAATTGTCTTAATGTTTCTACACATCTCTTCAATACTTCACAAAACTTATTTAGTTCAGCAATCTCTTCTTCACCACTTAATGTAATTCTTATACAACTATTTATGTCTTCTTTGTTCATTTTGATAGCCAATAGAGTAGAAGATGGTGTTAAATCTCCACTTGTACAAGCACTTCCAGTTGATACTTGATATCCATTAATATCAAGCAATGTCATTAATGCTTCACCCTCAATACCTTTGAAACATATATATAAATTATGTGGTAATCTATGTTTCAAATCAGCACCAACTAAATACGAGTCTGAAATATTATTATTTATATAATTATAAATATAATCACGATTATTAGATGTAATAGAAGAGTAATCATAATTCTCGATTGCTTTACCAAGTGTAGCTATGCCTATTACATTTTCAGTACCACCAAATAACCCATGTTCTTGTGAACCATATATAAGTGGTTCAAGTTCAATAGATGATTTCTTATATAGAACACCAGTTCCTTTTAAAGCTCCAAGTTTATGTGCAGAAAATCCCAAACCATCAACATCTAAAGTTCTTATATCTACAGGGATTTGACTAATAGAACCTGTACAATCTACATAGACTATTGCGTTATAAAAATGACACATTTCAATAATCTGTTTTATATCTTGGATTGTTCCAATCTCAGAGTTAGCATATTCTATAACTACAATCTTCTTCATTGTATCTACAGATAAACATTCTTTAAGATCTTGAAAATCAATTTTTCCTGTATAATCAACTTTAAGTGAACACTTATATTTAAGTGATTCTACACACTTCAGTACCGATTTATGTGAAGTAGGAGAGTATAACACTCTACATTCATTTCTCTGAGTATAACCTTTAATGAAAAGCGTATTGTTGGCTGAACCGCCAGATGTAAAAATAATATTTTCTGGATTTATATTAATGAATTTTGCTACATTCTTTCTTGCCGTATTAATTATTTGTTTTGCATTAACACCAGATTGATACATTGAAGATGGATTCTGATATGTGTCTAAAAGAGATATGACATAATCTTTAACTTCTGGTTTTAGTGAAGTTGTTGCTGCATTATCTAAGAACATTCAATCACCACCTAATTTAATTCATAATTGCACCACTTTTTATATACATCAGCGGTGTCTTCTTTTAAAAATACCATTGCAAGAATTGAATTATTTGTTTTATCATCAATACTTGCATACATATCTATAGGATATACACCATTTTTTATATAAAGAAGAGACTGTTTGGGATTAATAATTCTAACCGCTTCATGTGGTAAATAATCCCTTGGTTTTAAATTTGTTTTAACCATATTATCCTTTCGTTCCATACAATATTCGTAAAAAATAGGGGAATATAGCATTAAACAGTAATGTTATATTCCCCCTATTAGAGTTTTCAAAATCACTGTTCAACATTATCTAATCCCTTCTTTTTCTTAGGATTTCTTAAATACTTATTTGAATCGTTGTTTTTAGATTCGTTATTTTTCATAACAGGGCTTTCCTGTTCTTTTTTAGATATCTCATTATTGATTTTAGATAAAGTATTTTTATAACTTCCAACCAAATCATATTTAGATATATTAAGTTTATTTAATTTCTTATTTGCTGTTTCTGCGTCAGTGTAACCATTTTCATATGAAGACATTACCTCATATATGTTTTTGCATTCTTCTGAACAAAATGAAAACATCCATGTAGGTAATTCTTTATGGCATTTTGGACAGTATTCGTACTGTTTTTTGCAGACACAACATATTTTTAAATCTTTCATTAATTCCTCCTACATATTAAGGGAATGGTTAAAATCCATTCCCTTGATAGTTGTATGAAGATGAATTATACGTCTTCCTCTTCTTCATCAATGAAGTAGATTTCAACCATATCCTGATCTCCACCACATGTATTTGTAAGAATTGCACCCTTATAATCCATATTCTGAGAATCGCCGCCCTGAAGTGCAATTGTTACTTCTGGTGAAGGCATAAATGATGGAATATGTATAATAGCTGCCTTAAGTACATCTGTTTCACACTTATCAACAACTAATGCTTTGAAGAATAATTCATGTGACTTAGGGAACTTATTAGCAGAAATACCAACTCTTGCACCACTTTTAACTGTCTTCTTATACTTTACGAGATACTGTGTCTCATTTGCGTCAGTTGGTGGAGTAAGAGTATGACCTTCTTTATCTACCTTAAACTCTGATTCAGAAGCATTTGTACCAGCAGTATACTGCTTACCCATAGAACCCTGAGCAGAAAGAGCATTTACAACAATTGAATCTTCTACATAATCTGTAATATCAAGAGTAGAACCAGCAGCAACAGTTGTAATTATTGGCATAACAATTCCCTTACTTGCCTCTGCAATTTCTGCTGATGTACCTGAAATAGCTTCAATAACAGCAAGGTTCATAAATGCATTAGTTGCAGTTACTTCACCTTTCTTACCTGAATACTTTCTGTATACAAGATTTCCATCCTTATCTGTAATATCTGTAGAATCAGCAGTAATATCAATATTAGCGTTAGTAAGCTGTGTAAGTGCATAAAGCGGATTACCCTTTGATGTAGCACCATAACCAAACTGAAGTCTGTCAACGATTACATCACCTAATTTAAATGCCATAGTTTGTTTTCCTCCTTAAATTTGTAATAAAAAAGAACGACTATTTAAGTCGTTCATAATTTCTCGAATTTTTATGCTTCTCGCATAAAATTAAATTGTTCTTTATCAATCTTACTTACATCACAAAATCCTGAATATACACCATTCATTAAAGCGTGAGACTGTTCGTATATTTGAAGTCTTTGAACAGCATCATAAAATTGATATATTTTAACTTGTTTTAATTCTTCAAGTTTATATTTGAATCCTGGATGATTAATAAGAGCTGATATGATTGGTAATAGTCTTGAATCATCATCTGAATTCTGTTTTCTATTTGCAAGATTCATTTTATCTTCTTGTATCATCCACTCTCTTGCGGTTTTACCTTTTGCTTTTTCAACTTTTGGATGAATATTAACAATTGTTCTTATATATTCAGCAATTTCCATATATTCATTTTCAGTTAATAAATCTTCTGTTAATTTGTTATAAAGTACAAATTTTCCATCTGATGATTGCATTAATTTATAATCCATAATATTTACATCACGAAATATGATTTTTAATGGAGAAAAATCCTGATTTGGAATTTGAGATAATAAAGAAAACACTTCTATATCAGAAACCTTACACCAGTTTGTTTGTCCTATGTTCCATAGCATGAGTCGAATAGAAGTTGAATTATTAATAAAAGGTGAAATAGAAGCATAGAATTTATCTTCGCCAATTTCAAGAATATCACCTATACTTGGTTGAGAAATTGTAATACCATGAACCTCGTAGTCCATGCCAAAAAACAATTTTAATTTATCAAAATATATTTTATCTTTATCTTTAATAAGTTGTTCTTGTTGATTTCCCTGAATGGTAGCGGTTTGTAATTCATCTAATATATTGGATTTTATAATATCACCGCCTTACACCATAATTCATAATAGATGGTTTTCCACCATAAGGTGTCTGAACTTTACTGTTTAAGTCCGTAAGTTGGAATACAAGAGTACGAACAACGTAATTGTTATCCGTAGTAGATTCACGATTTGATATAATGTGCGTTTGCATCCCAAATACATTTGACCATGCAAATCGTTCTCTTATAATAGAAGCAATAAGATCGTGTCTTGGAATACCTGTTAATTTATCCATCCTATCATTGCCATGAACAAAAATAGTAAAAGTAACCAACGTTTCTTTTAATCCAGGTTGATATCTAACTGTGTCTTGAAAACTTACTTGATAACAAAGATAATTTCGTACTTTTGTCTGAGTGTCTGGAATAAATAAATACGGAAGTATATTTCCATCGCCTGCTGTATCTGAAAAATATCTATCCCATTCTCCAAGAGGCTCGTATTCCTTCTTTTCTTCATTCCATTCCCAATTGATATTACCATCATCATCAAAAAGTTCAGACTCTAACGTTTTTTCATTGAGTGCATAAAGTAAACAAGGATTTGATAATAAAGCCTTTTCTATCTTTTTTTTATATAAAATATTTTCATCATCAGGAGTGTTGTTATATGCACGAAGCTTATTCAACAAATCATTCTTTGTAACTAATTTTTCTGCCATAAAACACCTCCTACTCAGTTAATTCTAACAGCAAAATTTCAGATTCAATCGGCAAATTTTCCTTAACAACTTCACACTTAACAGACAATATTTTGCCGATAACAGAAGTATCGCTAGGAAACTTTACTTTCTTTTGGTTGTACTCTGTACCAGCTCGCCATGTAACTTTATCAGTCCAATCTTCATCGTCAATAGAGCAAGTCCATGTAAAAGTTGCATCAGCATATTCAGTTGTAATATCTTCATTGGAATCATTAAATAGATTTGCTGTGAGATTTTTATAGCTGCCACCAACTTTGATTGTTGAAGTGGATGCTGAAATTCTTGCTGTAATGGAAGATGGGGGAGTGGTTGGAGTAGATGGATCTGTTGGGGCAATTTCTGAATCGAAATAGTTCGCATACATTTCGCCCGTTTCAAGATTAACATAATCCGTATGCTCGTTAAAGAAATTACTATAAATAGTTAATTTTTGTATCCCGAATGGTTGAACATTTTCACATTTTGTCACAGTCCATGCTGACGGGTGATCGGATAATGTGCTAACTAATAGACGCATATTTTTTGAATCCTCTGATGTATACCAGAATTTACTGGTAATATCATTCATTGGTAGCCAAATTTTATCTTGGTTATCAACATGTGTAAATCTTAAATCTGTGTAAGTTCCAATCGTATCATTGTGTTACTTTATTGATTCGTTAATTCAATAAAGATAAAATTATAATTTATGCTGCGGTATATTCGATATATCTGTCATATTTTCGTTGTAAATATAAATCTGCATCTGCATACATCCAATCCAAAAGCTTAATAGCTGATGATCCAGATAAACTAGCAACTTTTGTTATTCCATTATGACATGATGCATCATAAATACCACAATAAATACCAAGTTCTTTTTCTACAATTTCTTTTATCTTTTTACAAAATTGTTCAGTTGAAGTAAATGTTAGTGTAATTCTTTTGTTATTTTCATTTTTGACATATTGATAAAGACTGCCATCTCCATCAAAATAACCACGTAATAGATGTGGATATAATTTTTCGTCAATATTAGGGAATTCAAGTATTAAACTTTTATTTCTTACAATACCTAAATTCTCTAATGATTTGCATATATGTATACTGTACATATTCAATGTACACATATTGTTATAAGAGTAATTATTCTTGTGTCTATTTGATTGGTCTACGATTCTTAAAGGTGTTTCGTTTTCCAATTCTTTATTGATATCTTCAAGCAATGCTCTATCGCTTTCTTGTAATGAAATAAAAGCCGTTCCTTTTGGTGGAAAATTACATCCATCTGCACACATTAAACCAACGATATAAGCTTTATTTGGAGTATCAATACAATCAAAATATTTTTCATTAATATGATATTTTCTTGCTCCATTATTGACACGTTTGATTCCAAATTCATCTAATATACGATAAATCTTATTGTAACTGCAATTCATAATCTTTCCTATTTTAGTAGTTGATAATTTTTCTTCTACATATAATCTAACAATTTCTTCTTTTTGTTCTTTTGTAAAAATTATTTCATTATAATTTGGTATTCCGTTTTTCATTGCTTTATTCCTCCTAAAAATTTGCAATATAAAAAGACGGTAATCTACTTATTAGGAGTAAGTAAAAGTGGTTTGCAACCCACTGTCCCGTCTAATTAACTATTCTCTATTTATAATTTTATTTTCTCTGTATCTCTACAGAAGGTCAGAGCATATCAACACCATATTCTAAAAATAGAACTTAGGTGGTTTCCATTAACCCACTTGGGTACATGCTCGTTGAACGTTCCTCTGTTCGAGGCTTCGCAGCTGATTATTACTTATTAATAGCACTTAGCACATTATGAAAACATAATGCTTTTATTGCAGCATATGCCATCCAATTACTTTTTTCTGTCTTTCGACCACATTCACACTTAGGCATATTTCATCCTTATGTTGTAGTGTAATTGGCATTGTAAACTTCCAGCGTAAGAAAACTTTCGACATATTGTTTCCAATATGAAGCGCATACATTTTACGATGATTGCATTCTTAACACAGACCACATACGTCTTTTAATTCTTTGTGTCCCACTTTTTTCCACCCACATCAATTCATAATTTGCAGGCAATACGAGATATTTTGGAAACTGATTCGCTGGCTCATTTCTACAAATTAACCATTTATGATATACCCCTCTATCGTCAGGAATATCGCACCAGAGTCCAATTGGAAATTCACTATTATACTTTGAATGAATTTTCTCATAATAATAAAGGTCATCATCTTCATTGAATCTTACAGGCTGACTTGGACGAAACATAAGATAGTATTCCACTTGATCTTTATCCATTGACTGATAAGATTTGATAATAAACTTTGCATCAATTTTTGTCTTATTAGTATTTTCATAAGTCATACCTTCAGCAAGAGAACGTGTAATTCCATGTTCATCTGTGAAAAAATCATCATGAAAATGATCATAGATATAACAAGTCTTGGAAGTGATACTGTTATCCCAAGTTTCTTCCATCAAAAAATCAGATTCTTCTTTATAAATCTGACCTAAAGTTTTCGCATTATTTGTTTTGGCGTTAGCGATTCGCCGTGCTGTCTGTAAGCTTGGCATCACCAACACCTCCTTCAAACATCTGCTTAATATAATTGTGACTATCTAAAATAGCCCTACGAAATGTCATGTAATCAAACTCATCAGATGTAACTTCGTCATAAGCAGCTTGCAAAGTAGCCATTAATGTGACCATAATTCCATTGTTATTAAATAGAGTTTTTGTTCCACTAAATTTAAACATGACATTCTGAAAAAATATAAGAAAAGCTTCATCATTCTCAAATATTTTTTCTTCTATTCGATTATCCTTATAAAGTAATAACTTATGGACATCGTTGTGCATCGCATGTGCAGCTTCTTTAATTTGTCTTTTAGTGAACGAACCATATATATATTTCATAGTTATTCACCTCGCACATATGAGTTATTAATATATCCATGACTTGCAAGTTTTCTACTAAATTCATGCTGTAGTGTATCCAATCTACTTTGCATATCTTTATATGGATTCTGCATGTTTTTTTCTTCTTTTGTTCCTAAAGCTCTAGCAGTAAATTTTGCAGAGTCAACCTGTGGTGTTAACCATTCTATTGTCATTCCAAGAGTGAACAATCCTATAACATATTCCTTATCTGCAAAATCGCTAACAGGATATTGCATCTCAAATTCAATCTGTTCCATTCCGTCATCCATATTAAATGAAGCGAATTTCCTAATAACTCGTTCATCACCTGCAACCATGTGTAAGCGTTCAGTCCATGTTTCATTAAGATCGTTTTCGTCAAGAGAAAGTTCTTTCATATCTGAAATACGTCCTCTTGTTCGTGAAAAAATTGTTTCATATGGAAGCGTCATTGTGAGCCTCCTTTACTACATATTCAATTTTAAAAGTAACTCTGTTCCAAAAATAGAATCAAGCGTCTGAATTCTCTTAACAGAATCAAGTGTTCCGTCATCAACCATACTTGTTGCAATAGTTTTTAATGCTTCCTGTGCTCCAATTGGAAGAGAATAGATTGCTTTTTCCATTTGCGAAGGAGTCATCTTTAAAATATCTCTTAAATCATTTGTCGAGTGAAGAGTAGAATATAAATCATCAAGTTCTGGATGTAATGCGATAAAATCTGCATCCTGTACAACAAAACGAGGTTTAAACATCATCTTGTCACCCTTCCTTGCTGCATAATCCAAATCTCTAAATTCAATTTCCTGAACGTCATCAATATCTGCAAATGTATATAAAGTATCTGATTTAAGTCCAACATAAAATAATTCTCCTGCGGTAAGAGACACACATGGAATCATTTCTGTTGGCTCAAACTTCTTTTTTTCTGATTTCTTTTCAGCCACATCAGTATTAGTATTTTCTATTGCTTTTGTGGTGGTTTTTTTTGTATATGCCATTTATTTTTCCTTTCTATCCAATATAAAAAAGAGTGGCTAGATAAACTAACCACTCAACCTTATTTACTATTCAAGAGTCCACTGACCAAAGTACTGTGGTAATACTACCTCAACACCCATTTCTCTCTGAACTTCATATTTCTGGAAGTCATCAGCGTGTTCACCCTTCTGAGTACCAGACTCATAAATCTGAGTTTCACCCTTATCTGTAAACCACACAAACTGTTCCTGATTCTTTGCAAAGATAAGAAGTCTCTTATCGTCAATAAGTCTCTTTGTTACATCATTGAAAGCAAATCTCTGAGGAATCTCAATAAGTTCTGTTCCTTCGTATGTACCGAGGCGACCAGTCTTTGCAACATCCTCTTTCTGAGACAAACTTCTCCAATCAACTTCTGTAAGACCATTAAGTTTCTTCAATGCAGTCTTTGTACCCATAATAACAACTTCTGCACTATTAGCAGTTCCAACATCCTCAAGAAGTGTATCAAACTTGTCCTTAGTAGAAGCAGATAAAGCACCTGTTTTTACAAACTGAGAGTTGTTAGGTAACTTAGTTGCAGCACCATAAATTCCTGTATAGCAAAGTTCCTGAACTTTATATACAAACGCTTCTGCAATCTTATCTGTCAACTCAGTAAAATCAATACGTCTAAGTAAAATAAGATCAATATCCTTACCAATCTTTACACCATACTTCTTAGTATGAATCTTGTGTGCTGTACCTTCATTTAAGTACTGTAAAGTCAGATCATGGTGGTCACCACTAATTTCAGCAACAGCAAGCATAACCTTTTCTCTTGACCAAAACTCTTCCTCGTCGCCAAGTTTAACATTTCTCATATCTACAAAATCATTAAACCACTCAGATTCCTTGAATGCTGTATCTACCTTAAAATCAATATCAGACTCAAGTAACTCATATACTTCTGTGTGATGAAGCTCTAAGGCTCTTTCACGTCTCTTATTGGATCTAAGATCCTCTTCAGTAAGGTCGCATACCTCCATAATAATTTTACGGATTGCCTTATTTGCTTCATGTTTAGAAACCTTTCTCTGGTTTCCGTCATCATCGTACTCATAAATATCAATTCCGTGATTTAAGTTATATGTAAGCTTCTTAAAATTTTCATACTTATCAGCATCTTCAAAAACTTTTCTTAAATGTTCTGTACTAAATCTCATCATTATTCTATATCCTCCTTTCTATTACGCACCAATTTTTAATTTTCCACTAGAAATCGTTGTGATTTCAGCTCCAACTGTAGGTGAGCCATCAAAGTTGTCCTCTGTAAGCCAATAACGATCCTGTGAATGAAGCATGTATCCACGAACTGCACCGTCTGCTGGATCGTTATAGAAATTAGAAGCAAGTGCGAGTGAACGAGGACTCTCGACATTGTTGAGTGGTTTCTGATAGATAACACCAACTCCCTTTGGATCTCTAATTACAACAAGGTATCTTCCTGACGCATCCTTCATTGCGATATAAGCATCAATTTCAGTTGCAGCTTCCATCTCCCAATTATCAAGAGAAGTCATCTTACCTGGTTTAAAATGATATCCGTTAGGTGTATCTTCTGTGATCTTTACGGATAAAATGTGCTCACCATAATCCTGAGCAAGTAAATTACCAATTTCCATCTGTGGAAATTTTGTAGCAGCATATTTAATAGCCATTATGTTTTCCTCCTTAAATTTTTGTTTTTTGCAATAAAAAAGAACGCATAAAGCGTTCTGTGCGAAATAAAGTTATATTCAGTTTTTAATCAAATAAGTTGCCGTAGTTTTTCTTAGGCTTTGATTTCTTATTCATATTTGTAAGTATCTTAACTGAATTTGTGTTTTTCTTTGTGTCAACAGAAGAGAAGTTCGCATGTGCAGACATATAATCTGAATGCATAACCTTTACCTTTGTTTCAAAGTCTTCTACAGAATAATTATCCATAGTCTTTACTAATTCGGCAAAATCAGCATTCACATAATTTCCATCTGAATCTTTCTCTGTAAGAACAGAATAGTTATCAGCATTGATAATAGCTTCTTTCTGTGCATGAAGTTCATTCTTTTCTGCTGTCTCTTTGAACTCCTTGAGGGCGGCATAATTAGAACGCATGGATTCAAGTTCAGCTTTCTCACTTGCTGTCAAAAGCTCACGGAACAATTCTATACGTTCACCATCAAATGAAACATTATCTCCATCTTTTGTATAGTTCTGGCGGTAAATTTTGTCAGTACACCAACCCTCGTATACAAAATAAGAATCAAATACATTTGAGATATAGTAATAATCATTGTCCGACTCTTCATATGGTGCTAACAGATTATAGAGTGCATATCTTGTATCTTCATGAGAAATCTCATATGTACGAACAATCTTTTCAAAAGTCTGACTTCCACCTTCATCGTCATCTGGATCAGAAGCTCCTTCGCCATCATTGGAAGGCTCACCAGATTTTCCGTTATCTGAATTGTCTCCGTCTGAATTGTCATTATCGAACATCTCAGCGAATTTTGCTTCAAGTTCCTCATCTGACATTTCTGTGTAGTCGAATGTTACATCTTCAGCAGTCTTACCATATTTGGCAAGTAACTCTTCAAATTTTGTCATTTTGTTATTTGTTCCTCCTTCCTCTGATTGTGTTTGAACAGGAGTCTGTTCTTTATTGAAATTAGAAAGTGTCTTGTTAAGATTTTCTAAGAGTTCAATCATTTTTTCATCTTTGTCAAATTTTACCGAATTGTTATTTACACTAAAATCTGCAATATCGGCACGAGAACCTTCCATACCTTCCTGAATTTCTGTGCCATCATCATGGCTTCCTAACAAAGTCGAAGCGTTTACATAGAAATCATTTAATTCAAGATACTTCTCCTTGGCGTTGTAAGAAAGTTCATCAATAAAAAGCTCGCAACTATTTTTTGAACCTTGTTTTGCACGAATAATTTCACAAGCCTTTGTATATTCTTCGCTGATATAAGCATATGCACATACATAATCTTTATCTAAATTATCATCATGTTCCCAAAATGCAGGTTCAGATGAGAAAGAACCAACTTGAGATTCAATATATCTAAGTTCTTCGTTACCTTTATCATCCTTAACGATTTCCATCTCATGTCCTTCAAAATCCCAAGTTCCGTCTGTAAGCTGATGGATTGCAGCCAACACAGGTCTGTCAGCAATCGTATTCATTGCTTTCTCAGCAGCATCTTTTGATACATAACTCTTATTTCTGTTAAGTCCTGTATGAAAAATTCTGAATTTTAGACGCATCATTCCACGATGATTTTCGTCTACGGTATCATCTACCTCGAAAGTAGTAGGTACTTTTAAAGCCAACTGATAGCCAGTATCTTTAGAACTGAATTTTGCAAATTTTTGTTCTTGGCAAAATTTTAGTAAATCATCTTCAGTTAAAATTTTCTTTTTAATAACCTTTGGCATCTACTTAGTCTTTTCCTCCTTTCTGACATAATAAAAGTCGCCCAAGGAAGACGACTAAAATGTAAGCATATTTGTATACTTTAATTTATTTATATCTATATTTTCTGAAAACCGAAGAGTATCAGTATTCAAAAATACATAAATACCATTAGAATTTTGCACCTGTTGATATCCTAATTGGGATAGGAGAGTAGCAGTAGGTGCATCTTGTGTCTGTATAAATTTTTGATTCATTCCACCAACTCCTATTTATCATTTAAATTCTCGTCTCTTGTGCGAAGTCCAGCATCTGTAAGTTCCGAATCATCCTTCTCTTGACCACCGCCTTTATCATTACCTGTCTGAGTATAAGTGCTAGATAGTGGCTTGAATTTTGAACTAAGCTGCAAACAGTCTTCTTCCAAAAAGTTCATAGATAACGTATCTTTTTCAGACACACCATTTAGTGTGTTATAAAGAATTTTGTTTGGCAATCCATTGGTACATGATTCCAAGATTGATTTTCTAAAGTCATCTTTCTGATAAATAGAGACATCAAAGAATTTAACTTTACAAGGTTCAGATATCCAACTAGATAAAAGTCGATTTACAATCGCTTGAATCTGTGGAATAAGAGTTGAAATAGAAAATGTAGAATCTGCAAGTACGCCATATTTAAAAGCAGTAGAGTTAGAAACGGAGTTTAGGTTTAATATCTGAGCACCACCAGCGGTATTTAGAATTTCTTTCGTTGCTTTTTCAACTTTTGTAACATCACCTGTCGCATCATCTGGGAAACTTATCTCATGTAATTCACCAGGAACAATAGCAGCGGAGATATAAGGCGGCAATGCTTCTTCAAGCATACGATTGAAATACTGAATCATTATATCTGGATTCACAGTCCAATCATCTACATCTTTACCCATAGTTTTCATTTCAAGCCACACTAATTTATAAATATTAGCTGCCTGTTGAACCGCCTGATAATCAGAGGCATCCATGAGGTCAATCAATGATAAAAATATAGGTGTAAGCACGGGAACGATGGTCTCCCAGTCTTCAGACCTAAATTTAATACATACATTATATTCTTCTGGGATTAACTGATATTTTTCATTTGTACTCTGATATGTGTTCCACATACTATTGAATGGTTCTCCCCAATATTCAAGAAGCTCCTGATGGCTACGGAAATAACTCATGTCCATAGCTCCTGCAAATGAACCATCAGGAAACATACCTGCTATTTTCATATAATCAGAATCTAATGGAAGAACAAACATTCCTTGTCCCTCTGTATAATAAGCACATCCATAAAATACATCTTCTCTTAAAGTAATAGATGCAGCTTTACGAAACTCATAATTTAATCCTAGAGTGTCAACTATATCAACTGTTTCTTGATATTTTTGTAATGTGGATTGCACATCATTTTCACCTGAGATTATAAATGGGGGAACTATATTACGAATTGTAAGATCAATCTGATTTGCATAATATTTACAAAGACGATAATAGATTTCTGAACGATAATAAAGATAACGAGATAAACTTCGTAGATTCTTTTCATTAGAAGAGATATTCTTTATGTATGATTTTACATCTTCCTTGGAGTAGTTACTGATTGATGTATATCTGGATGATTTCTGAATATCTCGAAGACTTGTAATAGCACTTGTTGCATCCTCATAACGTTCAAGTCTACTTTTATTTTTCTCATACCACTCACGCATTTCATTTGCGGTTGGCTGTTTTTGAGTAGAAGAAATAGTTTTCTTCTGTGAATTATTTACTTTAGCAGGTGCATTAGAATTTGCATCTACTTTCTTAGGTCTAGGCATATTTAATAATGCACCTCCTTAATTATATTTTGCTTTACGGATTGTAAGCTTATTTATAAAACTTGTGGCATCTTCCATTGGACGTTTTCTATTTGTAATAGCTTTTCTACGTTCACACATGAGGGCGTAAGAAGCCATACACGCCGTATACGCACGATCATCGTGGAGCTTATTGGCTTTTTCAGGCGTAAGTTCAAATGAATCTTTTCCAGAATCTCTTTTCTTACGAACCATATTAACAAGTTCTTCTTTTAAAGCATCAATGTTAGCAAGTGCAATTTCATCTTGCCAATCAAGCTTTATAGTCTTTGTATTAACTGATTCAATTTTCTCTAATTCTTCATTAAGCTTAGTTTCAAATTCTTTCTCATTAACTTTTTGCTTCCTGAGTTCGGTAGAAATTCTTTCTTTCTCTTTAGCCAGCTTCTTTTCATCAACATCGAAAACAGTGAGATAACCTTTGTGATCATATTGTGCGGTAAAGCTGATTTTATCTTGATTCATTAATTCAATCATTGCTTCATACATTTCAGATTTATAACCAGCAGGAGACATAAGATGTACTTTGTCTACTGCATTAGGAAATTTCTTAACATAATCAGCAGAGTATTCTTTATCAATTAATCCTCTGTGAACAATACCAGCAGAATCCGTCCAATCTGGCATCAAATAATCTGCTATATTAACCCCTGATCCGCCGCTACCTGCATCAATGTATATACCAACAATGTTCCCATATGCGTCAGCTCCACCATTGTAATCAAGAATTACTTTTTTTAAATATTCAATCTGATCTGGTGTCTGCATAGGAGATTTTATTTTTTTACCAACATCAACAAGATTAATACAATTTACCAATCTCATTCTTGTATCAATGCTTCCATCAACTTGTTCATATTCATAAATTTCTCCAACAAGAATTACTGAATTATCACGACTTCTGGCTGGATCATATGTAATGACGAACTTTTTATCACCTGTATCATTGTATAAAAGCGGTTTCCTTGTTTCTTCATTTCGTGTGATAACACCTCTACGAATAATTGCATCCGTACCAGCATCAGTAGTAAAAATACAATAATATTCACGCCTTGCTTTTTCGGGATTTGTTCTCATTTCAGATTCAACAGTATTTCGAGATAGAAGAGGAGTAACTAATTCACCTCTAAGAGTTGGTTTAAACGCTTGTTCACAATCTATATGTAAAACACAATAATCTGGATTTCCCATGATTTGTTGCTTAGAGAAGTCACGATATAATCTCCAAAACTGAGTATCAGTTGAAGATGCTGAACTGATGTAATATTTTTGATATGATAAATCTCGTGGCAAACATCTTTGACGAATTGGATCTATTGAATTACCATCTACATCTTTACCAGTTTTTAAACTTTTATTTACAACGGCAAATGCACCATATACATTCATCATTTCATCAGATAAGAAACCACTTTCATCAAAAATTACTGTGCCTCGCATACCTCTCTTGGCATCTATATTTCCGTTCAATGTCCTAGTCATAGATCCGTTATAACATGAATAGGAAAACCCATTGGACGAGTGTGAAAATCCGTCACCTGCTGCATTTTTGATTTCTATCTCATTCTTGAATAAAGAACCAGTTGAACCATAAAATGTATCAATATTATCATTGGCGAGTCGTTCCAAAGTAGTGAAAGTTTGTTCAGCCTGACCACCTGTACCGCTTGCAATATATGTCCATACATTACAAAAACACATATCTTTAGACATAATCTCAAGGTCAATAACTGTACTTTTACCATATCCACGAGTACATACTGCAAGTACATTTGGGCAAACCCAACTTCTTTGTACAAGAAGTGCTTGCCCATCTAAAAGCTCTATATTGAAAAAGAGATCTATAGCTTTTACTGGGTTGCATTGCAGATATTTTTGGATTTCAGCGATTTGAATATAAGATTCAATTTTACGAGAAGAAATAGAGTAACCATGTGGTTTTACATATATTCCGTATTGATTATAAAAATCCTTATCATAATCAAGAATTTCATTCTGATAGTAATTCATAATCATTTGTTTATTCTGATTCATTTTCAACAACCTCCTTTGATTCTTCATCAGGAGATTCTTTCTCTTCGTCAAATTCCGCAAAAACAGAATAAACATCTTTTAAATCTTTTAACTGTTCTTCGTTTAGTAAATTATTTTCTTTTAATGTATCCCTCAAATCAAGATTTTCTCTCAATAAGATTCTATTAATTTCTTGATAAGCATCCTTTTCTTTACGAAGACTAGTATTTACAACACGCATTTCAGAAACCATATCTGACCATTCAGATTCGTCAAGTGCCAATTGCTTCATAATAGAAGCATCGCTAATTTCCTGAACTTGTTGCATACCTCTACAAGTATCAATGTCAAAACCATTGACTTCACCACTTCGTAGGTTAAGACTCTTAATTTTTTTGATTTTACCAGTCCAAGTATTTTCACCTTTTTTAGCATTTTTATTGTGCTTTAATGAAATACAACTGTCTTGAGCAAGACTTGTAATGACAGAAGTTATTTTACCTTTGCTCTCCTGTAGAGATTTAATTGTTGCAGAATTGCGTTCAATATTAGAAATGTCGCACATCAACTTCGATATGGTATCATCAATCTTAGATTGCTGTAAAAATCCACGAACAATAGAGATAGCAGAAGAAGTACGCATCATATCTTCATTTGCGTCTTCACTAGAATCTAACAATCCTAATAGCTGTGAATATAAGAATGGTTGGTCTGCTATATCTTCTTTTTCAAAAGGATCATAACTGAGTAATCGAATTACATCATTTTTGTTTTTTAAAAAACTATCATATGTATCCAACCCTGCATGTGATTCAATAAGTTCTTCCTCAGTTGTAAGTTCTTTTACTGATTCATTTTCAGCTTTATCCTTAACAAAATGGTCTGAATCAAAGTATGTTAGTCCTATATAATTTGGCATAGCAATTTGACGTGCATACGCTGTCCATACATTAGATTTAACTTTTCCAGAAGCAAGATTCTCAACTTCCTGGATACTTGAGTCCCATACCTTTTCGAGGAAAGGTTTTCCCAAATATCTAAGGGCAAGTTGCACTGATTCCCTCGTAGGCTCTTGATCAACACCATTTGTAGTTCTTAACGCTATCTTTCTCGCACAATCTTTACAAATTGGAGTAAGACCACTTTTACTCATAGGATCTGTACTTACATAAAATTTATCTTTAGCTTTATGAGTGTCACACATATAGCACCAAGCTCCCTCTTTAAGTGACTTGATTTTCTCTTCCTGTGTTTCAACTTTTTTCTTTAATTGTGCAGCCGTTAATTTTGTGGGCTGTGTCTCTTTTGTCGTAGCCAAACTAACGACCACCTCCTTTTATTCCAACATAAAAAGAAGCCACTTCATACGAAATGACTCCTCATAATTTCCAATATTAAATTTCCAATGAAAGTGCAATTCACTTAGTACGCCGTGTGAGAGAATCGAACTCCCATATCCTTTCGGAATGCTGGTTTTCAAGACCAGTGCTGTACCAGTTGAGCCAACACGACATGAGCGTAGTATATAGGACTTGAACCTATGCACCGAATAAACGATGACCTCTGATTAGCAATCAGGTGCAATACCAACTCTGCCAATACTACATAATAAAAGAGCCACCTCATGAAGTGACTCTCTGTTACCATACAAAAAATGTATAGCCTCGCTGTCCATTTAAGTATCAGCTACGTAATGATCTGTAGGAGATTCGGACTCCTGTTGCCGCCGTGAAAGGGCGATGTCCTAGACCGCTAGACGAACAGATCTTGTGGGTGAAAGAGTACCACCCATTAATATTACGGTTCAGATGGATCAGTATTATCTATCTTAATCTCATCCACGGTTATTCCAACATTGTATGTCACATCTGCAATTACACGAATGTTCTCAAATCCAATAGTTTTATCTAATTCTGCGATTGTATTCTGTAATTCATTTACATCTTCGGTAGAATATTCAATAAATGTAACCGTAGAACCTGTAGTAGAAGTAGTTCCGTATATTTCCCAAAGATTCTTTAGCTTTACCTGTGTATTTTTAATTAAAATTTTATACGTCATATGCTATTTCCTTTCTACAAAATAGATTTTATTATTTCAGTACAGATAGTGAGACTTGAATTCACATGGTATTACTATCAGGGATTTTAAGTCCTCTGCGTAGGACGAGAGAGAGTGGTGAACTCTCAGAGATAAGACCAGTATGCATCCTAGTACAAATCCTTTAACATCAGGTTTCTCGCATAATTTATCAGCATAAAGCACTAACTAGCTGATATTGGACTGTACACATCCAGTTATTATTCAGGTACAAACTAAGTACCCTAAGACACACTAGGTGTCCATGCTTTCTGATTATTCTCCACATATTTTCAGTCTTCGGAGCAAAGACCAATTGATAAGATTTAATGACTCTTATCCGTCAATTAAGGGTTCTCATTAATGCAGAGAAGCACGAACATCTTCTCATTTCTAAGGCTGAGAGCCACCGATAATCCTAGATGTTTATAGAATTAAGAAAACTAGGATTGAGTCGTACTCAACCCATACAAAAGAATTTCTTTTTAAGATACTTTTATTTTCTCTGTTTGGTAGGTTTTTGCTAGTAGAGAAACACCAATGGATTATAAAGCACCACATAACTCTTGCTTGTGCACTAAGCTGTAACAGGATACCTCACCTGCAATGTTCTACATTGACTTAATACATATTCTAACCGTGTATTTCGGCTCAAACCGCCATGAGTAGTGGCGATAGTATTATTGTTTGTCTTGTGCCTATACCAAGCAACACTTTAAAGTTCAGCAATTTATTAATCGGATAGCTGTAATAGCCGATACTCACTGTTTGATTTAATATTTTATTTGTTTACTAACACAAGACCTCTTGATATATTATTCTATATATTTTGGAATATTTTGACAGAAAATGTCATATGATTTATAATGTAGAGGACAAGCGGTTATTCAAACATCTTTGTTTGGCTAGATAGAGATGGTTAGGTGGTTGAGTCACGTCAGAGCAGTGATGTTCTGTTATATAAATATCCTCGTGACATCATGTAGGAAATACTTACAAAGGAGGATAATACGTGACATTTTTTGGTTTACTAATTTTTACATTAGTAACTGGTATAGTAAGCGGAATTTGCTCTACATACCTAGTTAGAGTTCTTGATAAACACAAAAATGACCGCCACTCGCCAAAGCACGGTCATTAATGTGTTGAATATTATATTTATTTAGCCATTGTTGATTATATTGGCTCAACCGTCTAACGGATAATTGCTTGTTTCTTTTGTTTTTGTATTGTAACACATATAATTAGCTGATGCAAGTAAAAATATAATGAGGTAAAACTATGGAATCATTTATAGAAATATTAAAAATAATTCTTCCTGCACTTATAACAGGTATATTTACCTTTATTGTAACCAAATATAATTATAATAAGAATGTTCCATTAGATAATATGAAAATTGCATATAATCGAATTTATTATCCTCTGTATAAAATTATAAACAATAATAAGGAATATAACGAAAATACTATAGATGATGTTATAAATCATATATCAACTTATATGAATGATTATAATATCAAATATATTGACAGATCTACTCATAAAACATATATAATATTAAAAGACAATCATAATAAATATAACTACAATAATTTCAAAAATAACATATATGATAGAAATTCATATCTGCGCAGAAGATTAGGATATCTTGAACCTAATTTTATACAAAGTGTTATGTATTTATCTAAAGACGATAAGTTCATATTTTTCTGTGGGGTAGATGGGCTAATTATTTATATGTCATTTATAATTGCAGCTTTATTTAATAATGAAGGTGTGGTCTACAAATATGCATTTGTATGTGGAGAAGTATTCTTGGTTATTTTTCTTATTAAAATTATAATTAAAGGGATAGGTATTCTAGGGGTTAAAATTATTAAATTTGGTTGTTATGTGAAGAAGTGTTGGAATAAGAAGAAGTAATAGATGAAGGTTTCATCGGCATCCTCTATAAACCTTCTTTTTCAGCTTCTTTCTGTAATTCTTGCTGTTTGAACTTTAGAATTTTTAATTTTTCCCTTAAATCAGCTTTAGAAGCAGGGCGTACATAGCTTTGTGAAGTTACTGAAGTTGATTTGTGGTTCGCCCATTGTGAGGCGAGATTTAAATCACCAGTATCTTCATATATTTTGTTGATCGCTGTCTTCTTCATGCAATGACAATGAAAGTCCTCCAAGCCAATAATTCTACCAATTTTTCTCATTCTGTCATGAATCATTCCTTGTGTCCAAGGTATCCATTCATCTTTGTATTTATGAATAAATAAAGCATCACATTCAAGATGATCATAACCATTTGTTCTCATGGCTAACCATGTTTCAAGCATATCCTTACATGTACTGTCAAACGAAACTTCCACACGGTATCCTTCCTTCTCACGTATTGACTCAAATACCATATTATCTAAGTCAAGAGAGGATACAGTAAGTTTCTCTAATGCACCAATTCTATTAGCGGAGAAGAGTGCGATTTCAAATAATAACTGGTCTTGTATTGTCCATTTATTATTCTCTGTCTTATATAAATCTGTCCTAATAGCTGCAATCTGTTCATCATTTAAGAAGTAATGATTAAGAATCTGTTCCTCATTGGCTTTCTTCATTCTGTCAAGTTTACCATCAAAAGGATGATATTTAACAAATCCACGTTTCATAGACCAAATATAAAATGAACTTACGGCAGAAATCTTCATATTGATTATCTTCTTATGGTTCATCAATGTTTCCTGACAGAAAAGCATATATGCTTCCATAATATCAACTGCATTTTCCATAAATTCATCAGAATATAAATCTAATTCACCATAATTTTCTCCTAACCACATAAGGAAATGTCGAAACAATCCTTTATATCTCTTATATGTAGTATCTTTTACATCACGGTTTTTGATAATATTAGACTGTAGATATTTTTCATATTTCTTCCAGTTCTCTTCATAAATAAACTTCTCTTTGTCAGGAGTGAAATATTTCACCCTTGTTATTTTCTCTTTTGACAATATTTCAGCCTCCTTTTCTATAATATAAAAAAGAAGCAGAATAGTGGTAAACTAAGCTACTTCTTGTAAAATCTCATTTATTTTAATTATTTTAGTGGGCAGGGAAAGATTTGGACTTTCGAAGGCTTTCGCCAACAAATTTACAGTTTGCCTACTTTAACCACTTGTATACCTACCCATAACAAAAAGAGTGTGCAGCCAATAACTACACACTACAAATATTTTTAATTATTAACTAGCCACATATTGCTAATTAACTCCCAAATAAAGCCTTAATACGCAACATATTGCTACTTAAAATCTTAACAAATCATCAAGTTCATAGATTCTCTTAATACTATTGTGAATTGCTTCATACTCAGAAAGTATAGAAGAAACAGTTTCAGTCTATTTTGACATTTCTTCGATATTCTTTTCTAAGTATTTTGATAACTCTTTTTTTAGAAACTTTTTTACCATTAATCTCATAAATTCCATTTCCTTCAAAAACAGCAACAATTCTCACAGTCTTCATCACAGTCTTGATCGTCTTCACATTCAATTTCATCTATGTACACTTCGAATACATTATCCTCACCGTGAATATGTGACATTATCTTTGAATTACAATTTTCAAGAACATAAATAGCTTCAGCATAAATATCTTTATATCTATTATTATCTTTAGCAGGTTCACAACCAATCTCATTAACAAATAATGTGATGATATATTCGTCTGCATAACCAATAACATTAGAATCACCGAGTTCCTTAATACTTGAAATCTCATATCCTCTTTCAGAAATAAGATTTTCAATCAATGTCTTTGCTTCATAATACTTTGCAACAACAACAACATTATTTAAACTATCATACGAAGTTACATTATGATACATGGAATTAACCATATCAGCTAACTCATAGATATTTTTTACAACTATTGTATTTATTTTAATCACACCCTTTCAGAATTAAACATTCTTTACAGCATCCTTTAATGCCTTACCTGCTTTAAACTTAGGTGCTTTCGAAGCTTCTATGTGAAGTGACTCACCTGTAAGTGGATTTCTACCTTCTCTCGCAGCTCTTTCAACTACTTCAAATGTACCAAAGCCAACTAACTGAACCTTACCGCCTGCTATAAGCTCATCGGTTATTGACTTTATTACACCATCAACAATAGTAGTTAAATCCTTCTTTGATACATTGATATCAATATTTTCCTGTGTCTTTGCAACTAATTCTGTCTTGTTCATAAATAAAAAATCTCCTTTAAATCAATAATATTTTGACACTTTTAACAAAAAATGCCGATTTAATAATAAAAGAGGGTAGCGTCCATATAAGGTACACTCCCTCTGATAGTAGCTTTGTAAGCCAAATTATGCGTAATATTTACATAATTTAAAATTATTCAGAATATTTGCATATATTAACTAAAATTAGTTTTGTTTATTATCTAATTGCAACTGATTCTATATAATATTTATTGCAAATAAGTTCTAATTTAATTTGAGTGTATATTCACATACTTTTCCTTTATTTTTCTCGAATATAATTAATTTTCCAGCGGCATTTGAAGTCTTATTCAAAGAAAGAGAATATGGATCAACCCCAATAATTGATGGAACATTTATAACTTCTGAATTAATACCAATTTCTTCAACTTTTGAATGATGTAGATGTCCTGCGAATAAATACTGAATTGGAACATTATAAATATTAGAGAAATCTTTTAATGCTCGCTCCATATCACGTACTTCACCGTGTATTCCCATAACAGTATTACATGCAAGTTGTCCATAAATATAACCTGTTGGATTTTCGATAAAAGTAAAATTAGGATTATCTGCTAATCTAATTTTAATAAATTCTCTTACAACTTTTCCCATATTATCTTCTGTAAAAGTTCCTTTTGGTTGACCTAACATACGGAGTTCTGTATGATTTCCATCAGTCATTTGGAACTTAATATGAACATGTTTTGTAAGATTATTAAGCCAATTAGTTATAAAATTTGCATACTGAATAGTACCATCGACAACTCCACATCTTAGTTTCATAAGCTGTGATGCTCTGAGACAGCCATCCGAAAAATCACCCATAGAATATACATTAAGAGTATCAATATTTTCTTTATGAATTATTTCAACTGTTTGGTCAAATAAGTCATACATTCTTTCTTCGAATATCTCAGGACTATATGAATTAATAATATTCCCAAACAAATCTTTTAATTCAAATTCTGCACCATAATGTTCATCGCCAAAAACCAGACAATATGCTTTCGTGTTATGAATTGGCTTGATATATTCTGGAATATTTAAAATGGGAAGATTTAAAATTGCCTCACAAATTTTTTCCGCAATAAGTTCATCTCTTGCGTCTTCTCTAAGCCACTTATTATATTCAAGCTTTTCACTATGAAGCTTCTTTCGTTCTTTTTCCAATTCACGTTTTTGAATCTGCAATTCCTTTAAATACTCATTATCAGAATTAAATACACCAGCTTCCTTAAAATCTTTTGCATATTTACAGGCTTTTCTGTAAGCAGATTCATCTCTATATTGAGATTCATCATCACCAAATAATTCTTTATTAACCATTGGTGTTATCTCTCTCCAATTATGATATTTTCCAGAATTTATCAACTGATCTAATCGCCATATATATGTATGATAATTTTCGTTTTCCAATTTTGTAAAATCAGATATAATAATCACCTACTCTCTATTCTTCATTAGATTCAGTAGGCTCATCGAGTTCATTTTCCTCTTTTACCTTCACATTTATTTCAACACAACCACCGTTAAATACCGATAGAAGAGTAGCAAGTTTCTTCTCTTCGCCATCTACGTCAATGGTCATATTATCTGTGTTAATGATACCTGCAATCTTCATAGAAGTCTGCTTAGTTTCCTTAAAAACAAAATTTGCCATAATCCTTTAAATCCTCCATAAAATTAAAAATTCCCACCAGAACGCTTTCTGCCAGGATTGTAATACATTTGTTTACTTTTACTTTGTTTCACTTTGATATACTCACGAATCTTCCTAATATAATTTTCATCATAACTCAAACGAATATGTGATTCCAAATAATAGCATCCACAACGAGTTGGAATTTTATTTGATAATACATTGTCTATGAGCCTATACGATGGATTAAGATTCGAGAGATGAGTATGCTTTTCCGTATCTTCTTGTCTACAGATACGATAGCCATTTTCAGTCTTGTCAATATAAAAACCTTTATATTCAATTCGATTTTTCATAGGCAGAACCTACTTAACATACTTATCTTCGATGTAACGCTTTCCACCACAAGTCTTATAATATCCAATATGTTCGCCTCTGCGATCTACATATCCTCGTCTTGTGTTTCTAATTACACCTTCGGATAATAATTTTTCAATTTCATTTTTTGAAATGTACTTAATAATTTTCACTTCTTTCTTGATTTATTTCCTACAAAGTAGGATAGTAGTTGGAAATGTAGGATTTGAACCCACGACCTCCTGAACCCAAATCAGGCGTTCTAACCAAACTGAACTAATTCCCAAAAATAAAAAATCCCATACCGAAGTATGAGACTCTTACTTAATATGAGCTGAGATATTGACTCAATACACTACCATCTATTGCGGTTGGACACAATTTATCACACTGTCGATTAGACAGTAGGTAGCAACAACACCAGTTTTGACATAACTGGCAAACTCTTACCACAAAGCGTTATAGATTTTCTTTTTACACATTCTTCCTTGCGAGATTCATAGGTTGCAGCCTATTAGAGTTGCATATACTTGTACTTTCTCACATAACACCTTGCGAGTGTTATATGTGTCCATATTACAGGACAATAAGTTGTTTTTCTCTTTGCGGTCATACACACTTTTGCTTGTTATTTTCTATCAGTAAATCAAATGATATTTTTATTATTAAGAAATTTTCTTCATTCACCAAAAGTATGTACTTACAAATGGATGATGAGGTGTACATTTAACCATCCGTACCTTTTGAGTACAGCCCAGTTGTCACCATCCTGCTAGGATTGCGATCTCCTTACTTTTTGATTCTATCCCTGTTTTTCAACTTAAGAGATATTACCAAAATCCTATCAACAGTTATACTTGCGGTATTCCCGTCAATAGTACACAAATCATCCCCACATTTCTGTGTTAATACAGTGCCTATTTCGAGACACCCACCAAATCAATTTGTTTAAGAATCTCATGCAATGCAATTGATTACATAAACTCATAAATAGTCATTATCAGTTGACCTCTGACCTTAGATATGGCGTAGATTTTATGTGTTTTCCGTTAAACTGTATTATACAGTCGCAGCCTTATAATACAATAAGAACCACTTTATACGTGTCGCCACGCTTATTTTAAAATTCAACATCTTCTGATCCGAAACCGACCAGTCCTATAAAATAGGATAACTCCCACAACAGGATTCGAACCTATAACTTACGGATTAACAGTCCGTTGCTCTACCATTGAACTATATGGGAAAAGTATCAGTGATTACACCATTTTTAAATAATATAACCACCGATGTAAGAAAGAGAGGTTAGTTTATGATATATAAACTTATTGATATTATGAAAATGTCCCTATTAGGACGGGATATTAAGAAAAGCTGATTTCATTCTAAATTATTATGTAATTCTCTAACTTTTTTGCGAAAATCATCAGTGAATACTGCTGACATGAAAATAGAATAATTAGAATTAATATTTAATCTTTTAGAAACTGATTGTTCAGATGGTATATACCTTGAAGTTACTTTTAGCCCAGGAAATAATTTTAATTCAACGTAATTATCTTTATCACTAAATTTATCCTTTACCACGTCTCCTAATGCATTTGTTATTTTATAAATATCTGTTAGAGAACAACCAGTTTTTTGGTTTATTTCTTTTATAATTTCATTTTGATTGTAATATTTTTTTTCTTCTTGTATTATTATCACTCCTTCGCTAAAAATAGAAAGTATGATTACAAAGGAGTAGAGTAGTAATCATAAAAATAATAGATAGAAAACTACCCTCTCCTATGTAACTTAAAAATCGCTCCACAGCAGGTTGTATAATTAGCTGTCGATTTGCGAATTTACTTGTTTTTTTGTAATTTTGAACCCAATATCAAATATTTTAATATCAGATCCATTATCATCTAATTGGAAAATTTCATTTTTAGATTGGATAATAGCCTTATTAAAACTATCATTTCCACAAAGATATAAAACCTCTAATAAAAGATTTTTAATTTGAGAATTTTCTTTATCTTCAATAGAAGAAAGTAAACGATATAATGTCGAAAAACCAATTGTTTCAGATTCAATATCTGCAATTAAATCAACTTTAAGTTTATTGGCTTTATCATTTCTTTCTTCTTTTGAATCTGAATCAATAGCAAATATATTTTTTCGTTCATTTATATATTTTTTTAAAATACTATAAATTCGATTTATCTGCTTTTGATTTACATGTGTACTAAAATACTTTGAATTATCTAATATAGATACAAATGGAAGCCAATCCTTTTTATAAGGATTCTTAATTTTAAATCCATTAATAATAGTCTGCAAATAATCCATTGAAGTGTGACATTTACAATAATGTTTCTTGTCGGGATTGTAATATCCTTTTTGTTTAGAGATATGAGAGAAGAAGTGTGGCATACGCTTTTTGCCTCTTACTAATTCGCCTTCTTCATTCTCTTCATATTCACGCACAAACTCATCATATTTTTCACGTAACTTGTCTAACTCCTTACCATTGTTAATAATAAATTCTTTCTTTGCTTTATCAATTTCAATTCCAGACATAACATCTAACTGACATATATCATAATACAATTCCTTAATATCATCATAAGTAGCACCATGATACATCTTATCCCAAAGTAAAGAATTTAATTCTTGTGATAGATTAACAATCTCACCGATTTTATTTACAGATGTTTTAATATCAAGATCTGCCTGTTGTTCAGGTGTATAATATCTTTTAACTTTTGTTGAACTAACAAACGATGTTGGCGTTTTGAATAGATGATAATTTCTTTTAGCTGCACGAATTAGTTTTTCATTATCTGTCAACATTACTGTATCACTATCAAAATCAGCACCCGATAATCTCTGCAATACATTTTCTCCAATAGAATTAATACACACAATCTCATTTGTAAGATTAAGATAACAATCTATCAATTTATTCTCCGTATTATATGGAAGCCAAATGTTTCCAATTGTAACATGAGGTGAACGACTAGCAAGAAGAGTTTTGTTATATTCAAAACGTGTACTATGTATGTTGCCAATTCCAATTTGACTTTTTCCTTCAAACTTACCGATTGATTGTTGTAGCATTTCTATTGGATTGCCAAGAAGAGTAGAGTAATTACCATTTACATAAATATGTCCATTTTTGAGATTCTTGTAATATGAACGAAGTAAGTCAATAAGAAATTCTTGATAGTATTTTGTTTTTGTAAAATTATCATTCACACACATTAAGTTATAAACTACATCATTCTTACTACTCATAGGTTTATCCATAGGTGACATTTCATCAATATCAGGATATTTAATGTAATAACGCACAACTTCTGGTCTATCTCTAAGCATTTGTGCAAAGTCAAGCGATTCCTGCAAAAATTCCCTTACTTCATCTTTTGACATCTGAAGAGTATTGAGTAATTGATAATGAGTCTGTACCAAACGACCACCAAAGAAGTGAGTTTTCTTATCATGCTTTACAACACCAAAATCAGGATATAAGTGGTCAAGCCATTCTTCCCATGTACTAAATTTCAAATATTTAATACTGTTAGGTGTGGTAATTAACTTTACATCTTCAATGCGTGTAGCTCTTGTTTTACCATTGAGCTGAGATACATCTGTTATATTATTATCTTTGAACCATTGTTGGATATTACAGTTGAAACAACAAGACTTGAACATTAGATTTCTAAGCAGAAGCATACCATATTCTGAATAATCACCAAATAATGATATGTCCATAAGAGACTGACCATCCCAAATTGTATTTGTGATTTTACAATTCTTTTCAGTGGTTTTAAGCCATCCGTCTTCATCGTGAGTCTCGATTACATCCTCATTAAATATGCTATCATAGTCATCAATTAAAAGAATATTTTCTGGTTTAATTGAAATTGTATCAATAATACTACTAGATGGAAGAGCAATATATCCCTCATATGCAGCTAAGTCAATTGGAACACCTTGATTGTATTTAAGACTGCCTGAACTAAACTTTAAAATTGGTTCATATAAATCTTCTCTGATAAAAAGGCATTTACCAACTCTTGCAGAACCAGTAGAACGCTTCATACGACAATATTTAACACCATTACAAATAAATCCATCTTTATATAATTCAGTTCTAAGTTCTGCATTTGTTTTTACAGTCTTAGGTTCGCCCTTTTTGTGATACTGAGTTTGAATTTCTTTGACAATAAATTTATCTTTTTTGTCGTAGATGTTTACCTGCTTTTTAACAAATGGTTTTGGTATATCAATCGGATCTTCAATTTTTTCATTCGTCTTAATCCCAACAATTTCACCTTCGCTATTTTTAGCAATTCCATCTTCAAATGTAAGTTCTCTGTAATCATATCCAAGTCTTACAAAAGTGTTTTTGTTCATCTGATTCCATTCTTTAACGGAATATTTAAATGTGAGATTAATTACATTCACAGAATAATCGTGCTTTTTAATTCTAAATGAAAAATCATGTTTTCTAAATTTCCTATAATAAATATCTTTTAATTCTATAAGATCCAAACTGTAATCAAGTGTATTAATAAATTTTCGTAAATTATACTGTCCATCTTTGAGTTTTAAATTATATCCTTCTGGATTTTCCTCAATGTAATGTGCTGATAAATAAATATCCTTTGCATCAATAGATGGTATGTAAATTTCTGTATTATCCAATAGTTATACCTCCATATTTAATCTAAATTCTCCCAAAATTCATTTTCAGAATCATATCCACCATAATCTAAGCTCTCTGCGAATTCATGAGATGATTTTGTAGATGCTTTACAATAACATTGCTCCAATTCAGAACATTCTTCACATCTGAAAATGCTGTTAAATTCACATTCCGAAAGTTCATCTACGATCAATTCTTTCATTCCTTCAACATTATCAAAATTATTATTCATATAAATTTACCTTCACTTATATATTCTCTAAATGAAATTTTTATTTACAATTATTCAAACCACACAGGAACTTTACCTATGTCATATTTCTTGCAAATAAGATACGAACAATATCCTTCTATCAATTCATAATTTCTGTCAATTATAATCTTCCCCAGTTCACCATACTTGATGAATGTATTTTCTTTCTTCCTGAATTTTCTGTAATTGGGTGGAGTAGCAAGAAATTCTTCCCTAATTTTAATCTCATTAATTGGAATCCAATATTCCTTATTTGAACTGTAATCAATATCAAAAAATATTCTCAGTCTATCAATAATTCTCATCTTTATAATCCTCCTCGTCCATTGTTTCGACACGATATCCCAACCAATCTATAAGATAATCAGTACATGGAATACAGTCTCTATGTATATATTGTCCTTCTGAATTTCTCAGATAATCTTGCCCACTTAAAATACCCCCACCACAATAGCAGCATAAGTAATTATATTTCTGATGAAAGTTTGGACATCTTGTAAGACAAGGATTATTGCCACAAATGTTGCACATACAAATAACCTCTCTTTTTAATTTTTTATACACTCATAGGAATATCCATCGTTGCTTGTATAGTAAATATGTTTTATTCCTAAATCTTTTATAGCTGCCATACAACTTGGACATGGACGACACATGCCAAACTCTTTATCAAATCTTGTTCTAAAAATATATAATTTTACTTTTTGGAAATTTATATCCAGATGACGGATAGAATTAAGACAATTGATTTCAGCATGTAAAGTCGGTTTAATACCATTCTTATTCCATGAATTTCTATATCTGTTATAATATTTTTGAATAGGATGCGTTTTAATTGTATTACAACCAATTCCTATTACATTTCCTTGGTAAACGGCTATGCACCCTATATGTGTTTTTTTATAATCCGAGATGGTAGCAGCCATTTTAGCTTTTTTAAAATATCTATAATCTGATTTACTTAACATTTCTCTCTAACTCAAACATAGCAGTTCCTCTATCAATACAATCAAGTTCATACTTATATCTGTCTACATATCTCTGAACAATTTCTCTTTCTATAAGCATTTCAATATATTTCACTAAATCATTCTTGATTGTTTTTATCTCAGAAGAAAACTCTATTTCAATCTGATCATCCATAAGATCTAAATGGTCAATATCTGTCTGTTTAATGTAGAAAGTGGCTAAATAAGATTCTTTCTCTTTATTCCATTTTGCTAAAGCAACCACTGTGTAATTATTATGTAAGTCTACGCTAATACCAACATTAGCAATAATTTCATATCTAAGCATTATCTGCTTCCTCCTTTAAATTCTGTCTTTCTTCACAAGCTCTAAGCTTTTTGTTATAATCTCTAGTTGTACATTCTCTCTTTTTTGTCTCGTCAAACTTAAAATCTGTGGCTATACGACTGGCAATATTAACTCCACAGCCACCGAAATCCGATTCGACTAGCTTGGGATAGCATACAAGCTTATTCTTTCTCTTAAGTTCCATTGTTCTTCTTGCTACATGATTTTCTGTTTCCTTTGTCATAAATATTTGTTCTCCTTGTTAAATAAAATTTTTTGTTCATATCATCGCTCCTTTATAGTGTGATACGGTTTATGTGTTACTTTTATATATTCCCTTATTTAAAAGGGTTTTATTTAAAAATTAAAATATGAGGGTTTGTTTTAAAATGTTATCCTTTATTTCCATTTTTAATTTCTCCAAAAGAGTCAACATGATATATTTCCAACATTTTAGTAATAGCCCACTCAATTTCTTGCTCATAGCCTTCTTTGTTAAGTACATATATATTTGGTACATTTTGTGGTGGTTTCTTTGGATCAAGTTGAACGCTGCCGACTTCTTTCTTAACGAGAAGCGGTTCTTTGTCGCCAATAGAAGATGTGAGATATCGAATACATTGATTAATGGTATCTTTTGACATAGAAAGTTCTTTTGACATAGATTCTATACTTCGCCAAAAAGCTTCTGGTTTAGTTTCAGGATTATACATAGTCTCTTCATTATCTTTATTTTTTGGACGAACAAATATATAAGAATTAATGTAAAGAAACGCCATTAATATATTCTCTTTATTAATACTCGATTCATTCATCATAATAAAATCAAGTTGAGAAGATGTGATTTTTGAGAACTTATCAACTGCATCAAAATTTTTAGGAATAATTTTAATCTCAATACCAGTATCATAAGTTATAGAATCAAGATCTTGTTGAACTTCAATCATTTTGTTATTAATCATATATTCTAGTACATCAAGAATTTCTTGAACTGCTTTCGGTCTACATTTGTATGTCTTGTATCCGTAGAAATTTAGAACCTTTCTAAGAGTAATCCAACTATAGTCTTCATAAGACCTGTATTTATCAATAAGAATATAAGTGATATAGAATTTTCGGCTAACTCCATACTTAGTTCTAATATTTCCTTGAATGTAGTCACTTGGGAAACGAGTAAAGTATTCTGTTTTCTGTTGCAATGAAAAATTCCTCCTTGTATGTGATATTTATTTATTCTCCGTTTGAGATTAAGTGGAAGATGAATTTACGAGCGTTCAGTAAAGTAGGTCTGAACCCCTACTTGTTTGTTTTATTTTTGAAA